ATAATGACAAAACAATTGGAGTAATTGTATATAAAAAGACAGGAGTAAATGAGTTCTCTTTTGTGTCAGAAGATCTCCCTACTGAATGGATGTCAGGCATACTTTGGCAGCAAGCATTTAGATTCTTTAGAGAGAAGTATAAATTCTTTACTTCAATACATCCTATTACGATATCAACAGGAGGTAAAAATAGTTTTAGGTGGAGATGGGCTGCTATAACAATGACAACAGTTTTAGATGAAATTGTAGATATTGAAGATGAAAGTGATTTAGGCTTTCTAACCTACGAAGAAGCAGAACTTGCTTGTCTTAAAAAATTAATTGAAATAGTAAAAGGTAAAGAGGTAGCTATCTGTTGCCATACTAATAGTTAAAAACAAATAAATATGGAAACATTATTAGAAATATCAATGACTCTATTATTATTATCATTTTCTGCACTTACTATATTAGTATGCATTTTGGTATATAAACAATTAAAAGATAAATAACATATGAGTGAAAAATTACAAGTGAGCTACTTCTCAGCTGTATGGTGTGGACCATGTAAGATGTTCAAACCAGCATTTGAAGATGTAACCAGTCAATTTAGTGATGAGATTGATGTGCACTATTATGATGTAGATAATGATCGTGAAGCAGCATCAGCTAAGATGATTTCTGCAGTGCCTACAGTGATTCTTACGAAGGGCACAGAAGATGTGTTCAGGAATTCAGGAGTGATGTCTAAAGCAGCATTGAAAGAACAAATAGAAAAACACAAGTGATGGGAAACAGACCAATGACCACTAGAGAAATCTACAAAGAGAACAAGTTACCTAGTAAGAATATCCTCAATACTACATTGGTCACTCAGCTTGAAGTTATAGAAAATGGTGTAGTTAAATACTATAACTGGGACAGTAGTGCTAAAGTAGTAGCAATGATTGAGGATACAGGTAAGACATTACGATTATACATTAATCATAAAAAGAAATAATATGCCAGACATAAGTTGTTGCCAAGGTGGTAGTTGTCCATTGAGACTGCACTGCCATAGATACACAGTTAAACCTGATGAGTTGAATCAATCATATTTCAAAGACCCTCCATACAAGATGAGCATGATGTTAGATGAGCACCATGGTTACGTAGGTGTTGTCACTATTACATGTGCACATTTTTGGAACAATGATAAATATGAAGATGAAAAACCTACAAATTAATGAGGATTTTGAAAGAGAAGCATTAAAAGATTTTGTATATTTGTACGAAGAACAACAGTTGTTAGAGAAGGAAATTAACAGAAAACCAGCACAACTAGTTGTTGTTGACATTGACAACGTATTACAAAAACAGAGAAATGAAGTTGAACGTAACCCCCTACCATTTTGAGCAAATAGTTAAGAGTGGCTTTACACTTGATATGGTTTATTTTCTGAAGCTTGTTGAATCAGGCTATGATGTAACCAAACTCTGTGAAACCCCAAAGATAGATGTGCTCTGTCAAACTGTACGTAGAAAAGGACTTGTATCAGAGTCTTTCAAGCTTACATTGATAGGTAAATCTATCTTAGGGCTTCTAGATGAGGAAGGTGAAACAGAACTTAAGCTTGTTAAGACTAAAGCTAGTGTTGATGACTTTGAGAAATGGTGGAAAACCTATCCAGGCACAGACACATTTACACACAAAAGCAACTCTTTTACAGGCTCTCGTAGCATGCGTGTAAAGAAAGATGATTGCAAAAGCAAACTGAATGCTATTCTAGCTGAAGGTGAGTATAAAATAGAGGAACTGATAGCAGCATTGGAATATGAAGTGCTACAGAAGAAAGAGAATTCAGTGAAGACAAAAAGTAATAGACTTACGTTTATGCAGAACAGTCTGACATATCTGAATCAACGAACGTTTGAACCATTTATTGAATTAATCAGGGAAGGTAAACAGGTGACAGAAGATCGTACACCAACAGGAGGAACAGATATATGAGTTTTGATCAATTAAGAAAAGCTGTACAAGATGGTCTCGATGGTAGAAACACTGGTATTCCTATGGGATTCAATAGATTGAATAAATACATAGGTATACGTAAGGGTATTTACACATTGGTGGGTGGTTTGACAGGTTCAGGTAAGACCAGCTTTGTGGATGATGCATATGTGCTCAATCCATTTGATTGGTTTATCAAACAGAAAGACCCTAAGCTAAAGCTAAAGATCATCTATCGCTCTATGGAGCGTAGTAGAACCTACAAGCTTGCTAAATGGACTTCTAGAAAGATATTCCTAGATCATGGTGTAATCATCAATGTAAGTAAGTTATTAGGTTGGACAGAGAGAATGACTCCAGACGAGCACGATTTGTTCCTAATGTACGAAGATTATATTGGTGAGATGAACGAAGTGATGACAATCATCGATGGTCCTGATAATCCTGTAGGTATAGCTAAACAAATCAAAACGCATGCTGAACAACATGGTGTGATTGAACAGCTTGATCAGTATAACAAAGTGTACATTCCTAACGACAGTAATGAAGTGACTATTGTTATTGTGGATCATGCTGGTTTGTTAAAGCTTACCAAAGACCTACCTACTAAAAAGCAGGTGATTGATAAAATGTCAGACGAATTGAGATATGCTCGTGACTTCTATGGATACACTCCTGTAGTTGTGAGTCAGTTCAATCGTGACATATCAAATGCAATGAGACTTAAAGCTGGTGATGTTGAACCTAGATTGGAAGATTTCAAAGAGTCAGCATCAACCCAGGAAGACGCTGACGTGGTCTTAGCATTATTTGATCCTTCAAGATATAATGTAAAAGATCCCTCAGGTTATGATTTAGATAAACTAAAAGATGAGTTTGGAGCTAAGTACTTCAGAAGCTTGAGACTAATTAAGAATTCTTATGGTGAAGATGATGTAAGAATTGGACTTGGTTTCTTAGGTTCTGTAGGTATGTTCAAGGAGCTACCAAAACGAGCTCAGATGACTGATGATGTCTATGATGATGTTATCAACAAGTCATTCTTTATAAACAAATAATATGAAAATTAAAGCACATTGGAGTAACACATTGCCAACAAGTAAAGATTACTGGTGGCAGATAGTATTATTACCAACAATTAGTATTTTTAGAAGAATTGATGCTGAATCTTATGCAGCAATCAACTTCGAATGGTTATTTTGGTCATTCACAATAACAGTAGAATATGGCATCCCTGCGTGATCAAAGACAGAAACATTTTGCTGATATTTGGATGAATAATGGTAAGTTTGGTATCCTCAACTTATGTCCTAGATTTGGTAAGATTTATACCACAATCAACATATTAGAGAAACTACCAAAGAATATCAACATACTTATAGCCTATCCTGATTTAAAGATTAAACAATCTTGGGAAGATGATTTTAAGGCTAGAAAGTATAAGAATCCAAACATCACATACACTACACATTTGTCTCTTAAAAAACATGTAGATAGTCAGTTTGATTTAATAGTTCTTGATGAGATACACTTGCTGTCTGAAGCACAATTACAAGTTGTGTCAGAAATGCTTGATACCCATAAACATGTATTAGGTCTTACTGGTACACTTTCTAGCTGGACAGAAAGAACATTAAATGAAGAATTAGGTTTACCTGTCATAGCTCATTATCCAATTGAGAAAGCTATTGAAGAAGGTGTTATTACAGACTATCAAATCACTGTGCTTACGACCCCTCTTGATAATGTTGTCACTCGTAACTATAAAGGTAAGTGGAAGACTGAGAAGAAACAGTTTGATGCTTATGGTTGGGTGATAGATCAGATGGAGAGACAAGGTAAGAGCACAATGTTCTTAAGACTTGCTAGAATGCGTATCATCCAGAACAGTCTGGCTAAACTTAACTTAACTAAGAAGATTTTAACTAACTTCAAGGATGAGAGAATTCTAGTGTTTTGTGGAGTGACAGCAATAGCTGATGAATTAGGTATCCCTGTCTATCACTCTAAAGCAGGAGATAAACAAGTGTTTGAAGATTTCGCTGCAGGTAAAGGTAATCACCTTGCTGTAGTGAAGATTGGAAACACTGGTGTGACATACAAACCTCTTAATCGTGTGATTATCAACTACTTTGACAGTAATGGAGAGAATCTAGCACAAAAGATTAATAGGTGCATGGCTATGGAATATAACAATCCAGAGAAGAAAGCCAACATTTATATTATTTGTTCAACAGAGGATGTGGAGAAGAAATGGCTGCAGAAAGCATTAGAATTCTTCGATCCTAACAAAATCACTTACAAATGAAATTTGAATTAACAGAAGACATTAGTTTACAATCAGGTACAATGTATTGTGTAAGAGTAGATGGTACAGCTATTAAATGGTTTGCTAAACAAGAAGAAGCTGAGAAGTTCTTTGATGAAGTTACTGCTAATCCAGATTTGTTAAAACCTGTAAAAAATATTTTGAAGTCTCAAGAAATTGATGTATCTTTGGAACATTAATAACATTGAAATCAAACTAAAACATGGCAAGCAAATTAATTGGAATTGTTGGTGCAACAGGTACTGGCAAATCAACTTCAATCAAACACCTAGACTACAAAGAGACATTTATCATCAACGTAGCCAAGAAAGAATTACCATTTAAAGGAGCAGAGAAGCTCTATTGTAAAGACAACAAAAACTACAAGGAGATGGATGATGCGTTAGACATCGCTCGTCAACTTAAGAGAATCTCTGATGAACAACCCCACATTAAAAATGTAATCATTGAAGATTCAAATTACATTATGGGATTCAACATCGTATCAAAGGCTGACCAAGGTGGTTATGCAAAGTTTAGCTTAATGGCTAAAGATATGGTTGAGTTGTTTAGAGAGGCTCGTAAATTACGTGATGATTTAAAAGTGTTCTATTTCACACATCCTGAAACTATTGAAGATGGTGGTGAGATTGTAGGATACAAAATCAAAACTGCAGGTAAACTGATTGACAATCAGATTGTGTTAGAAGGTTTATTAACTGTATGTTTGTACACACACGTAGAGGAATCAAAGGATGGTACAGTAACGTACAACTTTGTAACAAACAGGTTTAAGAAATATCCAGCAAAGAGTCCAGATGGAATGTTTGGGGATATTAAAATACCAAACAACTTACAACAAGTTGTAGAAGCAATAGATGAATATTATAAATAACAATTAAAACGTAGAAATCATGAACATTGGAGGAAGTAAAAGAGAATCAAACTTTGAAAGCACAGAATTCACAAAGAAAGTGGGCTTATTTGAAGCAAAAGTAATTGCAGTTAACCCTGATGCAGAAGAGTATCAAGAGGTGTTAGGCATTCAGTTGAAAGAAGACAGCAAACAAGCTGAGTATCTAGGAGAAAAAGATGGTAACAAAACATTACGTGTTGACTTCTGGTTAGAAGAAATCAAAGGTAAGGACAAGTTTAAAGTTACATTCTTCTTAGAGAACAAGGTTAAGGAGAACAAAGACCAAACTAAGAAGCAGTATATCAACAACATTGGTACTTGCTCTTGGGCAGCAGATCCTAATGATTTAGCTGAGTGGTTCACAAAGAGAGACTATCGTCCAGCATTTGTAGGTGAAGAAGAGTTATACAACTTCTTACGCACATGGTTGGGTAACATTGACTATAGACAAGATAATGCCATTTTACAATTAGAGTGGAATAAATTGTTAAAGGGTAATGTAAAAGATTTGAAAGAACAAGTTAATAGTGAGTGGGCTACAAATGTTGTGGCTTTAGCTACTGTTAAAACTGTTACAAAAGATGATGGTGATAAAGAATACCAAGGTGTTTACAACAAGGCATTCTTACCAGCTTATTCTATCAAGCAATTTAGATTGGTAGACTATAGTAGCAGCAATGAATTAAGTAAATTACGTGAGAAGAAAACTAAAGACTTAAAACCTCATGAGCGTTTTGTATTAAACGTTACAGGTGAGTATGGTTGTAAAGACTTCTTCTTATTGAAGGACTTGCGTGAGTATAACGCAGCAGATAATTTCGCATCTTCAGACAAAGTGTTTGAAGCTGACGATTCTGATTTCTAGTTCCATTTTTCTATTTTTCCCTCCTCAGGATAAACTCTGGGGAGGGTTTTTTATTTAATACATATGATACAAGGAGTAAGAAAGACAAAGCTATCTATAGCAAACATCTTAACTAAGGTGAGTGAGTATGATATCTTCAGATATTATATGCCTAATACAGACTGGGTTATCAATAAGGTGACCTATTCTCCATTTAGGAATGAGAACAATCCTTCATTTGTAATAGGTAATAAGTATGGACATCTATCTTTTCTAGACTTTAGTGACACAAGTAAACGTGGTGACTGTTTTACATTTGTACAAACGTTGCACATGCATCCAAGTATGAGTGATACACTAAAGATGATAGACAAAGATTTTGGACTAGGACTATCTGATGGTAAGTCTACAGGTGAGTATAAAAGAATAGTTTCTGAATATAAACAGCCTGAGATGGAGAAGAGATACTCCCTAATCCAGGTTAAAGTGAGAAAATTCAATGCTGATGAGCTAGCTTATTGGGCTCAGTATCATCAAGATTTGCAGGACTTGAAAGACAATAATGTATTTGCCATCAAAGAACTCTATCTTAACAAGCAGAAGTTTCCATTAAAGCCATCTGAACTAGTGTTTGGTTATTTGTATGAGGGACAGTATTGGAAGATATACAGACCTTTTGCTGATCGAAAGCACAAGTGGATGCCTAACAACGTACCTATCACAGCAATGGATGGTAAACAAGACATAAAGAACTGCAGCATAGCTCTTATCAACAAGTCTAAGAAAGACTATATGGTGATGAAGAAGTTATTTCCTTGCAGTTGTGCTGTACAGAACGAAGGTTATGCATGTTTCTCTGATGAGAACATAGAATACCTGAAAGCTAACTCTGACAGACAAATCTTATCCTTTGATGCAGATGAGGTGGGTGTAGAGAATTCAAAACAGATTACACAGATATTTGGTTTTGACTATCTAAATGTACCACGTAAATATCTAGCAGAAGGAATTAAAGACTGGGCTGATTTAGCCAAAGCACATGGTATGAAAGCCATAGAAGATTATTTAAAAGAAAAACAATTATTATGAATTGGGACAAATTCAAAGACCAATTTCATCCATCGTGGCACAGACACATGAAGCCTTTCATAGAGAGTGAAGAGTGTGATAAGATATATGCATATTTAAAAGCTGAGAGTCAAAGAGGTAAGAAGATAGCACCTGCATCACAGAATGTATACAGATGTTTCCAAGAAACTTCTTATGATGATCTAAAGCTGGTAATGTTAGGTATGTGTCCATATCACACAGCTATCGAAGGCAGTCCTGTAGCAGATGGATTGCTAATGGGATGCTCTATAACAAATGCATGGCAGCCATCCTTACAGAAGTTCTATGAAGGTATAGAAATAGAACTGTATAAAGGATTGTGTTTGACATGTGAAAGACCTGCAGATGTGAGCTATCTAGCACAACAAGGTGTGTTGATGTTTAACGCAGCTTTAACTACAGAAATAAACAAAGCTGGCTCTCATATGCAATTATGGGAACCCTTTACTAAGTATGTAATAGAAGAAGTGTTGAATGTAACACAGGTTCCATTTCTATTTTTAGGTAAGGAAGCAGCAAGATATCAGAAGTATGTAGGACCATTTACGTGGAACTTTACAGTGAGTCATCCTGCTAGTGCATCTTACAAACAAACAGATTGGGACACAGAAGGTACATTTACAAAAATTAACAAAATACTAAAGGAGAACAACAACACAGAAATAGACTGGTTGATGGACGTTCCTTTCTAAAATCAATTAACATGTATATAAATTCAAGAATTGGTGGTGATATCCACCAAGGGGATCTTATTGCTGTAGCTAATGGTAATGATTTCTCAATAGGTATATATTTTGGTAGAGGTATAGGTGGCACAGTTCAATACTATGATCCATCTACAGCTAGATATGTAAAAGAACGTTATGATAGAATGACTGAGGTTCAAAAGGAAAAGAACCCACTTAAACTTGGTAGTTTTTGGAAGAATTTTGTAAACAGTCCAAGAGACACCAGAGTTATGAAATTACACAGAGAAAGCATTATTAATCAACAAATGATAGATGATATACAACTATCAAAAGAAATGTTAGCACAATTTAATATTACAGTAAACTTTTAAACAGAGAAAGCATGATTTTAGAAAAACAAACAGAAGCACACATTTTGCAAGAGGGAGAATCACAAGATTCAGTAAAAATGTCCCTAGACTTAGATTCTGCACAGGTATTGATGCAGATGTTAAGTAAGAATTTATATTCAGACGCAATAGGCTCTACAATTAGAGAGTGTGCAAGTAATGCTTTAGACTCACATAGAAGAGCAGGCACTACTGATCCAATTATTGTTTCATTTAAGAGAAACCACCAGTCAGACACCTATGAGTTTGCAGTTGAAGACTTTGGTATTGGTTTAGATGCAGATGATGTAGTTAACATTATCAGTAAGTATGGTAAATCAACCAAACGTGACAGCAACACAGAATTAGGTATGATGGGTCTTGGTTTCAAAGCTCCATTAGCTTATTCTTCTAGCTTTTATTTTGTTGCTAGAAAGAATGGAATGGAAAGAAAATACATGATGTATGAAGGTGAAGACACTAACACTATTGATCTGTTGTATGAAAAACCAACAGAAGAGAGAAATGGTGTAAAGGTGATTGTTCCAGTGGGTTATTATGATAAGGGTAACTTCAAGAAGAAGATTCAAGAACAACTTGCTTATTTTGAGAGTGTGTACTTTGATGTAGATGCTCACATTGCAGGACCTGTAACAAATGATTTTACTATCGTAAGAGCAGAACATTTCCAGTTCTCCAGCATGGCTACTAATAGTTACATGCATATGTGTCTAGATAATGTTAGCTATCCTATTGACTGGGATAAACTTGGTATTAGAAGCATTGGTCTTCCTATCGCTCTTAGATTTAGTTTGAGTGATGGATTATTCCCAACTCCTAACAGAGAGGCTATCAGATACACTAAAGAGGCTAAAGAAACAATTCTTAAGAAGCTTGAGGCTGTAGCTAATGTATTCATGGATAAGTACAATGAATCTATTTCTGATAGTGATGATCCAGTGGCTGTGTTGAATAGCTATAGAAACAGACAGAAGACTATTCCTAGATTCTATTCTGCAGACAAAGGTTCAACAGTGACAATTGATGATTTGTTAGCTTATGCAACAACTCCTGCTAAACAGCCAAAGATTGTTGGTATTGAAAAGCTAGACTTAGCTCGTGTAGCTACACACTTACCAGATTATATGTTTGGTGAATGGAAATTGAAATATAAATACAACAATGGTAAATTTAGTGAAGCAAAGGGCTATTGGTCTGACTTCACCTATCATCTATTAGCTGGTGAAAGATATGGTGAATCTGGCATCACTTACATGTTCTCTGAGCAATTAGGTGTACGTAAGAAAAACTATCTAAGAAGTGTATTAGGTAATAGTCATAAAACAATTAACTTTGTTAAGTTTGATAAAGCTTTTGAATTAGGAGCTTTTGATGACCAAGCAGGTTATGAGACTTATTATAGAATCTTAGAACTTAGAAAGTATCCTAAATCTCAATGGAGAGTGTTAATTCAGGAATTCCAGAAGTTGCTTAAGATGTTCACTGACAAGTTCATTGATGCTGATGCTATAGAAATCCCTGAAGAATGGGTGCTTGAACAAAAGGCTAAACGTGCTAAGGTGTCTACAGCATCACTTGTTCCAGGTCAGAAGAAGGTAAGACTTGCAGGAGAAATCTCTGTAAAGCTAGCATCTGATTTACAAGTGTATGTTAATGGACAGAATTGTAAGTTTGTTCCTAACACGTTCAAGATGGCTGAGTTGTACAAACATAAATGGTTAACTGTGTATGGTAAGGAAGAGAATCGTGATCAATTGGACAGACTCTATCATACCTTTAAATCACAAGTTAGATTTGGTATTGTATCTAATGCATCTTATGCTAACTTAGAAAAGGCTGAATTACATAACTGGATAAACATAGATAAATTTATGGAAGGAAAAAACAAACCATTCATGAGAATGGTTACTAGTATGATGGTAACACGTTTTGTTAGAGACAATAGTAATGTATTTAGTAAATTAGAAAGATTAGCATATGTTTCTGAAGATCTTGCTAATAAGATGAGAAGTTTAAATGCTTACACATCAAAGAATCCTATTACAAGGACTAATCTAGATCAAGAAAATGTCTTAACAGAATTTGCTATAGAAAACAAACTAGTTGATCCTGAAATTTATCCAACAATGTTAGAAGTGAAACAACTACTTGAGAAGTTGCCATTCATCGAAACAATATCACGACATATTCCTAGCTATATTAGCTCTGATACTAAATCAGAAAAAGCAATCAATACAATGATAGCTGATTTATTTAAGTATCACAAACAAAAGGTGAACTTATCTTTCTACCCAAAGATGAATGAAGACAAGCCTTTAGAACAAGCGTTGACAGAAGAAACAATTAATCAATTACAAACAATTTAAAACAAAAAACATGATAAGTTTAAAATGGTTCAAAAGTGCTATTGAACGCACAATCGAGAAAGTAGTAGAAAACAAAATAGATCAGGCATTTGATGCATTAGATAAAGAAGAGGGGGCTCAATCCCCTTCTTCATATCAATGGACATCAACTACCACTGATTACACTACACCAATGGCAAGTAAGCCTTATCTAAACATTAAATTGGTTAATGACAACTTAACTATTATAATGCAAGATGGTTCTATTCTGACTAAGTCTCCAGCAACATCTGAGGACTTTAATGCTGCTAGAGCCTGTACATCTGAAGCTTGTCTACTTGATCTTGTAAGTTCTCCAGAAGTGAGAGAAGAAAGAAAGAAAGCAGAAGCTGAGTATGAGAAAGCTAGGGCTATCAAGAAAGGTGTAGAGTATTTATCTACATTGAATGAGTTTGAGATGAAAGATGGTTCTTTGTACTTAAAAGGTATCAATAGAAGTTTACCTCCTATTCTTGTAGAAGAATTCTTAGAAGTGGTTGGTAAACATGGTAACACAGATAACGATGAGTTTCAATCACTTAAGCGTTTCTTTATGTGGTGTTGCTTGAACCCAAGAGCTGAAGTGGCACATGAGTTATATCGCTTCTTAAAGGATAATAGCTTTAGAATCACTAAGCAGGGCTTCTTTGTAGCATTGCGTAATGTTGTAACATTACATGGTTCTAATGAACTAGTTCAGTTTGTATCTAATGCATACAACAAAATCAAGGCTGTATGGAAGAAGAAACCAGATGATTATTTTGTATTCTTACAAAATGGTGAATACAAGATAGTGCACAAAGATAACATTTCTAGAGAAGAAACTGAAGCTTGTGATTATTGCGAAGGTGATGGGTTTACACTAGATTTCGATGGTGATTCAATGACATGTGATGTATGTGATGGTACTGGTGAAATTACCCATTACTATGATAACGATCATGGTGAAAACATTGGTAACTTAACTGAGTTATACCTTGACTTACCTAACAGAGCTGAGAACAGATTCACAGACGACTGGACAAAGACATTTGACATTCGTATTGGTAGACCTGTAAATATGCCTATGGAGCAATGTAACTGGAGTACACAAGATTGTGCAGCTGCAGGTTTACACTTCACATCTGATCAAATCCACTATGTAGGTTGTGGTGATACATCTGTATTAATCCTAATCAATCCTATGAAGGTGGTTGGTATTGGTCAACATAAAGGTAGATGCTATGAGTATTTACCAATTATGACTGTACCTCGTGAAGAAGCTACTAGCATCTTACATGACTTAGAGTTTGACACTCTTGAGTTAGACGAGTCTTATGCTGTACGTGAATTAGATGGTCTTGTAGAAAAAGCTAAACAAGGTTTTGCTACAGAGTCTAAGAAGTACAACTTCAACTTGCCTGCATTATCAACTGTAGATGTAATTAATATTGTTAGAAGTCTTGATGAAATTAAAGATGAAATTTCTAAAAGAATCGTAACTTTAGATTAACTTTGTAAACCCAGGGAGAAATCCCTGGGTTTATTTAAATTATTACATATGGCAGTCAAGAAAAAGAGGGCTACTAAACGAGTTAAAACAGTTAAGCCCAGAAACGCTGGAACAATGACTGAATCTGCATTTTGGAGTTTTATTAGGAGTGGATTGAGACAGAAGTCTAGATGGTGGAAACCTATCACTGAATGTAAGCTAGCAGCTAAACGTGCATATAAGGGTACCAACAAAAGACAGAAGTTTGAATACCAATGTAATCAGTGTAAAAGCTGGTTCCCTGAGAAACAAATTAATGTTGATCACATTGAGCCTGCAGGAAGTTTAAATTGTGCTGCAGATCTACCTGGATTTGTAGAGAGACTATTCTGTGAACAAGACAATTTACAAGTGCTATGTGAAGCTTGTCATGACATTAAAACAAAAAATGAAAAGAAATGAACGAAGAAGAATTAGGTTGGTTAAAAGTAATCTTTTCATATATAATGAATCAGATTGAGCCACAAAAAAGTATACCTCTTGATCATCTAAAAAGTCTAAATATTACTGATTTAGATGCTATAACAGAAGACATGTTTGAAGAAATAGTGTATACTAAGGACGATCTTCAAGCAATGAGAGAAGCATTAAATGACATAATCATTAAATTTGAACAGAGATGATACATACAGAAAGAACCAAGATATATGAAGGTAACATAGATGTCCCTGAAATGTATATAATGAAAGCTGCTAGAGCTCAGACTGGTTTAAAGCTTGAACACAAGGGAAAGTTTATGGAACTTACTTATGCACAATTAACTGATAAACTTGTAAGAAGACAGTATTACATACCTAAAGATAAAGATTCAAAAGGTAAACGTAAAGCTGGATATTACTTGTACATCTATAAATGGAAACCAATAAAATAAAATAAAATGGATTTAAAAAACGAAGCATTACGTAGGAACTACGATGCTGTATTAAAGAGTGGAATGTTCTTTGAATGGTATCCACAACTAACAGGTGAATGGGAGAAAGACTCTGAAGCCTGGGGTAAAATATTTAATAAAGTTCCTAAGGAAGAACCACAAGTGAGAGTTGAGATTCAAAAGACTCCATCTTTCACAGAGGTTTGGTATGAAGGAGCAGTGGTATTCAAAGGAGAAACACATCAGTTCTGGTTGATTAGTCCAGAAGGTGTTGATCCTCATGGAAATGAATATGAAATAGAAGTGAGGTGGTTCTTTGCTAGAGTACCAAGAGAAATTAGGGCTATGCACCCTTATATTGTTGACACATTTAAAACAAGAAACAAATGATACAGGGACAAAAAACAGAGGCAGTTTACAGAGCAGTCTATTTAGATAGCAGCTCAAGCTTAAAAGACTTCTCCATGGATAGGAAGAAGTATTACAAGAAATACATATTGAATGAGTTTGTAGAAGACGAAGACTCTAAAGCAGCAACTACAGGTAGAATAGTGGAGACATTGCTATTAGAGCCTGAAGAGTTCGATAACAGATTCTATCTATCTTCTTGTGCTAGTACACCAACTGGATTAATGTTAGAATTCGTAGAGGCTTTATACAAGCACACTAAGGATGCAACTAACGAAGATGGTTTAGTTACAAGAGAGATGCAAGATATCATCCAGGACGCTTATGTTGATTCAGGGTTCAAGATTAAATTGGAAGCTGTGTTAGCAAAGTTCAATGACTCAGAAGCAGAACTATATTACAAGGAAATCAGAGAGGTTAGATCTAGAAGACTAACAGTTGTGACTACTAAAGAAATAGAGAATGCTGAGAAGATTGTAACAGAGCTGAAGAGTAACATTGTCACTGCAGAGATTGTAAACAAGGTGAATAGCATGAGATATAGTGTATTCAACCAGTTGCAGATTGAGGGCTATGATGTGTTTGGTCATACATTTAAGTCTATGTTAGACAAAGTGATTGTAGATCATGACAAGAAAACAGTTCAAGTGATTGACTTGAAGTGTACATGGTCTGTAGAGAATTTCTATAACGAGTATTATTTGTACAGAAGAGCATACATTCAAGGATATTTGTATCATGAAGCTGCAGGGTTCTGGGCAAGTGAAATGGGTTATGGTGATTACACTATTCTATATCCTCAATTTATGGTTTGTGACAGCACTAACTACATGAATCCATTGATTTATCAAATGTCTGATGAAAACATGCAAGATGCAATGAATGGGTTTGAGTACAAAGGAAGAGAGTATTCAGGTGTTAGACAGTTGATTCAAGACCTTAAATGGGCTTTAGAGCACGACAAATGGAACATCTCTAGAGAGAATTATATTAATAATGGTGTAGTAAAATTAGGCTAATGAAGTTACAGAAAACAATAACTACTATATTTATGGTCCCCACTTTAAGTATATCTAGAGATAAATTGACAGCTAATAATTTCATTAATGGTTATATTAAAGATTCAAGAAGAGAGGTGCAGTATGATAACTGCATCTATCTTCTATTTAAACCTGAGAACTTAGATAATTTTAGAGATTTTCTTGATGAAGAGTATGAACGAACAAAGTCTATTGTAGATGATTATGATTACGAAGATGGATATGTTGTGGTAGTTTATACTTTGAATTCTAGACTATCAGAAGACTTTGAACTGATTAAACAGAGCAAATATTCTAAAACTTCACCTAAGTTTCAGGAAATATTTCCTAAAATAGTTAAAGATGGTCCTCAAAAAGGTAACATAGGTCTCCAGTATAGAATATTTAATAAAACTGAAGACTTGAAAAATTATTGGGAAGACATATTAGACATGTCATTAGACGAAAGCTCTGATATAGAATACTGGCAAGGTTTCTTTGAAGAAAACGAAACATTAAATCTAGAAAAAATTAAAGAACATGTTTAATCAACAAATTTTAGACCATTTAATTAAAAAATATGGTAAAGAAAAGACAACGCTCTTCTGTGAAATGGAGAGTGAAAGGAACGCTTTGTTATACAACGAGGTGGAAAAAGACAATAAGCACTACCCAGAACCAAACGAATGGCAATTTGAAAGGGACTGGTGGGCTGAGAGTGGTAAACAATTAAAACAACGATAATGAAAGCACAAGAATTATTTGAAAAGTATCCTAAAGCAGCTGAAGTTGTTATTAGCCATTATGCTGATACATTTGTTAAATCTATAGAAGAGTCAGATACTCCTGAGGAATTCAAAGAGTTTGCTAGACAACAACGTGTTGATGATCACTATGTTGCAGAATTTATTGACAATAACCCTAGGGGAGCATTTGATGTATTTGATGCTAATAAGATTTACATCACTACTCCTGTATCTATGATAGATGGCTATTTTAGTTGGAAGATATCTGTAGATGAACAAGTTTATGAGCATGAAAATGCAGAATATCTTGAAAATAGAAAGCTGGCTGAAGCTGCAGCTATAGAAAAAGCATTTGAAATCTTAAATGAAAAGTTATGAGTGATCAAATAGTATTAGAGGTTATAGAGAAGTATGCTAAGCGTAGTGAGATAGGAATTACCAAGTATGGTACCACCCTAGAAACTAACAATAAGGATAACTATCTTCAACATCTACAAGAGGAGTTGATGGATGCTACCCTGTACATTCAAAAACTTATTGACCAAAATAAGGAAATAACTAAGTTAGTTAAAAACCATTCAAACGATGCTGAATTAGGTGCTAAAATTAGAGCCCTAATTAACTAATTTAGTTAGACAATATTTTTCAATTTACTTGGATTATAAAAATGGGGGTTGTATATTTGCAACCCTCATTTTTTAACTAAAAAACACAATAAATATGGACTTAGGATTAGATGCCTTGGGAAAGATTACAGTGTTCAGCAAATACGCTAAACACATCCCAGAATTACAAAGAAGAGAAACCTGGAACGAGATCGTTGACAGGTATGAAGAGATGATGATTAAGAAGTATCCTAGTCTATCAGAAGCAATTACAGAGAGTGCAAAGTTTATCAGAGAGAAGAAGGTTTTGCCTTCAATGAGAGCTTTGCAGTTTGCAGGTCCAGCAATGGAAGTGAATAACGCAAGAGGTTACAACTGTGCCTACCTACCAGTGGATAGTTTATATAGTTTCAGTGAGACTATGTTCTTATTGTTAGGTGGTTCAGGTGTAGGTTTCTCAGTGCAGAAACACCACGTTGCTCAATTACCTGCTATTAAGAAACAAGAGAACTACAGACAGCGTAACTTCCTTATTGAGGATAGTATCATGGGCTGGGCTGATGCTGTAAAGGTGCTTATGAAGTTCTACTTTGAAGGTGGTACAAAACCTAAGTTTGACTTTAGAGCTATCAGACACAAAGGAGCTAGATTAGTAACTGCAGGTGGTAAAGCACCAGGACCAGAACCATTAAAGATCTGCTTGTCACACATTGAAGCTATCATGGAACGTAAGGCAGATGGTGAGAAACTATCTCCATTAGAAGCTCATGATATCATGTGCCACATTGCTAACTCAGTGCTAGCTGGTGGTATCAGAAGAAGTGCTATGATTAGTCTCTTCAGCCATGATGATGAGGAAATGATTACATGTAAGTATGGTAACTGGTGGGAATTGAACGAACAAAGAGGACGTTCTAACAACTCAGCTGTGCTTAAGAGAGGTGAAGTGAGTGAGGAAGAATTCATGGCATTATGGAAAAGAATTGAAGCATCAGGAAGTGGTGAACCAGGAATCTATTGGTCTAATGACCTAGATTGGGGTACTAATCCTTGTTGTGAAATAGGTCTTCGACCTTTCCAGTTCTGTAACCTATGTGAGGTGAATGTATCTGATGTTGTTGACCAAAAGGATCTTAATGATCGTGTAGGTGTAGCAGCGTTCTTTGGTACATTACAAGCAGGATTCTTTGACTTCCATTACTTACGTCCTATCTGGCAGAAGACAACACAAAAAGATGCTCTCTTAGGCATAGGAATGACAGGTATTGGTAGTGGAGAAATCCTTAAATATGATTTAGAAGCAGCTGCAGAGATAGCTAAGATTACTAATCAGTTAATTAGCAACAAGATTGGCACTAATGAAGCAGCTCGTGTTACATGTATTAAGCCTAGTGGTACAACATCATTAGTGTTAGGTACAGCTTCAGGTATTCATGCATGGCATGCTCCTTATTACTTACGTACAATGAGATTTAATAAGAATGAAGCTATTGCACAATACTTGATGATTAATCACCCAGAGTTGTGTGAAGATGATGTATTACGTCCTACAGACACAGTTTGTGTACGTATTCCAGTTAAAGCTCCAGAAGGATCTATCTTTAGAACTGAATCTCCAATAGACACATTAGAACGTGTTAAGAGATTCTCTACAGAGTGGGTTAAAAAAGGACACATCAATGGAGCTAATACACATAACGTAAGTGCTACAATTTCTATTGATAAAGAATGGGAAGAAGTAGGCACATGGATGTGGGAGAATAGAGAGGTGTACAATGGTTTGTCTGTATTGCCATTCTTTGGTGGTACATATAAGCAAGCTCCTTTCGAGGATATTACAGAAGAAGAATACAATACACGTATTGCTTCTGTAAAGGAAATTGATTTAAAGAATGTGATAGAAATGGATGACAACGTTGACTTTGGTCAAGTTGCAGCGTGTGCAGGTGGAGCCTGTGAAGTACAATAATATGGAAAAGAAAGAATTCATAAAAAACGTACATTACTATTTGGAGGAGGGCAGAGTGGTATTCACTGCCCTCCAACATATAGAGCGTGGCTATTGTTGTGGGAACAACTGTAGACACTGTCCTTATGAGCCAAAGGCTATAAAAGGAAACAAAATATTAGCAAATGATAAAAAAAGTTAAAATATTTTGCAATTCTATGCATTTATTTGCATAGTTTTGCCACCTCTGTTTTTTGTTAATTAAAGCCCCTGGTGTTTCTACATTGGGGGCTAATTTTTTTATAAAAAACTTGGTGCATTGGTAGTAATTTCTTAAATTTGTATATAAATTAACAAACATGGCAAAAACAGTGAAACCAACAGACAGTGGTGTCTCTAAATTCCAGGATGCTTTAGACAAGCTCAACAAACAGTATGGTGTAGGTACAGTACTAGCACTAGATTCCAAAACAGATGGTCATTATGATGTAATCAGTACAGGTTCAATTGGATTCGATTGGATCACATTAGGTACTGGTGGATTCGTTAAAGGTAAATTGTATGAATTGATGGGATGGGAAGGCTCAGGTAAGTCTACCATTTGTGGTCATGCAGTTGCTGAATGCCAAAAGGCAGGTGGTAAAGTAGTGTATATTGATGGCGAGCATGCTGTTGATAAAAACTATTTTGAAGCTATTGGTGTAAACACAGCAGACATGTTCATTGCTCAACCAAGTTGTGGTGAGGAAGGTTTCAACATTGCTATTGAGATGATCAAAACTGGTGAGGTTGACTTATTGATTATTGACTCAGATTCATCATTGATTCCTAAGAAGGTGTTAGATGGTGATGTAGGTGATAGCTCAATTGGTTTGAAGGCTAGATTAAATAGTAGCGTCTATTCTAAATTAAAGTCAGCAATGTCAATCCACAATACATGTGTGATTGTTATTAGTCAGTACAGAGAGAAGATAGGTGTTATGTTTGGTAACCCTACTACAACACAAGGTGGTCATGCATTGAAGTTTGCATCAGATGCTCGTATCGAAGTGAGTAAATCAGCTGCAAAGGATGGTGATGTAACTTATGGTAACATTACAAAGGTGAAGGCTGCTAAGAACAGAATGAGTCCTCCATTTAGAATGACTAGCTTTGAGATTGTGTATGGTGTAGGTATTGATAAGGTGAAAGAAATCATGGACTTATTGAATGAATATGAACTTGGTAGAAAGTATGGTCAGACAATGACGTTTAATGAAATCAAATACAACCTTGAAGAATTCAAACGCATGTTGTTAGACAACGAAGAGTTCTATAATGAAATCAAACAAAGTATCATTAACAAAATTAAAAACATTGAAATCGTACAAGATGAACAACCAATCATTGAAGATTAAATTACAAAAGGTAACAGAAGATGCTCGCATGCCCATCAAGGGTAGCGAGCAGGCTGCTGCCTATGATGTTTATGCTCACAGCATAACAGACAAGGGTGGATATAAAATGTGTGTAGGTCTTGGGTTCAAGACAGAGATACCTAAGGGATACAAGGGTATTATCGTCCCACGCAGCAACTTAACTAAGTTCAACTGGGTGTTGAATAACTCCTTTGGTGTTATTGACTCAGATTACAGAGGTGAATGGATGGCTATCTTCACTCCTATTGTTAATGGAGGATCTGTTCCAGAATTTCCATATGGTATAGGAGATCGTGTAGCTCAAATCTATTTTGAAGAAGTGTTACCTATATCTTTTGATGTGGTTCCTGAATTGGAATCATCAGAGAGAGGTGAAGGAGGATTTGGATCAACTGGATTAAAATAATATTTATGTCAAGTTCAGCAAGCCCATCATGTCCAAATTGTGGAGGATATCTTTATCCTCCATTAATGTGGCATGGTATAGTACCACCTAAGATGTGTACATGTGCAGCTATTAAACAAAATAACATAGGATGGATATGCCCAAGATGTGGCAAATCTAATTCTCCAAGTGTTACAAGTTGTGGTTGTTCAGCCAATGATCCTTTAAAAGTAACATGTTAATGAAATCACAATGTAAAACTTGTGGTAGAAATTGTGAGGGAGAATATTGTTTTCAACATAAGCCTAGAAAACCTTTTAAGCCTAAGAAGAAGCTTCTAGCGTATAAACCTAAAGGGTATCAAGTTAACTACGAAGATGCCTTAAAGATGAAGAATTTCTTTATGGATATTTGGAATAAAAAGAAACATTATTCTGAAGTGAGTGGAGATTATTTAGGCTCTGAAGCATTGTCAACATATTTCCATCACATACTACCAAAGAGTAAATATCCAGAAGCAGCTCTGGATGAAGAAAACATAATACTTCTTACGCTTCTAGAACATGAACAAGTAGAAATGGACATCTATAGATATGAAGAAGTTAATAAAAGACGTGAAAAACTCCTAGAAAAATATGAAAGAACCAAGTAGAGAACGTAAGAATGATATTAAATATCTAGTTCAACTAAACGATGAGCAAAAAGAAGCTAAACGTCTCATTAGAGAGAATCAAATAGTTATTATCACTGGTAGAGCTGGTTGTGGTAAATCATTAGTCTGTGCACAAGTTGCTTTAGACTTTCTATTCAAGAAAGAAGCAGATAATGTATTTGTTACTAGAGCTACAATTGAAGTGGGTAACTCGTTGGGCTTTCTACCAGGAAGTTTAGATGAAAAGTTTAATCCTTATTTAGAAGCATTTCAAGAAAACTTGAATAAATGTTATGATAAAGCTAAGATTGAACAACTTGTAGCTGATAAGAAAGTGCTTGCCTACCCTGTACAGTTTATTCGTGGTAAAACCATCGATGACATATTAATCGTAGAGGAAGCTCAGAATCTATCTAAAGCACAGATGTTAGCCATATTAACTAGACTAGGTAAAACTGGTAAGATTGTCATCAATGGTGACATGGAACAGCAAGATACCAAGGATAGTATTAATGGGTTAGCTTATGCTATAGAGCTGTCTAAGAAGATCCAGGACATTAAATGGATTAAATTAAAAGAGAACCACAGAAGTGATATCGTGGGTAAAATATTAGAGTATGAGTATGGTAAGTAAATTATGTAACTGGATTGTAATAATTGCTGCACTTTCAGCAGTTACTTATTTTTCTATTTTACAAATTGAGCCAGAAATCTTTGCAAGATATCAGGTTATTACACTAAAAGGTTCTACCTTTGACATGGATGTAACTGTGCTTATTACAGATGATGTATCTTTTGCTACTAAGTATGTAAAAGAGAACCTGGATAGTACAGTGACAGCTGCAGACTTCAACGCTAGAGCAGTAACCTTCCCTATAGTAGATGGTAAATCTCCTATAATATGGATGTCTAGTATTGAAGACCAAGGAGTTGTAGCTCATGAACTGTTCCATACAACATTAAATATAATGTATTGGACAGGAATGGAGCTTAATTCAGAGACAGAAGAAGCATTTGCATATGAAATACAGTTCTTAACAAATTCTTTTTATAATCAAATAAAACCAAACAAATGAGTGATCAACTTTTATGGATCAAAGGAGAGGAATTAGTAGGATTGGATTTTAATCCATCTAATAACTCTAATGTACAAAAAGCTAAAGAACTATGTGCTGAATTAGCTAATTTAATGAATCAACCTGCACCTGGGTTAGGAGAGAATATATCTCCAACATATGAATTGTTATACAAACAGGCAATGATGGATGTATTAAAAGCACAAATGATGGTAGTTAAGTTATTAACCTTTAAATATTAAAATATGATGGCAACAGGATGGGAAACAAGCCCACAACAAGAAGTAGGTCCACAGCAAGATTCAGAACCAACGTTACAACAAAAACTTAATGAAGAAAGAATTGAATTATCAAAGAAACTTCAAAAGTTAAAGACTTTTGTAACTATGGATGCTAAGTTTAAAGAATTAAACTATGAGCACAAAGAGTTATTAGAAGAGCAGTTAAACACAATGAATAAGTATGAAAACATACTAGTTCAAAGAATGATATTATTAAATCAACCTCAAATTTCATACTTCAATGACTAATTTATTTTTCTACACAAGACAATCAGAAGATGGTAAAGTGTACACAGACAGCTTTAACTTAAACAAAGTAATCAGAACTATCCAAATCGATGACAACAAGGTGTTAGTCTTATTAGACGATATCCATGAGCGTCCAGAAGATGTGCCAGAAGTTAAGAATGGCAAGATGGTAGGTCAAAAGAGAGTACGTAATGTATTCCAAACTGAAATCAATTTATTTGATGCAGATGCAACAAGATTTAATGAATTAGGAAAACAATTTTAATTATGAAATTATTAGGAAATCGCATCTATTTAGAGGTGCCAAAGCAAGTAGAAGAAAACAAGTTAATCGTAGACGAGAACACTAAAGAAGCATTACAAAGAGAAATGCTTAAGACGTTCTCTAAATTAACTGTGCACTCTGTAGGAGACATTGTAACTAATGTTAAAGCAGGTGATGTTGTGTTAGTAGACCCAGGTAAGGTGTCTCAAGGTCAATTGATTGACTTGTCAGAAGGTGAACAAGTAATTCTTGTTAGTCCATTTGACGTTATAATGATTTGGTAATATGGAAAAGATAATTCATCAAATATGGGTTGGACCTTATGAGATGCCTGTTCGTGAACAAGGGTTTATACAAGAATTGAAAGATAAAAATCCTACATGGGAACATGTACTATGGAATAATAAAAATCTTCCAAAGCTACCAGAAAAGATCCAAGTGTTATTCGATCAGTTTGAGAAACAAAAAGATTATGCTCACCAAGCAGATGTACTTAGAGTTTTTCTAGTGAAAGAATATGGTGGATTATATATGGATGTAGACTTTAAATGTTCTGAAGGATTTGACAGTTCTGAGTTTCATAAATATGATGGATTATTTTGCTATCATGGTGGAAACGATTATACTATGCCAAATGGTATATTCGCTTCCACTAAGGGTGGCGATCTAATTACCTATCTAACAGATATGGTTGATATAAGTAAAGGTGGGTGGTATGGTCCTAGTTGGTTAGGTGACTCTGTAAAGAGTTATTTAAACCTTCATAGAGAAGCAAGTCATGAGCTCGTTAAGAAAAAACTTAATGAAATCAATGTCAATTATTTATTGTTTCCTGAATTAGAAAACAAACATATAAGACACCACGCTTTATATTCCTGGTCTCCAGAGAATAAAAGAAATTTTGAAAATGGAAACATAAACTATTTATGAAAAAAGTAAGCTTTGTATGTACATCATACAGAAGATTCTACTGTGTTAGACGTATACTAGCACAGTTCTACGCACAAACCTATCCAAACAAAGAGCTCATCATATTCAATACAGATATGGAATATCCATATGAAGTGGAATATAAAGATGCAAATGTTATTATCGTTAACAATGATAAGAACTTAATCACTGGAGAACCTTATAAGAATAGAGGAGAAATCTGCAGAGATGCAGTTGGATACACTACAGGAGATTATTTCATGTTAGCAGATGATGATGATATCTATTTACCATGGCATCTTCAGCAGGCTGTAGAGGGTATTGAAGAACTAGGTACAGATGCATGGAAACCTGAAAAGAGTTTCTTTGCTGCTCCAGGTAAACTAGAACTAGTAATGAACACCATGGAAGCTAGTGTAATAGTGAAGATGGAAAGAATTAAAGAAATTGGATTTAGATCTGATCTTACAGGATATGAAGGACTTAGTTGGTATACTAAGTTAAGAGATGAGAAGCAGTTAGATGAGCACAATAAAAACTATGTACCATCTTATTGTTTTAACTGGTCTGATCCTTCAGAAGTAGCTGGTCATAAACAATCAGGAGACATCAATAATCCTAACAATTTTGAGAACCATAAAAGAGCTAGTGGTGATTATGCAAAAGAACCATTAACTCCTATTACAAAATTAGAGTTGGCTGAAACTTACGATAAGTATTATAAGTTCTTATTGAACAATCCTGATCAAATCAACCAGGAATATTACAAACGATACGTATGAAAGTATTAGTATTTACGTCTTCTTACAAGAGACCCCACATGTTAAGACAGTGTATTCTAAATGCTAAGAACCAGACCTACAAGAAGTTTAAACATGGTATAAACATTACATCAGATAAGGACGATCTACAAAACTATGTAAGATTGATAGATGATGTATACGTTCCTGGTAAGATGGGGCTTATACATTCTACAAATAGCCATACACACTTCAATAACATGGCTGCTATTAAGCAGTTCAGGAACTACGATACATACGATGTGTTCATCAAGATGGATGACGATGATGTATATAAGTCTGGTTATGTAGAGAACATTGTAAATATGTTTGAAGCACGTCCCACAATAGATATTGTATCCTCAAAGATTAGTCACCAACTGAATGGACACAAGCTTTATTACAGTCCTGAGGGATATGACAACCTGGGAGGTAATCCTGGAGAGTCTACATATCACATGCCTATGACCTTTGCTTTTAATAAAAGAGCATTTGATGTCATTAAAAACCTAGAAGAAAAAGATATATGTGGTGGAGATGATATGATGTGGAGAATGCATTGGGAAGCACATGGATTAAAACATGTTGCTGTAGACAATGCAGATGAAATCATATGGCATATACATGGTAAGAATGATTCAACAGCAAGTTTCTTGGAATAAAAAAAGCCCCTTAATTGGGGCTTTTCTTTTGGGTGACCTAAAAGCAGTTCTTATGGTATGCAGATAGGTACAGATCTATAATACTTTATAAAACTCATCTAGAAGACATCCTTCTGGATGATATGTGTTTTTATCTAAGTTCCTTGTGTTAAATGGTGTTGTGTATATGTGAGATAGGTAAGAGTCTTTTAGTCTTTCTTTAGCTTCATTGCATAAACTAGGATCAACAAAGTAGTCAAACTCATCCCATCTTATTTGATAAAAATATTCTTTTGGGAATATACCAACTTTATCACTATAACTTTTTACAAACCTCATTAAGAAGTCTGGTCCAAATACACCCCACCCTTTCTTTTTACCTTTCATTGAATACAGAAATCTTATTAGATCATTCATGTATCTCTTTGAATATTCGCTGTCTATATATAACACTCCATTAGCTATGTAATCATCGTGTTGTATACCAGCACAGAGTTTGTAATCACCCCTTAGCTTTTCAAATTCTACAGAGGGTCTTAAGCAAAAACAATCTGTATCAAACCACCAACCTCCACCAACTTTATTAATTAAAGCAATTCTAATTATATCAGAAAAAGCTGCTAATGAAGATTGTGTGTTAGTTTTACCATTAAGTTCATCGTGGTAACAAAGATCTCTTATTGCATGATAGTTTAAAACTGTATTTGCATTACAAGACTCTGCTCCATCAACTTTTAGATTATTATATGACCACAGTTTCACTTGGAAACCATGGTCAATAAATGATTTTATACAAGATTTTTCTAGTATACCTAATTCACCTTCCCAAAAGAAGTTAGCTATTTCCATACATTATTTAGATAGCCTTTTTTGTTTCATAGGAAGCATAGGACTCTTAAGTCTCTTAGGTGTATCAGCTTCTCTCATAAATGGTTTATTAGGAGCTGGGTTGTTCACCTTAGGAGCCTTACGAGGCTTACCAGATTTCTTTGCTTTACCAGCTGTCATATTACTTGCAGCCATATTTACATTTTTTCATACCAGAAGACTTAGCCACCTTAGCACCCTTCTTAGCAATAACACCACGACCTTTTAAGATGTCAGCTTTAGTAACCTTACCATCTTTATTTAAGTCTGGGAAAGATTTACCATCTTTAGCTTTCTTAATAGTCTTGCCATTTTTAGCTTTACCAGCAGCTTTCTTCTTCATGGCTTCTTTACCAAATACAGAAACTTTATCTAACTCAGCAGCTTGTTTTCTACCAATCTCATCTAATTCAGATTTCTTGTACATTTTACCAGTCATTTCACCAGCCATCATCTTAGGAGCTGTTTTCTTAACAGCTGTACCTTTTTGTGCTTTTTTAATTGTTGCCATTTTTACTTAGATTTACGCTTTGCAGCTATTTTTTTAAATGTTTTTGCTAATGTTTTAGCCTTACCTGTACAACCTTTCTTAGTGATTGGTGTACATTTACCTTCTGTACCACGCTTCTTGATGGAAGCTGCAGCTTTCTGCATCCATTTACCATCCTTAGCCTTACCACCATTTTTCATATTAGACAACTTCTTCAAGTCTATAGGATCAATGTCTTTAGCTCTTGTAGAATCAGAAGGATTGTTCTTGATATTAAACAAGTTTCTATTTCTTGCTGAACTTTCAGTAGGACTAGTAGTCTTATAATATCTAGGACCATCTGGTGTATTAGTTTTGGTAACTACATTATAGCCTTTAGCATCTTTGTAGACACTTTCACCATATTGGGCTTTCTTGATTTTCTTTTTAATCGCTGCCATTATTTCTTCTTTTTAGAAACTTTAGCACCAGATTTAGCTTTACCAATAGTTCTTTCTTGAACTTTAGTCCAAGCACCTTTAGGATCTACCATACCAGCTTTCTTTGATTTTGCACCAACACCAGCTGCTAATTCTTTTTTAACCTTGCCACCATTTTTTAATCCTAACTTATTTTTAACTGCAGCACCTGTTTCTTTTATTTTTTTGACGATATTAATATCTTTTTGTTTTGGATTATCCCTTTCTGTGGCTCCTCCAAAAGTAGATACATATTTACCTACAGCTTTTACAGCGTCCATTCCTGTTTTTTTCTTAGTTGAAGTACCAGATTGTGCCTTTTTGATAGGCTTTTTAATAGTTGCCATTATTTTTATTTTTTAGATTTTGATTTAATCTTTTTCTCTTGTTTTAACATAGCAGCTGTAGGTTTCTTTCCAGATCCTTTGTTAGCTCTGATGTTATCCCACAAACCACGTTGTGAAACACTACCATCTTTACGTTTAATCATTTGTTTTGCCATGTTAACAATTCCATTTACGAAGTTAATTAATCAAATACATCAAATTCTTGATTGACATATTCATTATATTCTTTAATATCATCTGATTCTAAACTATTAGCTAGAAGATATATCCTAGCAAACTCTAAAAGATCAGGATCATCTCTAAAGTGACCAAGTCCTTTATTACAGTGATTGCAGAGCATTCCTCTTATTGTGTTTGTTTTGTGACAGTGATCTACAACTAAGTCTTCTTCTGAACCACAAATTACACATTCCTTAACAGTTTCTATAATTTCTTTTAAGTCTTTATCAGAAATCATAGATCTATACAATCCTCTTCTTGTTTCACTTCTGTAAGAAGCTCTACATTCTTTGCACCAACTATCAAAACCAGACTTAGTTTTGTTATGTAAAGGAAAATACTCTTTAGTAAGAGGCTTTTCAACAGCACATTTGGTACATTTTTTATTTAGCAGTTCCATTTTCTTAAAGCTAATGCTTTTCTAGTAGGTTTACCATTAGGTTTCTTCATAGGTCCTTCTACTCCTGACATACGAGCACAAAAGCTTTTTCTTCTTTTAGCGTCCTTAGAACCAGGTTTAAGCTTTGAAGGCTTAGTTGTAACAGCAGTTTTTAGTTTAGAACCTGGGTTAGCTCTTCTATAAGAAGCTACACCTTTAGCATTAAGACCACCTGATTCAGATTTGCCTTCTTTTCTTTGCCAAGCTGGAGATACTTTACCACCTTCTTTAAGAGTAGAGCCTTTAAACTCTCCTTTCTTTTTAATCAAAGGACCATTTGGAACCTTTGTAGGTTTTTTTACTGTTGCCATTATAAGCTATTTTTAGGAGCATCATTTGCCTCCTTAGCTATTCCAGTTTCTACAGCCTTAGCCAAAACATGTTCTACAAGATCTGATGCTTGAGCAGCTTGGAACAAAGCCTGTGCTTCTGGAGTGCTTAAGATAGCACGAAATGCGTTTAATATTACACCAAATTCAGTTCCTGATAATTCAAATTTATCGTCCTTGCTCCAAATGTATTTCTTTGTAGGATCGAATGTAATTGTTTCAGGAGTTTCTGCGTGAAAATCTTTTATTTCTTCTGACATAATTTATGGTTTTAAGACCAAAGATATGTATTTTTCTAATATCTACCAAATTTATTTTAGCTCTGATTTGTACACCTGTCTGATGTTCCACAGATGACGATAGTTTCCTCCAGAGTGATCTCCTAGATAAGCCATACTTCCATGTTGACCATTCTTTTTTCCTCTACCAATTAATGTGTTATCAATTACCTGACAAAACACTTCGTTAATCATCATTAATGCCCCCTTACAATTCTCTGTAGAATAATCAAATGCTTTTCCTAATGCACCTGGACCTGTACAATCTACAGGATGTACACCATAATGTTTTGATTTACAATTACTTACTATAATATCAATAGCTTTTTTCAAATTCTTATTACCTGGTGGAGCATAAAACATGCTGCAGGAAACATATCTATCTATTGTGTCTTTAAAAAATATTGGTTTACCATCAACATACTTATCTATACCAGGAAGAATAGAAAAACTAACATCTAAATACCATCCACCATGAATATATATAATTGCAAACTTAGCTAAGTCTGCTTTAAACGAGTATGGGATTAGTTCATCATAAGCCCAGATTACATCTGGTTCAAAGTTATTCTCTAGTAGTTCTCTTACATCAGCGTCATTCCACAGCCTATGTTCATAATTAGCTTTTACTTTTTCTATCTTATCAAGTGCTACTGGAGATGGGTTGTTGGTTATATATACTTGGTGTATCATTTTATTATCACTGGTTCGTTATCTAAATATCCTGTGTAAACAGAATGGTGTCCTCTAGTTATACAATCGTATGTCAATCGTACAGCATCGTTACACTCAAACTCTAAATATCCATCTTGATATAAATGTTTAGTTTCAAGAATTGCTCTACTGTAACATAGAGGTCCTGTAACACCTAAAACATCAGTTTTAATATCTAAGTTGGGTCTTTTTCTGTAGTTACGTACATTTTCTTTAATACGTTGTATCACCTTCTCTAATATTGGATGACCAGGTTCAGCCATTATATGCCAATTCTGAAACTCACCAAGCTTATATCTAAGTGTGTCAGCATGCCAACGATGACACCAATGTCCTGTAATAAACTTATAATTCTCAGCCCATTCAGTTAGGTCTCCTTCAGGAGCACTTTTAATATCAAAATAGAATCCCCCCACCTTATATATAAGTAGGTATCTAAATAGATCAGCCCTTGCCATACCAAGCTTTGGATTAATCATGTTATACATGTCCAACATTTCTTGGTCGTAGTTTTCTTTAATGAAGTTGATTATATCTTCATCATCGTATAACCTGTATTCAAATGTAGGACAATTGTCCTTTATTCTAAATACTACTTCTTGTAGTTCTAATGGGAGATTTTTAGTTTTGTATGTTTGATGTATTATCTTAGGTATCATATTGTTGGTTTACTTATTTATAAAAGTAAGATAATGATCTTTCCAATCTACATTATTTGGATTATCTAGTTCTGTTGGATAAGTTGCTGTGTCAACTTGTACATCTTTAACTATTGCTTTAGAAATGAAGCTAAGTTCGATTACTTCTGGTATAGCATACCCTTCATAGTTAAAAGTCCCAGCATAGTTATTACCATGTACGTGACATAAATAGAAATGTTTGTTTAGATTTTCTATAGCAGCTATAAATCTATTTCTAAAGTTTTCATCAGATACCATGTGGAATTCTATAACTAAACCTGAACAAACATCTGCAAGTCTTTCGATGTCAGTGTTTTCTAACCATTCGTATTCATAGCATTCAACATCCACTTTTAGTAACACCTTTCCAGATATACCAAGTTCTTTATAGTGATTTAAAAAGTTATCTGTTTGCTCCTGAGGGGTTCCAGATAATCCTTTTTTATACCATGTAAACAAGCTAGGATATTCTGTATGAATTCCTTCTATGGTGTGATCATACCCATACACTTTCTTGTTAGTAAACTGTATGTAATGTTCATCAAATGTGATGTCGTTATTTATTCCATAACTAAACAAACATTCACTGTCTTGTAATAATTGCTTAGGAAGAACATACCCCCCATCATTGGTTCTTCCAAGTCTAATCTTTTCTCCTACATAGTAGGGCTTTAGTTGGTTTATCATTGGTTATAATTCTATATCAAATACTATTGTTGCTGAGCTTTTGATGCTCTTGCTCAAATTAAGTTTGAGTTGCAACACATTATGAAACTTTAATAGCTCCTCCAATAACATCTCGTTGTAACGAGGTACTGATGTGGCTATTCTAAAGTGATAAGATTTAGGATGCTTTGTTATCTCTACGATAGCTAGCTCATCCACTGAATCTATAATTCCTTCCAAGTGAGCAAAATAAGCCATTTCGTTATCTTGCATCACTTGAGGAAAGTATTTTTTACTAATTTGCATTAGGACAAAGTTAATAAGTATTTAGTTTTAGCTGCTTCACCACTTAAGGCATCAGCTAGGTTACATATGTCATGAAAGTTATTTGCTTCACCATAACTCTTTAAGTTACTAGCAAAGTCCATAAGAGCTACTACCACTGCTGTTGAGTCTGCAGCAGTTAATGGCTCTATCTTAAATACACCAGGACGCTTACCTGTATAACCCATCAACTTCTCTATAACACCATCTTTGAAATCATGTACATAATCGTACAATCCTCCAAGAGCTTGATGTTCAGCATAACTCTTTGTCTGCCAATGTAATAGATGTAATTGCTCATGGAAGTGTGTAAGCTTTCCAGCTATTGTTTCTAAATTTAGTTCTCCTGATTTCATCATTTCCTCAGGGAATAGGGATTTTGCCATTATATATTATTTAAGTGTTGATTTGTTAACATTGTACTAATTGACCTGCACTAGCAGCTACGTTTACATGAATGGTTTGTGAATATGGAGGACTTGGTGGTAACACAGTGTAAACATATGGATTTGAAATACCACAATATGTATAATAAGGTCCTTGATCACCAATTCCAAAATTTATATCATTATCTGACATATCTGTTACAGCAATATACGTATTATATCCAACAAAACCTGCTGCTATTGGAGCATATAGATTACCATTTGGATACCCTCCAACATAACTTGAAAATATACTGTACCAACTTACACCATCTAAACTATACTTAATTTTAAATGGAGTTGATATACCATCTGTTTCGTAGTGTAAATAACCATCAATACCAGTGTTACCTGGTGGTGGAAAGTATATTGTTGTAGTAGTTGTAGTAGTAGGTGCAATTGTTGTAGTTGTAGTGGTTGTACATTCTGTACAAGGTTGTGGATTCTCAAATATCACTCCAGTAGAAGCTGCTATTCTAATAGAAGAAATAACACCATTGTTATCTGTAGCAAACCATCCATCATTAACTCCACTATAAGGAGAAGTTAAAGCTGGATCATTGTAAAGAACAGAACCTAATGTTAATGTACTTACATTAGAATAGAATGTTACAAAAGGACCATTTGGATAATTTGTACAAGCAATACATCCTGATGTATAATTAGGAATAAGATTGGTATAAAAACTATATACAGCTTGAGTAGTTGTTGTACTAGTAGTAGGAACTGCAGTAGTTGTACTTGTAGTTGTAGAAATAGGAGGAAGTGTTGTAGTGGTTGTGGTAGTTATACCATTACCTCTATACTGTGCATTAATTTCAAGCCATGTTGTTTGGCTATTGTTATCTCCTGGTTCTTTTGTTAGCAACACAAGGCTGCTTGGGACAACACGATTGAAATAATCTATACGAACAAAAGCTCTCAACACATTAGTGCCTGAAGAGCCTGTCCAGTTAGTACCTATTACATTACTAACAGCTTGCCAGTTACCCACTTTTGGTGGTTTAGCACTTATGATAGGACCACCAGCGACAATGCGTCCCTGGTGATCATATCTTACATAAGCTATATTGCCATTTCTTCCTAGCATATTATTTTATTAACAACTTTCTTGAACTCCATTATTATATCCTGCTGAGCCAGATTGAACAGTAATGTAAACAACAGAAGGTGAAAAAGAATCTTTAACTCTTAATGATACACCAGGATCAATTCCAAATTGAGCCCATGTATATCCTGGAGCCAATGATACGTCCCCAGCTGTAGCTATACCATCAGGGAACACTATAGGTAAATTAAATTGACCTTCATAAATACAAATATTACCTGAAGGACCAAATCGATAATCTGCATTATAAAAAGTCAACGCTTGTGTTGTAGATGTTGTTGTTGTAATATTACCTCCAGATGTTGTAGTAGTTGTAGTAGTTCCACTACTAGGATTACAACAAAGATCTGCATTGATTTGTCTCCAATTGCCCACTTTGGGCTTGCTTGCTCTAAATATAGGACCAGCTGTAACAACAGTGTTGGTTCCATCATATCTAACCCAAGCTTTTAATTTGCTTTGATTTGCCATTTTATTTTATATTTTTATAAAAAGCACACCATGAAGATGTGCTCTATTTATTATTTAATTAACAAGCTGTATAACTATCAATTGTATTTCCAAATGGACCACTCATAGTACACACTTGATCTTGAGCTGCAAAGTATATGCTAAGGTATGTACCATTTGCTACTGGATTATAAATAACACTTAATCCTGCATCCATAAATAAATTAACACCTGTGTTTAAGCTTGGTGTATTAGCATATACAGTTATCATTGGATTAACTCTAGCACAAGCATCTCCTGGAGATGATGCACCATATGCATCAAATGAATACACAGGAAGTTCTGTAGTAGTTGTAGTAGTTGTTACTTCTGAACAATTTAATACACTTAATACACCACCTGCACCAACAACATAGTTAATCATCATTCCTCCTTCATAAATTACCCATCCTTCGTACAAAGGAATAGTTAATTCTGCATTTACATACACAGTAACACCTGCTGTTAATACAGGAGATGCTGAGTAAAATGTAACATCACCACTTGTTGTAGTAGTACATGCATCAAATGCGTTTGTCCAATATCCTCTTATAAACGCTGTTGGAGTTACACTAATTGTTGTGGTTGTTGTGGTTGTTCCACTGTCAGTGCAGCATAAGTTTTTAGTGATTTCACCCCATCTTCCATTCTTGGGTTTCTTCTTTCTAAAAACAAGGCTACCTGAAACTACTCTGCCACTACCATCGTAGCGAACAAAAGCTTTTAAATCTTTAAGTTTTACACTTCCCATAATAATTGTTATTAGGTTAATAGTTTAGGTTATATTTGTTTTTTAAATCAATAAGTCGAGACAAGTAATAATGTGTACAAAACTTCTTACTGGTTTCATCATTCATTACCACTTGTAAATGAGGATCTAGGAAAGGATCTGCACCTTGGTGGTACTTACCTTTATAAAATGCTGGATAGCCATTAGCTGTATCACTAACGATTCCTGCATTGTGAAATATGCCAACTTCTTCTACTCTTTGAATTGGATCACTAGACCACGCAAAAGCCATTTCAGGAATGTTCTTTGCTTCTTGTTTCCTATACCAAAGATTCCATAGAACAGCCCACATATCAGCACACCAGCTTTGAAAACCTGTATTCTCATCTTTGAAGAACTCTCTGTTCACTTGCATTAAAAATGTTCTAATGATCAGACAGTCTTGTAGCACCTTTTCCCAGAAGTCAGCATCTACATTCTTCAGCAGATACTGTGCTCCTCCTGAGTGTTGGTTGTGTTCCTCAGCAATCGCTCTGCTGATTCCACACATCTCTGCTAACTCTCCAAGAATATCTCTCTTCTTATACTCTTCTAGCTTCTCAGGCAAGACTTGGTGTATTTTACTATCAAAATATGAAGCGTTGATGTAGCTGTTTGTATCAGACAAATAACTAACATCGTCATTTAAATAAGCATCTAAATTAAACTTAGGAGTTAACACTGTATCACTATCACAATAGAGAACAGCTTTATCCTTCATCTCTGGGTGCTCAGCAAAGTATCTCTTTAATACATAAGGACGTAGGATAGGAATGTATGTTCCTAAGAAATTACTAATCCCATCAACGTCTTTGTAAAAAACAAACTCAGCCTCAGGGTAAAGATCTACAACTTGTTTCCACTTTGTATTTTCTTCCCTGAAGCTGGGTATGAATATTAATACTATTGCTTTATCTGAATGTCCTAGCTCTCTTAAGCTCTCTAGCCACATATGCACTTGCCATGTGTAATAGGTATCATCTGGTTGAGCACAGATAAATTTAAGATCCTTCATATATGTAGTTTGTTGGTTTGTTTGTTTGTTTAACTATCTAAAATTAGTTAGTCAGAACGTTCCATCCACGTCCTTGTAAAATAGTTCTAGCATCTATTCCTACTTGAGAAGGAGCAGAATTGCTTCCACCATATAAATATAAAGTTCCATTTGATACGTTAGTTGTACCATTTGTACCATCTAAACTAGCCCATAGTGCTAAGATACCATCTACAGAAGCTTGGCTAAGAGCACATCCTTGTAAGTCAATTTGTGGATTGTTACCATTACCATTATATGTTTTAGTCACTCCTACTGTACCAAGTTGGAAATTAGTTAATGCATAATTTGAATTAAATGTTAAAACATATGTATTAATAGTCTCAACGTTTGGTAATTGGAACGTTGTTAAAGCATTACTATATGAAGTAATTGAAAATCCATTTGAAGAGATTGTAGTTACAGAAGGTAATACAACTTCAGTAAGATCTCCTGCATTCTGCAAATTCATAGAAAACTCTTCTAAAACAGGGAAAATAGTACTTGTAATTGAAGATATTCCTAAATAATTTAAATTTACAGTTAGTCTAGCAGAGGTTAATGCTGCGAACGATACACTTGTCGTTGTAAATGAACTATTTGCTCCTAAGGTTAATCCATATGATCCTATAGTTACTAATTTTGGAGCACTAATTGTAGTCAATACTGCGTTAGAAGTTAAATTCATTCCATCTGCATATAGTAACTCAGGTAAATCTATTGTTTGTAAAGAAGAAAAATTACCAATGTTTACACTAGATGCATTAGCTAATGTTGGAAAAGCAATAGAGCTTACTGTAGAAGAAGGATTGCCAGAAAAGTAAATGTTTGCATAAGAAACAACTGGTATTGATTGTGCTCCTGTTGCAGTAGCAGAATAATTTGCTCCAATACTATAGTTAACAGTACCACTTGTTCCTAATTGACCTACTGTTGTAATATCTAATGTACCAAAACCACCTGCTGCTAAATCAGCAATAGCTTGTGCTGTTGTTTTTACTGTAACATTGCTTTGTACAATTGCTACTTCTTCAGATCCAGTTAACGATGCTGCTGAAGATAATTGACTTATTTTTACGTTTGCCATTTTATATTTTTAATTTAATATGATAAAATCATTATTCTCAGTGATTAACTGATCATTGTTTTCTGTTGTCAAATAACTAACAGCAAGTGTTGTTGTAGTGGTTGTTGTACCAACTTGAACGTTTCCTGCCACTTGTATCAACTTCTCTAATTGCTTAGATATGCTCCAAAGCAGCTTAGCCTTTTGACTCCATCCTATTTGTTGACTTGGTATTGCCATGTTGTTATAATTTAAACGTTACCCATTTGTAATGATCCTTCTGTTCCTGCAAATGGATTGCTTGCAGAGTATGTTGCTCCAGAGTTTGTAGCATTATGATTATTACCACTGTTATCAGTTATCTGTGCATTTAAGTCTGTTCCTTGGAAGATTAATAACTTAGTTCCCATAAGATTAGGTAAAGTAGAAGTTGGTACTGTGAATCCAGCAGTGTCATAAACTTGAGTGGTAGTCCATCTGAAGTTAGTAATCAATCCATTGAATCCTGAACTAGGCTCATTACCATATCCAATTGTCAATGGTAAACCTTGGCTAGAGATAGATCCACTATAAGGAGCACTATTTACTACATTACCATTTACAAACATATAAGCTGTAGATCCTACTCCCATTACACAGATATGAGTCCATTGTCCTGGAGTGAATGTAACTCCTGTAGCTAATAAAGGTGAATTGTTTGCCCAGAAATATAATGAGCTTCCACTACCTTCAATAGAGATAGCATTAGGAGCAGGGTATGCACCAAAGCTATATGGACGAGGGAAACCACTAAAGTTAGTTACATTAACAAACATCTCAATAGTGAAGTCTCCTACAATATCAAAGTCTGTACTAGCAGCAATGCCTACATAACCTGGAGGAGCTTGATTTACAAGAACTGTCCATCCTTTACTTTGTAAATTTGCTCTAGCTGCAGAACTGTTTTCTGTAGGAACAGCATTTGTACCACCAGATAAATCTACATATCCATTCTCTACAGCACTACCAGCTAACCATTGTAATGTATAATCTACAGCTGTTTCTGTAAGAGCATTGCCACTAAGAGAAACGTCATTAAGAGATGCTTCAGGTAATGTGATTGATGTAATAGCATTACTAGAAAAATCAAAACCTGTAAGATTATTAAATGACGAGTCTGATATATCTATAGCTCCTGTTATACCACATTGATCCATATCTATCCATTGTAAACTAGTAAGTCCTGCAAGGCTAGGAATACCAGCTGAGAAATCACTATCATCAAGACGTAATTGCTCAAGAGCTGTACATCCTGTTAAATTAATAGACGTTAAAGATGGATCACCACTACCATCAATTAGTTCAGTATCACTTACGTCTACATTTGTTAATTGTGTAAGTCCAGATAGATTTACTGTCTGTAAAGAGTTCCAGTCTGCATTAAATGTTTGCAGATTAGTTAGGTTTTGTAAACCTGTTATTGATGTTATTACTGTTGCCATGTTTGTTAAGATTAATCAGTACCCCAAAAAGATAAATAAGTTACTTTAGTTGCATCACTGAAACATAATTGTACAGTGTGTGCAGTATTTTCAGCAGTGTAAAGATGCTCTATGTCTACAGCAGCACCAGTAGTGATTGTACCATTACTTGTTGTACCATCACCCCATGTAGCAGTGTATGTTATATCTGCTGATGACTCAACAGTCATTCCAAAGTTAAGTCCACCTATTGTAGTGTTAGCTACAAAATCAATACAATTTGTATTTGCTGGTGCTTGACCAATGTTATATATAACCTTAGTTAAGGTTTCCAATTGTTTGGCTATCTGCCACAGAAGTTTTTCTTCTGTTCCCCAGCCTATTTGTCTAGATGGTATTGCCATTTTATTATTATTTTAATATGTATTATCCTACATTAAATATAGAAAGGTTAACAGATGGAGATGCAGGTCTAGTTGGATTAGTTCCTTCAGCAGTTGGTAAAAGTCTCATACCAGTAGCTTGTGACCACCAATAAAACTTAAGATATTGTCCAGCAGTTAATGCAATTGTATCTGTTATTTTTGCAAGTGTCTGATCATTTTGTGCTCCAGTGGTAGTAAATGTAAATGCTGAATTAGGTACAATTACATCATCAACTGTATACCAAACAGTTACATTATAGTTTGATGCACCACCTGTAAATGCAAGTTGAAGAGCAATACTTAAAAAGTAAGTTCCTGCATTAGTAACATTAACTCTATTATCTGGTCCTAATGTAAAACCATTTGCAGCCTGTGTTGAACCAATCAACACCTGATTAGCTACAGTTGCTCCACCATTAGTTTGTAATGTAGAATCAAAAAAAGTTGCAGAATAAAGATTGGTGGTAGGACCTGGAATACCTTGTATTCCTTGCACACCTTGAATTCCTTGTTCTCCTTGTGGTCCCTGAATACCTTGTGGTCCTGGAGGTCCTTGTAAATCACCTACATCTTCCCAATCATTTGTTGCTGTATTCCAAACATACAAAGAACCATCTGACTCGATGATCCATGCTGTACCAGCTGCACCAGGATCTCCACCAGCACCTGCATAGAATGCAGATAGGTCAGGATAAGATCCTAACACTGTAAGTGCAGCACCTGTTTCACCTTGAATTCCCTGAGGACCTTGTACACCCTGAGGTCCTTGAGGACCAACAGGACCTTGTGGTCCAACAACTGTTGAACTAAGAGATATAATTAAATCATCAAGATTTAACCATCCTTTGTAGCCTTTGGCTACTTTTTCCCAAAAACCTGTCTTAATAAATGTAGGCATAATAACAAAGATATGTTGTTTTTTAGTATATACAATGACTTACTAAAAATTTAGTATAACTAAAATGATTAGAGATTGTATAACTGAATTGATTATAAATTAACCTTACTACCAACCACTGCAAAGAACAGCATTGGAATAGAAGGATCTGTGCTTACACTAGTCTTTAGACCAGTGTTGAACTTAAACCTTTTTGTAATTGAATAGTCCATACTGAAGCCTGTAAGGAACATCATATCTTCACTTATTGTAAAGGTGTTATCCTTTATTCCATAAGTTACAGGGCTCCCAGAGATATATAGGTCAGGAGATATGGTCAAGCGTTTATTGATTTGAAATGGTTTAGTGTAAAACACTAATAAAGAATGACTTGTAGTGAACTGCTCAGGTGTTTTTTGAATACTCACTGTAGCATTGATACCAGTCACACCCCACTTTCCTAGAGGATATATCTGTGCGTATGTAAGAAAACCAAATGTGTTACCAAATGCATGTACTAATGTAGCACCACTGTTATCTATTCTTGATAACTTACCATCATCAAAGTTCATTTTAGTGTAGCGTCCACTAAGAGCAAACTGTTGTAAGTTACTCCATACCATTCCTGTCACTCCCCAACTCACATCTCCAGCCATGGATGTTTGAGATATACCACTAGTTACAATTAAGTTAACTGAGTTATCTAATGTTTGTCCTGCTGTAAGATCAGAGTTGAATAGTATGGGATTCATCTTAGCTTGTGATTTACCACCCCCCTTACTGCTAGACTTTCCTCCAGATTTAGACGAACTCGAGGAACTTTTAGACGAACTTCCTCCAGAACTACTTGATTCTGAACTACTTGTAGTTTCACTGCTAGACGAAGTACTAGACGAACTAGCAGCACTAGATGCTGCAGCACTTGCAGCTGAGCTAGCAGCAGAGGAAGCTGCTCCACTAACAGCAGAACTTACAGCTCCACTTACAGCTGATGAGACAGCAGATGCTGTAACAATTGTAGAAGTTTGTGTTGCTTGAGCCACTGCACACGCAGAAAACTTTTTGTACTCTTCGTAAACTTGATTAATCCAGGCTTGAAAAGCCCCACTATAAACATCGTTAGCTGTAAAAGCTTTAGATTTATTATAAAAAACAACAATGGTAGAGCCAGAAAGAGGTATACTAAAAGTGCTAACAACTTTAGTGCAAGGGTCTGTAAAAGTTTGTATAAGAGTTTGAGAATACGCATATACTGGTAGTATTACTACTGTTATTAGAATTAAAATAAACTGTTTCATTATTTAGTGAAGATTCCTTTTTTAATCATACGATCAAGGATTCTTGCACATGCTACATCTAACGCTTTCTTTGTTGCTATAGAGATGGTTGATTGATTAAATTTTACAGGGTCAAGACTAGCATCTGATAATCCTGAGGTCTCTTTAGTAGTTTTAGCTTCACCTAGTCCAGAGCCAGAGAATACAACTCCAGTCTCAGCATCAGTGAATCTCACCTGAAGACCAATACGTGTAACCATTAACTGACTAGTAGCCAACTTAGCTGATACAGTTTCATCTTCTGATATACTGTAGTCATAGCATTCTATAGTTACAAAGTATTTAGCTAGTCTAATCTTTCCTCTTCCATCCAACTTATCTTCAGAGATTCCTGCTTGGCTGGCTTGAAACTGCTTAACCATTCTGTTTTTGATTTCTGTCTTATCTTCTGTAAACTTGAACCTGTTAAGGTTTTCAAGGTATTCCATTGAAATATTGGCAACACCAAGTCCCACTCTCTTTTCTTTAAGTTCTGGATACATTTCATACATTTCATCATTGATGCCACATTTAAGTATTTGAATAGGAATCTGAGGACCATCGTAATCTAGGAAGTCAGAAATGTCAATAGACTTCTCAAAGCTAGCTTTATACTGCTCTGTAGAAGTCTTTGCCAATTGTGCACTTGTTACATTTATATATAAAAAGGTAACAAGAAATATCAATAAATATTTCATTAGTCTTTTATTTTACCACATTTGATACATTCGTAATCGCCATCAGAATCTACATCAGCAAAGATGTGATCACATTGTCTATGTGCTCCTAACTCGTGTTCAAGTTTAAGTTTCTCCATAGCTTGCTCATGCTCTTGTTCATCAAGTTCTAAAGCTTGTCTATGTTCTTGCTCATCCTTTTTAAGTTCAAAGTTTTGTTTATTCTCTTCTTTAGCTAACTCTCTAGCTGCAGCAGCACCTGCTACAAATGCATCAGGGATGATTGGAGCTACAGGTTTGTTAGATTCTTTCATGTCGTTAGTATGAGACAAGGTAACACCATCTTCCTCATCCATCTTCTGTACTAACATCTTATCCTTGTCAGTATCACTGAACCAGTAGTCAATGATTTTACCATAAGAGCCAATGAATGCACCAAGCATTAACATCAACAACTCTTTCCATTCTGCAGCAGCAGATATATTATTGTTAAGAGCTAAGAATATACCACCTATAATTAATAAGAATCCACCCAATACTAATCCTGTGATGTACCATCTACGTAACATCATAGCATTTAATAACTCTTTGAACCCTGAAGGTTGTTCGTTTACTTTCTCAGTTGGTTTTGATTTAAATAAGTCCATACGTTTGCGATTGTTTCTTGGTTTTGTTTTACTAGCTCAGCTTTTTTTATACCAGATCTTCTAGATCTCTGAGCAACAGGTTTTGCTTTTTTCTGTGCCATAGATTACCACTTTGGTGCTTCTTCTTTAAATTCATCACCCTCTTTCTTCTTAGGAGCAGGTGCAGGTTTAGCTGCAACTTCTTTCTCCTTGATGATAACTGTCTTACCACCACCAGCTGCTTGAGACTGCTGATTAGAGTTTGTGATGTTAATTACTGGAGCAGCTGCTGGAGTTACTTCTTTCTCATCTCCACCACCTGTTAATTTGTTTGTTACAAAGCCACCTACAGCTAATGTAATTGTACTAACTAGACCTATGATAATGTTCTTAATAGAGGTGCCAGTTGATTCTTCTTTTTCTTCTGCCATGTTGATTATTTTTTAATGGTTATTTGACGTTTATATTCTTTACCAGATATATCAATTAATACAACTGAGTAGTCTCCAGAATTAACATCTGAGTAGTCTAACTCTTTGATTACCAAGTCTTTATCAGCTGTAAATCCTGTAGCAGATTTAACATCTCCTTTAAGATCAATTAACTGCAAAGAGTATTTGGCTCCAGTAGTAACTGATAAATTAGCAATCACCTTTCCTGTAGATATAGGAGGATTGATACTGTTGATCTGTGTCACCTTAGCTTGTACACCAAGTTCGATAGTTGGTGTAGATGCAACCTTTGTGCAAGCAAGGAGTAACAATATAGATAGGAGATACACTCCAAATAGTACTGATAGTTCTTTCATTAGAAATTATTATATCCTGTTAATTTAATTTGTGTAGTGTTCAACTTAATTCCCAATTGGTTACCAGACATGTCTGATGCATCCATATTAGAAGTCACTTTGATATATGAGTTGATGTCTAATCCATTTTGTAATGTAGAGAATAACACTTTAAATGGTACACCTCCTGGGTATGGGATAGCTACATTCTTATCTACAGCACCAAACTTAACTCTACCTGGTCCATGGGAAGCAAATACTAACCACATAGGAACTTCTGCTGTAACAGATTCAAACTTCACTTTAGTCTCATCGTATACAAACTCAAATTGTAATCCTGACATGCTAGCCCCTTTACCATCTACAGCCACTGGTACAGTGAACTCATTACCAGTTACAGTGATGTTATTAAGACTCACTTCTATAGTTGTATTTGGTTTAGGTGTATTCACAGCTGATGAGTTTAAACTGAATGATTGTATTGTTCCATCAGGTTTAACCACTTGTGAGCTATGTGATCTATTGATGTCTCCAGGGATTAAGTATTTAAGTCTTAAGTCTTGAGCCACTGTAGATGTTTTAAATCTAGCTCCATATAAGTTAGCTTGTTTCCATCCTGCTGGAGATAATGTATCATAATCATTTGCCAATAGCAAAGGGATATTATATAACGTTTGTCCAGCAATAGGCTTTACCACTGTATCTACAGCTATCACTTGAGCAAATAATGCTGTAACATCGTTACCATCAAACTGTTTGTTCATTATAATATCAGAAGCAACCCAGCTAATTCCAGACTTGAAGTTAGCATTAGTGAATGTGCCATCTAAGTTTTGTTTAACAAACTCATTCTGAGCTGATGTATAATCACTTATACTTACAGCTTTATTTAAGTAAGAAGGTATGCTATCACTAGGAATTGTAGCAAACACTTTATATACAGTGTTAGGAGTTAACTCAGATCCTAAGAAGAATGTACCATCAGGTCCAGGAGTAACTTGTGCTTTTACAACACTGGTTGCTGAGTCTACAAACATTAACTTAGGAACAATGCTTGATACATCCACTTGTCCATTAACTAATGCATTAGCACTAGGTATAGGAGTGATATAAGAGTTACGAGGCTTAGGCATAAACACAGTGTTATATCCTGTGTATTGATTTCCATAAGATTGTGCAGCGTTAAAATACACTGAGTCATATGCAAATCCAGCATCAATGTTCTCCACCTTAAATCTTAAATAAGCAAGATCGCCATCTACAAGATTTGCTGTAGAGGCTGTATTCACCCATATACGATTGATAGCTTTGATACCTCCTTGTGAATAGTTATACTGAGCATAGTTAAAGTTGGTAATACCATCTGTAGTTGTGTTGTATATATTCTTATTGAATGTATAGCCAGGATAGTATGCATTTTGAAACGTAGCTGATGCTCCTTGTGGAAGAGCTGAACCTTGGGCTCCAGCTGTAGGGAATACAATATCAATAAAATTGATAGCTGTAATCTGATGCTCGAAGTCTAAATAAAAAGATCTTGCTGAAGAATTGTTGTTCTTATAAGCAAGAGCTAATTGTACAGTGTCTCCTTTTTTAATAGCCCCACCACGAATGTTTACGCTTTGTTCTGTAGGACGTAATACTAATTCAGGGATTTGAGCATAAGAAAATGTTACAATTATATTTAAAATTGTAACAAGAAATAATAGTTTCTTCATTTATAGTAGTTTGTTTACCAGCGAGTTACACGCTTTCTTTAAAGCAATTGATAAGTTTTGTTGGTTAAACTTTCCACCTTCGTCTATTAGGAGTGTGGAAACACTCGTTTCATCTGCAGATTCTTCAACAAGAGCTTTGCGAATGACTTTACCATCTTTAATAATCGTTCCATATAATCTGATTACAACTGATTCTTTATTAGAATGCATCACAGAGAAGCTAGATTGAGTCTTCAATACATCTAAGTATACAACATCAATGTCCAGTCTAATGTCTGAAGCATGGTCAATGTCATATTCCTTGTCTTGTATCACTTCTTCTACGATGTTCTTGATACCAAACTCAAGGTTACGATTACCAACCAGTGGTCCCATCTTCACCTTGTTAGTAATATTACCTATTGCTACAGATTTGTTTTGGTAACTGATGTTTCCAGGAATAGAAATAAAAGAACCATCAAGTGTATGAGATAATCTATTACTCACACGTCTAGGAACGTCACTACCTGTAGCAGACAATATTAACATTGTAGTTTGAAATGTCATAGCTAATACCACCCAGGTACAAGCTAGATATACTATCCCTAAGAATAATTTACTTTCCTTGCCCACGATATGGTTTTTTGTTTTTATCTTTTGGTCCTGATGTTTTAGTTGCTTTACCACCTTTGCGTTTTCCAAAAGTGATTTTCATTCTGTCAGAGCCACCTTTTGCTTTTGCCATGTTGGTTTATTTTAATAATGAATAATATTCGTTAAAGTGTTTAATACGATCAGGTAAACCAATTGTACCACCATTCACACGCTTGGTAATCATTGTTACCACTTCTATAGCAGCACCCTTGTCAGCTAACTGATTCAACTTGTTCTTGTTCCAGAACCATGCTGCAGAAGCCAAAGGATATTTGGTAGCTACTAAGTCAGGGTTCTCTAATATACTATCTTCAACAGCATCATCAAATGCCTTATAGTTATCACGTCCTGTTAACTGTATGAATCCTCTTCCTCTGAACTTATACCCATCACCAGACGCTTCGTTACCATTACCCATACGACCACCATACACTCTGTTAGCAATCTTCTGTGGTTTCTTAGCATAGTCTAAAGCTAGAGCTTCACTAGGAAAATACTTCTTGAATATACCCTGTAAACCTTTAGCTGAGTAGTTTAGATTCTCTTGTGTGATTCTAAAGCCACCAGACTCATGACCACATTGAGCTAAGAAATGAGCTAGTCTTAATGGTGTGTTAACAGCAAACTTCTCCTGGATACCAGGGATTTGATTAATTACACTATCAGGAACATGTCCTTTTAATTTACTTAGATCCATCTTTTTTCTTTTTTGTAGCAGGCTTCTTCTTTTTAGCAGGAGCCTTCTTTGGTTTTTCTTCTACTACCACTTCAACCTTAGGTTCAAGCTTGTAGATTTCTTCAATTGATTCTTTCTTAACTTCTGCATATGTAGCAGCAGGTTTTGTAGAGAAGAACGCTTTGATAGCTTCGATGATTTTTTTCATGTTATTTGATTTTCCAATAAGAGCTTACACCAAACGTGAGTTGTTCACCAATGGTTGAGCCTACGTTGATACCAACGATTTTATCTTTTTTAGATTTATAAAGAATGCCTAGATTGGCACCAGTTACTCCCAATGTTTTGTTACCCTCAATACCACCACCAAAGAATAAGTTAGCTGTTGGGGGAGCATAGTGGGTGATTGTTTTAGTTGTTGTGATTGTAGGGATCTTGTAGTTAGATCTTACAGAACGTCCTTTAATACTGTTCTGATTCACAGTGTCTGTGATAGCTACATAGCCTAGTGTATCTAATCTGATAGTATCCTTAAATTCTACAAGAGCTAAGTACTTACTTAACAAATCATTATACTGAGCTAAAAGCTTAGGATAGTTTGTGTCAGCAATATACTCTGGAGGAGTGGCAATAGTATCATGTAACACCTTGCCTTTCAATGTCTTATAAATAGTTGTGTCATGCACAGACCAACTTGTATCGTGTACAGTTACTGTGTCAGACTTCCTGTGCTTAGGAGAGCAACCATTCTTAGAGAAGGCTACATATAACACCAAGACTAATATTATACCAGTTAATAGTTTACTCATTACCTTTTGTTTTATTTATCCATTTGTCAACAGATGCAATACCAAAGCATGCAATCGTTAAGATTTTAAATGAGTCAAATATGAACTCATTCACCAACAATGGTTTGTTCATAGCCCCTGTAACTATATCAGCTACAGCAAAGATGATCATCATAATGAACGCTGCAAATCCAATTACAGCCTTCTCATTGATTGAGTTGCTATCATTAAATAGATCGTGGAAGAACTTTTTCATTCTTAGTTTTTAATTCGTTATTAGGAAGAATTCCTACTACTTCTCTCACTACAGATACAGGAGGAAGTTGTGCTGGATAGCTAGCTGATTTATACACCTGTCTTTCAAGGTTATCAATCCTGGTCTTGTCTATATTAGACTGAGCCATTAACGCTTTAACGTCAGCTTTAATCTCATTGACATCGTTCCAAATTAGCATAGCTAGGATGGAAACTAAACTTGGGAACACCCAAACTTTAAAGGATTCAATTGTAGGACTACTCTTTGTCATTGTGTTACATGGGGGTAAAATAAAATACTCTCCCTGCCCACTGTTCAGTAGGTATAGGAGAATATGTAGTTAAACGTATATTAAGGGGATTGTAGACCAGTTTGGTCTAAGCACAAAAATATGGTAAATTTTTGATATAGCCAAATTTATTTTTTATACAGTACCATACCAGATTCCCCATTCTATATTGTATGTAGAACCTGGTTGTGCTGTAAAACTATATGATATAGCTGTAAAATCGCAAGTGGTATTTGTATTAGCTACCCTTACACCATTTACATTTATGAAAGAATATATAGGTTGACAAGGACAAGCTCCATAACCATTAGAAAACGCTGATATAGTTACAGTGGATCTACCCTTAACGTAACCTACACCATTGCCTCCAAACGTCAAGAAGGTACCAGCATCGTTACCTCTTTCAGAGTTAGTGGTTTGACTACTATTAAATGGACCATCGTAAGCACCATTTTCAGCTGTACCTTCCCACTGACCATATGAGTCCATAGACATAGAACATCCATCATACAATTGACCTGTATTCTGAGAATAGTTTATAGTGGCAGCAGGCATGGCATATCCATAAAACTCACTTATTGAGTCAGGAGTACCTTTCCCTGCTAAGGAGCTTAAGCTTCTTAGTGATCCTGTAGATACATTTAGTTCATTACGTATTTGATTTATACTTAAAGGTCCACTATTTGGTAATGCCATTTATAATAGATTTAAGTTCCTCAATTTGGTTTGCCTGTGCCTCAATCTGTTTTTGTTGTTCTTTAAATGCTTCAATAAATAATCCACTAAAGTTACCATAAGATACATTGTACATTCCATCATTATCTTGGTTAACAACTTCAGGAACTACTTGTAATGTTTCTTGAGCAATAACACCAATCTTTGTTTTTTTATCTTCAGAATCTATTCTTGTATAAGATACACCTCTTAACGCTAACACTTTATCAAGAGCGTTTTCAATAGTCTTTACATTCTCTTTTACTCTAGCATCTGAATATGCAGTAACATCTCCAGCCATTGTAAGATTACCAGACATATCCATTTGAAATCTATTACCTGCTGCAGACCATCCTCCAATTCTAAACACATTGTCGTCATCAAGACCCATGTTAATTGCATAAAATCCTCCTCTATGGAAAGACATAAATGCAGAGTTCCCACTTGTAGAATATGCTTGTAATTTAGCAGAGTTAGAATTGTTTACTGCTTGACCTCCATTGTTTGTTTGGAAGTATTGTATACCTGTCCAATAATATGAATTTCCTAATGCATAATTTAAATTATAAACATCAGTTGCTGTAGCAGCATTACCAGATATACTTCCAGAGCTTGTGATGTAACCATTAGGATTGGTGCTATTATATGGAGTGTAGCCAAGAGCACTTGTTACATCACTAGATGAAAGAGTGATTGCTCCTGTTCTAGTATTGAACGATGTTACACCACTAGCTATTGTCCAACTTCTATCAGCTGACAAATCATAAGTAGTTCCATTTATAGTTAACGTTCTGCTAGTAGGTACGTAACCACTTAAGTCTGGTGAGTAGACAGGGATATTTAAAATACCTGTAACATTACTGTATGTTGCAGGACCACTAGATCCAGTTGTTGTAAGACTAATTGCTTGTCTAGCTCTGCCAGTTGTAAAGTATTCGTAAGTTCCTTCTGGAATATTATCTGTAGTTAAACTTACAGCTCCTGTAAAACCATTTACAGATACAACAGCATCAGTGGTATCCACCTTCTGCCATTTTGTACCATCAAATATAGCCCAGTCACCAACATGCCATTCAGCAACACCATCTAAATTAGTTGTACCATATACATCTACAATGTAGTAATATCCTTTAGTACCTACACTACTAACCAACGTAGGAGTGTTTGTAGCAGCATTCCATACACCTTGATATATTGAACCTCCAATTAGACTATTGATTTGATTTTGTAACTTACCAAAGGCAGTTAATATACTATCTGTGGCAGTGATGTTTCCTCCTGTAATGTTAACTCCTGATAATATCTTTCCTGTTACAGCACTATTGTTTAATGTAACACTTGCTACACCAGGACCACTAGCTGTAGCTTCACCAGTTAAATCAGTGATGTAGTTTCCTGAAGGAGCTGGTGTATATCCAAGAGCAGTTGTTATATCAGAAGATACAACAGGAGTTGCAGACGTGATTAATCCTTTAGCGTTTGCAGCTATCTTTAAGAAGGTATTACTTGTATATACATTAGAATTAACTGTAGCTAATGTAAGTGTAGTGTTAGAACCAGTGTTACCAGTTCCAGTTACATCACCTATAAAGCTCAGTGCTCCTGAAGGAATGAATACAGCCTCAGTTGTAATTGCTGTAACACGTCCTTTACCATCCACAGTGAGTTTAGGAATGGCTGTAGAAGATCCATATTGACCAGGAGTTGAATTCACTGTTGCAAGAGTAGCAGATGCCACACCAGGACCTACAGCAATAACATCTCCTGTTAACTGAGTGATTCCTGTTCCACCAGATAATATAATGTCAGCAATAGCATCATTAATCTTCTCTAAAGCAACTCTATAGTTATCATTAGTGTTCACACCAATGTACAACAAGTTCTCACCTTCATAGATGACACACTTACTGTCGAGTATTACTGGACAAGCACCTTGGTTTGAACAATTAAGATTCATATATTATAAAGTTATATGTGTAAGGGATTGATATGCAAATAGGCATACACATTTTCCATGTATGCCTAGGTGCAAATTTATTTAAATTTAATGTAATTACAATGTGCTATAGAAACCTATTCAACATAATATAGCTATTACCTTAATCTTGATTCTTCAGTAACTCTGATGCCAAGTTCTTTAGCTATTTCTGGGAACACGTAAGGTAACACCTCATTTGTAGCTTGATATACACCTGGAACGATATTAAATGTATATTTCAAAGGATGAGCTTTTTTCATCATCTCCTCATCTCCAATAGCAAATCCATATCCTTCTGCAGCTGTGTTTGTAAAAATTTTCCAAGTCTTACTTAACAAACCTAAAGATGGAACAAGACTACCTCTGGTAATACTCTCCATTGCTAATGGGTTGTAGTAGAAACTCAATTCATCCTGAATCTTATTCATAGCTTTCATTAGATATTTGTATCTGTTTCTAGTTACATCATCTAATGAATCATCATCGTCTGGTATAGCAGCACCTGCAGCAGCAACCACAGCAACTATTCCAACTAATAATTTCAACTCTTTCACTTGATTCTCAAGTTCTGTACGCATCATGTCGTAGAACTCTTCATTCGTGATAGTCAATACCTCTCCAGTTTTTCTAAAGTATTCGTCTCTCTTAACTTGTAACATCTCATCTAATATGCGTAACCCTTCTTCTGAACCAGTAATGATGTCACGCATCTTTGTAATGTTTTTTGCACCAAGATGAAAAATAGCTTTAACAAACACTCTACCTCTACCATATTCCCACTCACCAGTTAAGGCATTCTTAGAAATATCTTTTGTACGTAATATCACTTGCTTAGGAATCCAAGTCTTAAACATCATGAATGATTTAAATACAGTGTCTCTAGCAAACGCTGCTTTATTATCTTGGCTCATTTGACCATTCAAGTCTCTGTTATATTCAGTGATGATTGCTCTAAACTTCGCCAGTTCCTCATCAGATACACCTTCTATTGTAATAGTATCGCCTTCTATTTTAACAGCCTTCTCTAAATTACTTTCTTCTTTAGCTTTAGCAACCCTTTCGTCAAATGTTTTCTCAAGAGCTTTTCTTTCAGCAGGGGTCATTTTATATTTAACAGCTCTATCTTCTCTTGCTATCTCTTGTCTAATGTTAACAATCTTACCATCTTTAATCATAGAGTTGTCTATAAAAGATAAAGCATTTGCAAGTTGGAATCTTTTCTCTGGGAAAGCATTCGTAGACATCATTACATCAGAGAATGACCATGTACTTAACCATTTACCTATACCAATCTTCTTAGCTGTCTCTCTCATCTTCTCATTGCTAATATCTTCGTTCAATGGTACTATTAAGTGCATGATAGCCTTCTTCTCTTGACTGATTGCTCCTGTAACAACTTTTCCTGTATTGCTAAGAAACTCATTGAATTCGTAATTACCCCCAGCATTAATGTAAGCTTGGAAAGCATTACCAAAACTGTTGGCTGTAGCAATCAATGGCTTTAGACCCACAGCTAGGGCTCTAACTAAAACGTCTGCATTCTTAATACCTTTCTTGAAGTTTGTAACTCTTTTTTCTGCAAGCTCTTTATCTTTGTTAAGTTTAGTTACAAGATTGCCAAGTTGAACGTTACCTAGTGATCCTGTATCTTCAGTTTGTCCATACAAGTAGTCATCTACAATAGCATTCATTAATTTAGCATTATCGTTCTTGTCACGATTAACTCTTGGAGTGTCACCATCAAATACTACCTTGTCTCCATCTACAATAATACTTCCTTTATTTGCTTCTACAGCAGCAAGAGTTAACAATGTATTTTCTAAGTTCTGTCTGTTCTCATAGCTATATAAAGCATTAACCCATAATGATGCCACCTTATTTAAATCTTTAGATAAAGCTTCTACAGGTTTAGATGATCTTGTAAAGTATCTAGGAATTCTTCTTTCTAACTCTCCTGTTTCAGGATCAATTTTAGATAGGCTTGAAGATTCGTCTTCTGTTGTTGTGTACAAATCTTTAAAGAAGTTACCTAAATCACCAAGTACACCTTGCTTAGATTGTTCTATCTTTTGCAATAATGTAGCTTCAACCAATGGGAAGAATGACATACCTTGCTCATCTAAGTAACCAGCTTTGTACGCTCTTTCATTTAAGTCCATAAAGAACTTCCATGCTTTAAACGCAGTTTCATTCTTTACAAGTTGCTTGTATTCGTTAGACAAATGTTTTTCTTCCAACATTGCCTTCTTAAACAATTGCTTAAATGTAAAGTCAGTAAATCCATTAAATGTACTTCTAGTAATATCTAAAGAGTTTCTAACGTTCTTAATCTTTTGGTCTCTGATAGCATTGTTATTGTTAATATCACTAATGTCATATTCTGTTCTTTCAATCTCAGCTATTTGTTTCTCAACAGCTTCTTCAACTAGTTGATTATACTTATCCATGTCTAAGTTCTTGATAAGGAACTCTTTATCTTTAGCTTCTATAGCTTTGCTGTAATCTTTCCAGAACTGAGGATCTATCTTTTTAATTAAGTTCAATCCTTTGTCTGAAGCTTTACCAATCAAATCAAATGCAGACTTACCCTGAGCAGCAGCTTCTTTTTCTAATGCCACAAGAATAGGTTGGAACTGATCAAGCTTTCTACCAACATTAATATTCACTAAGTTTCTAGATTCTAAAACTAATCTAGATGCTGCCTTGATAATCTTAGCAGGAAGTTGTAAACCTTCATAGAAGGTTTTAACTAATCCTTTAATTTCTCTTTCTGCAGATAATGCTTCTTTCTCTGTGCTTGCCAAACCTTGTTTTATAACAAGATTAGCAGCATAACTTCCTTGAAGATTATTAATCTTCTTAACCAATCTTTCTGCTAATACAGCATTATGTTCTAACTTCTCAAGAATAACCTTAGCTTCTCCTGTCATCTTATCTTTAGGATAGGCAGATAGGAACACCTGGTCAATGTCCAAGAACTTAGTAGCACTGTTCTTATATTCAATAAGTTTTCCAAGTTTATCTCTAGTTTCTGCTGGAGATAGTTTCTCATAATCAATACCTTCAATATCTGTAATAGCAGCACCAGCATTCTTAAAGAATGTCTCAGCCATAGCTGTGATAGGACCAAAGTTTAATCTTACTTGTAAGTTACGTATTGCTGAAGAGATCTCCTCTAATTGTTTTTTCTTTAAGTGTCTATTTTCAGGACTTACTCTTATACCATTAATCTTTTCCCACTGAGCTCTCAATCCACTGATTAATCTATCAACTTCTTCATTACCAGTCTTTTCTGATAACGATGGAACAGGAAGAGTGAATATTGAATTCTTTTCTAAGTTGTTTGGACTTCCCACTTCTAAAGTTACTAATACTAGTGGACTCTTTGGATCTCCAGGTATAGCATGTCTATATCCTGTAACAAAAGGAACCATTCTTCTATATCTAAGTTGCTCTTTTGTAACACCATAGTTCTTAAGGATTTGCTCATACTCATTCATTTGAGCATTCCATTCTTTAGTTTTGTATCCAGGAACATCATCGTTCATAGACTTATTGATGTTAGAAAACTTCCAATCAAGGATGTCCACCTTTACACTACCATCTTTTTGAGGCTCTATAGCAATAAAGTCCATAGTGGATGCAAGCATACCTGGTACGTTCTTGTTAACAACTTTCTTTTCAATAAGGAATCTAGTTCCAGATTCATATGAATTAATTAACTCTTTAGCAAAGTTTCGTAACTTTTCTTGAATTATTGGATCAAGATTAGAATCTATTTCAATCTCAGTAGGATTAGCCAATCTGTATCCATTCTTATCGATAAGATTTTTTCCAATAAACTGTTCAAGGAATGCGTGACCTTCAGATCCCCAATCCTTCTTCATATCATCTAACTTCTTCTGAAGATCTGATCTTCTATCAGGAGTTTTACCTTTAACTTTTTCAGTTACAGACTTTGCAATATCTGTAACTTTATCATACACGTAATGTCTTTTCTTAACAAGATTACCTGCTGAATCATACACAGCATTATAAGGTCCACCTATCTTGTCATGCTCTGACATAATGGTGTTGAATATTTGATCTACCTTAGTATTATTCTTTACTTGATAATACACTGCAGTTTCTTTGATGTTGTCTAATGTAAGATCAATGTTATCGCTAACAATAAGATCTGCTGTGCTTTTGAAGATGTCTATATTAGTTTTGCTATAAATACCTCTAACAAAATCAAGTATTGTATCCCACCATTGTCTAATCAATGATCTGTCTTTCTCTTCCATTAATTCTGGAAACTCTGTAGATCCCTCACTCTTATTAACAATCAATTCAGCAATCAACTTATCTACAGCCTCCTTCTTAATCTTACGAATGTCAGGTTTGCCATTAGCTAGTTGATATGCTTTCTTTTTACCATAGGTATCAAGTACTTGTTTATAAATCTTGAATCTATCTATCTTAGAGATCATTGCAGTGATTGCCTGAGGATTAGTTTGCTCCACCATAGCAGTTGCAATGTGAACATATTCCTCTGTAAGTGCTTGATCCTCAACACCTTCAGCAAGAGCAATAACAGCTTTCACTGCTTCGCCAGTCTTCTGAATGTGAGATAAACCCTGTACATCTTCATCAACTGTCAGCCCAGCATCTCTTACATACTGATCTAAGTTTTCAATAGAGATACCCATCTTAGCTGCAGCAGTCTTGATAATATCCAATGTAGCCTTAGCTGCTTTAGATGCCTTAACTCCTTGCACTTGAAACTTTACATCAGAGTCTCCTTGTTGATTGTATTCTCCAAAGCTTAACATAGAGTCATACATTCCTCTATCTTTTCTAACCTGATCTATTGCATCAAAAGCTTCCATGTTAGGAACTGCTTTTATCCACGAATCACTAGTGTTAGGATTAACTGTTTCCTCTGTAAACAAAGGACCTTTATCTACACCATAAGCTTCCTTAGCTTGTTGAGTCAAGGTCTTCACCTCATCTCTAAAAGAAACAAGCTTAGTAATCCTGTTATTACTCTTTATAATTTCTTTATCAAGTAGAACTTCTCTACTATTAAGATTTGATTCTTTGTGCTTTAAGTTACATCCTATTGCCATAGTATTATTTTAAAAAGATACACCTCCTTGACAAGGTAATTTTTCGTTTATATTTTCTGGTTCTGATTCTATTTTAGTTTGCATAGACACAGCCTCATCTCCCATCACATCTTCAATCACACTGTCTTCTACCTCATCCACTTTAATATATCCATTATCGAATATACCCTTTTGAGCTAATGTAGAATCTGCATCTCCAGGAACCAACTTACCATAGAACTCGTTAGCTCTAAAGCTATCTCCCCAAGTGTTGATTGCTTTGTATACAAATGATTCATACACTCTACCATCTTTTGCTGTAGATAGATAAACAATTGGATTGCCAGCACTGTTGTACACCTTCTTGAATAATCCTTTATTGATGTAAGAGTAATCACCCTTCTTTCTCATTTCAGCCTTTTGAGCCTTAGTGTATTTCATGTCTTCCCAAACATAAGTGATTATATCAGAAGCTCCTTCTCTAGACAATGTAGAAATGTTAACCATCTGAGGTATTTTCTTATTACCCATTGCTTTTGACAATCTCTTGCTTAAGAATTTCATTTCTAAGTTATACATCCAGTTACCTGCTTTAGTCTTTATCCATCTAGCTTTCTTAGAAGGAACAACTTCAGAATTAGTGTAAAGTGTTCTTTCCATTACATTCAAATCGATAAAGTCTGCTAAGTTAGGCATTTCTTCTAACTTTGCCAAAGTATCGTTATATATTTCTTTGAAATCTGTATATGGCAATAACGAACTAAATGATATTTTAGAGTTGGTCAAACCAGATTGTAACACAGCAACTCTTACCAACTTACCATATAATTCCTTAGGAACTCTATCTTTAAGTTCTCTGAATCCAAATATGATTTGGTTCTGGTTATAAATCTTGCTATCCTTAGCTGTCAAGTATAAGTTATCAGGTTGACCATCTTTACCACCCTTGTTCATTTGAAGAGCATTGATAATGATGTTGTCTTTTAATGGATGATTAGGATCATTCATTACAGCAGACTTAAAGTTCATTATCTCTTGAGCAGCACTTACAGCTGTATCACTTCCTAACAATGTGGCAGCCAATCTGTTAGTTAATTTTCTATCAATTTGTGTAGCCCAGTCAAACAAGTTGTTGATTGTGTTTCTAGCAAACTTCACAAACTCTCTATCGTTAAGCTGAATATGTTTAGACAATACAGCTTCTACAGTAGCTCTAACACGTGGTTTCTCAGAAACTAATATGTCAGAATAAGCTTCTCTTACATCATTTAACACCTCACGTAAATGACCTACAAATGAGTTTTCTAATATATCGTTTACAGAAGAAATGATTGTTTTCTCAGCAGCTTTGATTTGTTCGTTCTTCTTGAACAATAACATTGGGTCATTGAAAGATGCTGTGTCAAAACTTGTAGCTTGTTGCACCTTAAATAAGTGCTCAGCCATCTTAGCGTATTTCACAAACTCCTTCAATATCAATTGCTGTTGAGCCTTCTGAAGTGGGGACATATCTTCTGACTTCATACCAACCATCTCACCTAACTTTTTTTCATTAGGCATTTCACTAGTAGTTACATCAGCACTATCAAATGATTCAATTGCATCTTGTGCAAATTGATCAATAAATAACCAGCTATATCCTTGATTCTCAATTGTTTGTAAGTATTGCTTAACAATTGGTTGGTTCATGAAGTAAGCTGTAGTCTTAATAGGCACACCAATCTTAGTTAAGAATAACCAAGTAGATGCTGTATTAGGTCTAGCACCAAGATCCATGATCCAAGCACCCTTAGAGATATCCACATATCCATCGATAAACATACCAATAACATCAGAGATAGCTCTTCCAGCAGTGTCTGTAATCTTTGATAACGTAGCTCTCTTCTGTCCATTAACAGTGATTTGGTTATGAGGAAGTGCAATACTTCCATCTCCAATATAATGTCTATCCTCAGCACTAATGTTTCTAGTTGGATCTAAGTAAATTAAAGAACGTTGGTTCTGAGCGTTGTTTGTTTGAGCTACAGCAGCAATACCAATTGCATACTTACCAGTTACAAAGTCTTGTCTCAAACCAGTCATCTTTTCTCTACTTAACATATTTGCTGTAGAAGAGTAATCTGGTTGCTCGATGCCTAACTTTTCATTAATCTCGTAAGCTAAGTCTTTTAATAACTGAGCATCATTAGGTTGAGTTAACTGATCAAAGTTTGCAGGATTAGTAATAAGTCCTTCTAAAGAAGTTATATAAGCATTCTCTAAAGACTTACCATAATACTTCTCAACAAACTCTGCTCTTGCTGCTGCTAATAAGTCAGCATTAGTTAACTTGTCAATATCCTTACCAGCTTTCTCAAGCTTTCTTTGTAATGCCTGTGCTATCTCAATACCTGTTAACTCCTCACCATACATGCTTTTGAAAATAGGAATCCACTTATCTACTTGTTTATCTGAAGCATTTCCTGATAAGATGTTACTCCATAATTCTTGCATTCCACTAAGCTTTGTAATCTTAGCTTCTGTAAGGTCTGTTTTATCCTTAGTGATGCTATCAAACAACTCACCAAACTTAGCTTTAGCTTCTTCACCAAATCCATGGAAAGGAACTAATCTAATTTTACCAGCTGCATCCTTATAGATGTTCTTCAAGTAGATTGATAACTTATCTATATCAAAGTCAGATCCCACCTTCTTAACCAATGCTGAAGGTATGATTACTGAGTCACCATATCCTTTAGGTAAGAACTTAGCAATCTTGAATACATCAATTGAATTCTGGCTTTGTGTAGGAATACGATATGCAACACCTCTTAACACCTCTTGTCCTTCAGGGCTTTTGAAGAATTCCATTGCTTCTTCCTCTGTCATCATGCTATCATCAAACCATTTAGCTACCATGATTTCACATACACGCTCACCATCCTTCTCATAGAACTTCAATTCATTTGATACATAAGCACCAGTCTCAGGATCTACTTCAGCACGTACAGACTCTAATAATGTAACAGGAACCTGTACCTTCAATCCACCATTAATCTTCTGAGAAGAAATATTTCTGTCAGCAATTGAATATAAAATATTTCTAATTTGTTGGTAAGCTGGAGTAGCTTCTAATATAACTTCATCATTTTCAAAACTGTCAAAAGCTTCAATGATATTATCATTTACTTCTCTCTTGTACATTTCATCTTTCAAGGTGTCAATTAACTTTTTCTTGTTATTTAACTTAATACCCTTGTCTGTTCTAACAATACCCAACTGATCAATCAATGTATCAAAACCATAGTTGATTTTTTCCTCTAATATACGTTGGTTAGTTAATATTTCATTATATAAATTCTTACCATCGTTGTAAGAAAACTTATCTTCTAATGCTGTCCAAGCAGCAAATCTCTCATCAATGTCAGTAATCTCTGGAGCAAAGTCAACAGGGACACCTGCTTGCATTAAATCCATAGTTACCAACTTAGTAATCTGGCTACCTTGAGTGGTATCGTTTGTATCTTTAGAAGGCACCTCAGCTTGAATACCAATGATGTCAAATGGTATATTGCTTACATTCTCATCTTCGTTAACTTCAGCATTATTAAACTTACCATTCTCATTGTACAATTTCACAGGAGTTTTAGCACCAACCTTTCTACCTGTACCATATACAGCATAGTCAATGTCATTCTTTTGCATCTTGTTGTATAACTTGATAGCATTTGAATCAGGGTTTAACTCATGTAATAATCTGAATGATAATGGGAATAAGGCAAACTTATCTAATACAACATCGTTCCAGTTGTTACCATCTAACTTATTACCAGCAACAATAGGTTTAATTGGAGTGTATGCACTCTTGATGTTTGGATTATCCTTCATCAATTCATTAAGTTCCAACTTAGTAGCACCACCTTTTACTGCTTTCTCATAAGCAATGTCAAATCTATATTGTCTTTCCTCAAGGCTGTTCCATTGTCCAGCTCTGATTCTAAGGTTACGATTAGCTCTCATGCTGATATATCCACCACCATCAGTCTCTTCAAATACACCATAGTCTTTAAGATCACTCTTAGAAATAACATCAGCTAATGTGATAGACTTAAAGTAGTCTCTAATGAAGTCAGTGTATCCAATGTCAGTTGGTTCAAAGCCTTTGTTGTAAGCTTTGTCTAACATAGTATTGATTCCTTGACTGTTTGCTAATAGGGGCTGACGAGGAGAATTGAAGTTTTTGATACGCTTTAATTCGTCCTTGTATTGATAAGGATCTGAGTATACCAACTTATGAAGTTCAATATTAGCAATCATATAGTTAGCTGCTAATAATGATAGTTGACTCATTAAATCTGCTTCAGTCATACCATCATAGTTCTCAAGTGCTACACCTTCTGTAACAATCTCACCTGCTTCATTAAGACTTGCAATACCATACTTACCAAATGTCATTCTACTAACCATTGCCTCTTCTCTAATCTTATCTTCAACAGCAGCTTCAATCTTAGCCTTAAAGTCATTGTAGATCTTTTCAGCAGAGTCTTTAGAAGACAACCTTTTAACTATATCTTTATGATCTTCCTTACTTAAGATTGCCTTGAAGAAACGCAAGTCTGTAGATTCTCTTTGTTCCTTACCAGCTTTAATCTCTTTAGGTGTAAGTTTAAGTTTAACAATAGGTCTATCTTCTCTAGCTACATTCACCTCAGAGATAAAGTATTCTCTAAAGATTTTATGAATAGCATCGTATCCAGTGTTATCAAATTGGTTCTTAGTTACAAACTGACCCATGTTAACCATCCACTCAATAGACGCATCTCCAGGAACTAAGTTCATGTAGAAGCCATTTAAGTTCAAGTTAATCTCTTGGATAAGTCTTTCTTTGAAGTTTAACTTAGAAGATTCTTTCTTCTTGTTAGTTTGCTCGTTAACATAACCATCAACGTATGCTGGTTTCAATAAATCAGTTGTATTAGAAATACGTCTACCATCAGCAGCATCTCCAGTGATGTTAAACATTTTGTTTAATGTTGCACTTCCTTTAGAGAAAGCATCATTAACCAAACGTGCATATTTAGTGCTACCTAACTCATTGTAATTTTTAACATTAGAGATAACGTCATGCATGTCACTAACTAAGTTAGTACCAAGGTATGTTTGTACACGATCACCATTCAAGTTGAAATATGTACTTTCAAACTCTGGATTCTTTAAGATTGCACTAATTGTACCTAACTGTAATAAACGACCATCTATTCCTAATGTCTTGGTATTCAATGTTTTAACACCAGACAATTTACTTAAACTATTCTGTAATCCTTCAACAGCATCTTTGAATGCAGTTAATTGGTTACCCTTAATCTTAGCTCTAATTTGTTTAGGGTCAAGCTTGATACCAAACTTACTTAAGAATTCTGTATATGTATCAATATCATCTGATACTAATTTATAATTACTTACTGGTGCTTGAGAGGTATACTCTTTCTTAGCTGCATCATATTTAACATATGGGTTAGTTGATCTAATAGAAGCAATCAATGCAGATGCCATGTTAGATCTTTCTTGTGTAGCAGCTGTAGATAAAGCTGAGTTAGAAACAATCACCTCACCAGAAGGTAATGTAAATACTACCTGTACGTCAGCGTTCAACTTCTTAAATGCTCTCCAGAATCCAGCAATCAATTGAACATGATGTTCATCTGTTAACTTAGAATAGTCAATAGGTCCTTCAGTAACCTTACTTCTTGTTAAACGAAAATACAAAGAAGCATATGTAGGATTCTCGTTACCCAATGCTCTTAACTTAGACATCATATCGTCAAAGTTAGTAGCTGAGTGTAACTTGTTCATTAATGTAATGTAAGACTTATCAAGAGGAGTTAGCTTCATACCATATATAGAAGAACGCACTGGCTTCATTGAACCATCTGCTTTCATTTCCATAGTAGGCAACGTACCAATTAACAATCTAATTGTAGCATTGATCTTCTTGAAATTATCCATCTTTCTAGCATCTTGCCAGTCAGACTTACCACTAGCATCCTCGTCTCTAACAATAGCCTCATCATTCTCATCAAACTCTACGTTGTAGGTTTTAAGATATTCAATGTGCTTCTTTTTAAGACTATCCCACTCTAACATTACATTGTAGTGTAACATCTCATAGTTAGCCTTAGCTACTGGATCTGTAATAATTTGTTTCTTATGACGAATTAAATTTGAAATCTCATCCTTTAATTCATTGTATTTATCAGTCTTATTTAATACAACACTTGCAGTGAATAAACTTTCATTATTTTTAGCTAATTCAGAAAGTACACTATACGTCATGTGTTCCATGATCTCATGTACTTGAGTCTGAGGAACTCTAGCAATACTAAACATACTATCTTTAGTAGCTCTAGCATCCTCTATATCAATTACATTGTTCTCTGCAAGACTTAAGTTGTACTCATAAGGAATAGCTGTCTTATAGTAACCTTCACCAATGTTCTTAAATAATGTCTCTGTATTAGAAGCAGCGTTAGAACCTACAAAGAACTCTTTAATTGTATTAAACAATTCAGTGAAGAATCTAACAATAGCATTCTTACTTGGTTCTGCTTTGTAAATCTTACGTGAAAGAGTGTAATCTTTAAACTCTTCTGCTAATTGTTCTTCTATTTGTTTATCTGATGCTTCAGAGTAGCTGATAGTTATATCCTCTAGGTTATCATTTAGAGCAGTAAATGTACCTTTTCTGTTTCTGAATTCATCAAATATAACCTTACGCTCTGTAGCATCAGTGAACATATTGAATATAGCATGGAACACTTCGTGGTAAGCTGTACCTACTTGTGCATTCTCATACACATAGATAGCACCTTTTCTAAACATACCCCAAGCTTGTCTACCATTGGTAGCCTTAATAATATTCTTAACTCTGTACACAGGAACACCTGGTACATTTTCTTTTAACCATTTTTCTACAGCTGTCCAATCTTCATTCTCAAAGCTACCCACTTCATTCTCTTCTTGTAAGCTATACACTTCATCACTAGGAACAATAATAGGCTCTTCATCAAATGCCACCTGATCTTGTTCAGGCACATCTGTCGTTGGAACCTCTACAGGAACCAACGCTTCGTCTAAGATTGGCTTTAACTTTGTATATACAGATTGTATAATTAACTCATTAGCAGAACGCTCATCAATATTTCTAGCAGCCATCAATGTAGATGTTGTCTCAGGCATTGCCTTTACACTAAATCCTGCTGCTAAAAGATCTCCTTTTGAGCTAATGAACTTTTGTAAATCTAATACAAATGTAACAAGTCCACTATTCAACTGCATGTTGTTTACAGTTTGTCCATCTAACTTAAATCCTTGAACAGGTGCAGGTTGTTGTGCTTGTTGAGGAGTAGTTGCTTTAGGAGCTGGTTGTGTTACAGGAACTTGTTTTACAACTGCTGCTGGTTGAGGGAATGTATATACATCTCTTGTATCAGTTAATGTGAAATAGATACCTGTTCTATTAGAATCATTCTCGCCTACAAGAGGTTTAAATGCAGTGGTAAATGGAACCTCACCTTTATTTCTACCTTTAGAAGATAATAAGAACGTTTGGTAGTTTTTCCATTCTTTAACAATAGGAGTGCCATCAGCATTTAATCCTACAATCTCAGAATAAGGATCGTTAAATGCCTTCTGCCTAAGCATGGTAGCATTAGCGTTATTATACATTGCTGTAAATGCTGTAACTAACATGTCTCTATTTGTCTCTATAGATGTTTCAGTGAAAGGAATACTTGCTCCTTTACCAGAAATAAACAATTGAGTAGATGGCTCACCAGCAGCATCCACTACATCTTCAAACCAGATGTTATTATATCCAGCTTGTTTTCTTTCTTTTGTTTGTGTGTTCTTAGCAATACCCCAATATGCAACTGACTTTAACCAGTTGATTAACACTTGGTTTCTCTTGCTCTTAACTGTACGATCATCAAATGTATTCTTAGCAATTTGCTTTAATACATCAACCATTAAGGTAGCTTCGTTAACATTGAACTTTCTGTTTAATAATTTAACTAAACCACCTTTAGCCTTTAAGAACACTCTACCTAATGGAGTGTTAAATGTAACACTACCTTCAGTGACACTATCATTATTTGTAGCAACACTCACTAATGGATCTACAGCCAAATCAGCATCTGTTACCAATCCAGCTTCTGTAACACCAGTTTGAGCATCGTAGTCTATAACTTCTACACCTTTATCATTCTTTGTCTTTACATATTCACCAATACCAAAAGATGCTGAGATCTCTCTAGGAGCACTTATTGTTTCTTTAGATAATTGTTCGTTTCTCCAAGTGTCATATTGTTTCTCTAACTCTTGTCTTAATGTTTTGTTGTTAGCAACATCATCTCTGAACATGCTTTGTCTCACCCAATTACCACTAGCATCTTTGTAAGATTGCATTAATTCCTTTGCAGGAAACACTTGGTAAATAGCAGTGTCAATTAAGTTAGCTCCTTGAGGAATAGGATTACCAAACTCATCCACTGGAGTGAATGTACCATCATCATTAGACTGAACCATTACCATAGCAATAGTCTGATTAGGATCTATTTCCTTCTTTTCTCCAGCCAAATGTTGCATCAATCCTACCTTTTTAGTTTCAGGATTGTTTTCAAAACCAGCAATCAAATGTTGGTTCTTAGCTGTAACAATAATACCCTTAATAGACTTATCCTTAGTAATCTCAGAGAATCTATTACCAAATCTATCAGCTCTTAACTGATGTTCTCTACCTTCAAATAATGTAGCAATTGTACTACCCAACACTTCCCACCAATCTTTTTTAGCTTCTGGTTGGTAAGTCTTAGCGTTACTTGGTTCGTTTTGTGTATCTGTGCTGTTGATGCCTATTAACTCTTGTCTTAGTTTGGCATCTTTTGCAAGTTTCTTTTCTTGTTCTTTTTGTAACTTGTACGCAGTAGCAATTGCCTGGAACTTATTGACAATCAATTCTTTAGCTCCTAACTCTTGCTCAAGCTGTCTAAGCTGAGATTGTAATCCAGTTAATTCTTCTCTTAACTCACCTAAGCTACGTTCATTAGGAATTACATCCACCTCATCAATGTTTGCAAGGTCTCTCTCAAATTCAAGGAAGTCACTCATTAAATTTGGATTAGCCATTCTAACCTCAGGATTAGCAAGTAAGTATTCTTGTAATGCTAATGGAGTGTATGGTAAGTTTGGATATTTAGTATCAAACTTTTTTATTAAATCTAAAGCTAAATCAACAGCTTGATCTAATGCACCTTGTACACCATCTATAAGTTTAGCAATTGTATTGATGTTATTACCTGTCTCAATAATTAAATCTTCTATGTTAGTCTTTTGTTCCTTCAAATCTTCAAGGAACTCTGAACCAGACACATTCATCAAATCAATACTATCAAACACATCATTAAGATATGCTTGGTTAAACTCTAGATTTTCTTTCTCAGCTTCTAGTTCTTGAATCTCATTAACTAACTGATCTTTTAATTTAGATAATTTAGATGCAGTTTTAATAGCATTTGCAGTAGTTCTTTTAAATGCATTTGTTTTGGTCATCTCACCACCTTTGAGTTTATTCTCAATTGTAGTAATGTCCTTAACTATAGTTTCAAGTTCTGAGTACTTTCTATCAAGTAGTTGTTTTGTTTTAGATAACTTCTCACTCACCTCATCGTGTAACTCTGCAATTACCTTTAATCTAGCTTCTTGCTTAGCTTCAAACTTAGCATCCTTCTCTTCAGAGAATTCTTGTTCTGCTTGCTTTTGAGCAGCAGTTAATTCTCCAACTGCAGTGATGATAGCTTTATTATATCCTTTTTGAGGAACAAATTGTTTACCTGATACCTCAATAGATTTAATCTTCCCTTTCTTATCTCTATACACAAATTCCAACACTCCATCTTTTGAAGAGTATTGTAATCTACCTTTAACCTTGTTACCTTTACCAAAGTTGAATTCAAATGCAGTGTTAGCATGCTCTAAGAAATACTTAGCCTTCTTGTTATTTAAAGTGTCAGACACCTTACCTAACTTATAGTCAGCTAAAACTTCTTTAGATACATCTCTTATTGTACCATTAGCTTCTTTAATCTTAATTGTACCATCTCCATTATCACCTAATATAGTAAGTCTAGGGAAACGATATACTTCCTTACCATCTTTACTATATTCAACCACCTTACCTAAGAAGTATTCTTCTCCAACTTCTACATTCTCCTCACCATCTTTAGTTTTAATACTAACAGTTTCTTTAATAGCACCAGGTTCTTTAACAGCACCAGGTTCAGTTGTTGTTTCTTTATCCTCCTCCTTAGTTTCTACAGCTGTATACTTAGCTGGGTTCTTTTTAATATCATCATATTCTTTAATGAAACTATTTCTACGAAGAGCTATTTCAGAAAGGTCTACTAAGTTTTGAGCAATGTCAGCCTTTTGGTCATCATTGATATCTTTTCTGTTCTCAATACCTTCAAGTGCTTTGTTGTATGCTTCTGAGTCACCTGCAATGATAGAGCTAGTAATCTCACTTGTATTAGTAATACCTTGAGATATTAAATCAGATACAAGACTTATAGATCTATTATCATAATCAGAGATCTTAGTGGCAGCATATACCATCTTGTCCATAACTTCATCGTTATAAACTTTCTTCTTATCAGCATCAATTAATCCACCATAACGTAAGTTTAAAGACTGATATAAAGAATGGATGTTTTCTGCTGTGTTCTCTAAGTTAGAAAGTCTCTGTAAGTATTGTGGTCTAGTATCCCCAGACAATGCCTTACCCTCAGCCTGCAATTGAGCAAATCCTTCTTCTGTAGAAGCTAATTGTCTATAAGTATTAATGTCATCTTTAACTAAATCAAATCTACCATACTTAATACGTGGAGTTAAGTAGTTGATAACATAGTCTGCTTCTTTATCTTTACTCTCAAGAATATCTCCTTGTCTAAGAAGTTTTTCTCTTTCTTCTTGTAATACAGTACCTCTGTTAACAGAATCAATTGTATCTTTAGTAAAACTAGATAATTGATAGTTTGAGAACTGCTGAATAGCCTTTGCAGTGTTGTCAGCTATTTCTTTATTCTCTGAGTATCTAGATCTTGCAGTCATCAATGCACCTGATAAACCTCCAATAAGAACGTTCTCCATACCCTCATTTGTTGTAAGAGTTTGGGTGATACCTTCTGATAAAGAGCTTAACCAGCTTGTTGCTTGATTATTATATTTCTTATTGTAGTAGTCTTGTGTACTAGCTTGAACAGCATATTGTGCACCTTCTTCAAATCCTTCTGCTATAGAGAAAGTGTAAGGTCTAATTTTATCTACAGTATTAATAAGTTTACCAAATCTTGGAGCCTTTGCTATATACTTGCCTGCAGCACTATCAAATACCACATCGTCAATCTCTTTTGCTAAACTATTAACAATGCCCTTCTCAGCCTTATATGAAGATCCTAATATCTTAGGGAATTGAATATAGTTAGTTGCTGATAACAATCCTATGTTAGCCCAAAGACTTGAGTTACCTACACCTTCTGCTTCTTTATTAATTCTTTCTAAAGCTGCACCTGTAGGCTCAACACCATTTATACTTTTATATTCTTCTATTCTTTTATTTCTGAACTCGTTCATATTATTATATGCTTCGAATCCAGCTTCACCTGTAGTAGCTAATCCTGCTACAATAGCACGTTGACCTTTGCTTAATACATTGTATTGTCCTAAAAATCTATTAGATAAAGAAGATAATTTACCATATGCTTCTGCACCTTTATTTGCTGCTAGTAACCCTTCTTCAGTTGCAGCTAATGCTTCTGCAGCTCTACCAACAGATATAAGTCTAGCAGCACCAGGTATAACCTTTAATGCATTTGCCACCCCAGATATAGCACCTGCGTACACGTTACCTGCTAATGCAGCACCTGCAGCAAATCCCATATTCTTAATAATACCATCCCAGAAGAAGTTAGCACTAAACAACTTACTTGGAGAATACCAGTTAGCAGCTTTCTCTGCATCTGTATAATAGTTAGGAAGAGCATCTTCCAATTTTTTATTTAATTCATCTAATTGTCTGTTGAACTCATTGTCATAAAATGACGCAAGTCTACCATCCATCTTTGCTCTAGCCAAACCATTAACTAAACCTACAGTAGATTGTAAGAATGTTGTTCCTGTAATAGCCAATCCTTTACCAACAGCGTTAGCCATTTTATCTGTCCAACCTTGCCCAAGAGCATATGCATCTTCATTATTATAATCTCCAGGAACAAAATTATCGTATCTATTAGACATAGATTCGCCTAAGCTTCTTAGTTTAGAACCTCCTGTCATAAGATCACTTGGACCCTTAATAGAATTTTGTAATGCTGTAAGAGCAGATGGAGCTGGTCCATCACCTGGAAGACTTAGACCACTAGTATCAAGTCCTGTGTATGCTATATTAGGACTAGCTGATCTTTCTTCAAAATTCCTTGGTTGGTTAGACTCTCTTAAAAGGGATAAATCTGTTAATGGAGTATCTGGCATTAGAATGGATTTTTAGAAGCGTTTTTGATAATTTGTAAGTCTCTTGCTGTAGCTGGTCTATTGTTAGTCATTTCATATAAAGCAGCATCAGTGAAACCTAATCGTTGGTTTGTAATGTCTTCAGCACTCATAGCTGGAGCACCATTTGCTGGATAAGGAATATCTCTCATCCATTTTTTACTAATAGGATTGAATATAGATAATCTAAATCCATATCCATCACCTCTTGGTACTAAATTAGCTTTAATACCATATGTTTTTACATTAGGGAAGTCAATATTACTCATGTAAGAATTGTACTCATTACTTGAAGATGAACCATCAGTAGCAGTAGTGTTTCCACCAAGTGCTCTTAATGTTTCAATATAAGGCATTGCAGCTTGAGCTGCAGGAGGTGTATCAAATAAATTTCCCATAGATGCACGTTTTTGTTCAGGAGACAATGTAAAACTTACTGTTTGTCCCTTTTTACCTAAAGCTGTAACTCTATAAGAAGTAGGTTGATACTCTGTACCACCAGCCACCTTAACTGTTATATTCTCAAGATCAGATGCAACAAGCTTAAGGTCTTCAGCTGTACCTGTAGATCCAGGAAGTCTTCCTGATTGAGCATCTGCTAACTTTGCTGCAGATAACAAGAATCCACTAGCTTGACCTTTTTGAGCAGGATTAAATGTAGGAACAGTGTATTCAACACCTTGTCCTACTGAAATACGTTTATATACCTCGTTTGCAATCTCTTCATTCTTTTTAGAAAGAGTACTACCATAAGGATAATAAACATTTTTATTATACCAAGAAGCAACTTCTTTTAATTTTTTATCTGCAGCACTTTTATCTAAACCATGATATGCTCTCCATAACTTATATTCTTTTGGAGACATACTTTCTCGTGCACCTTTCTCATTGTAATTAACAGTTACAGCACCACCTGGACCACTTGGAGAAGTGCTACTTACAAACTTATTAGACGATGCTGAAAATTGTGCAAGTTCTTGTGGTGTATATTTGAAATCAAGATTAGGAGATTTATAACTTACAACTGGTGCTCTTTCTGGAATAAACTTGTTTATTGTACCATACTTAGCATCTGCTGCTTTAGTAATGTCAGCAATCATTCTACCCTTTGTTTCTACATTTCTTCTCAATCCTTCTGTCTGATTAAAATAAGCAGCAACATCAGCATCTACACCATTAGGTCTAGCTTCCCACGCTGCTCTTTGAGCACTTAACCACGCTGCATCTTTTCCACCATGAGACTTTAAAAACTGAGCATCACTTAAATTTAATTGTTGACTATCTCTAGTAACATCTGCAATTATTTTACCTGTAGTAACTTTAGGTAATTCTTCTTGAGGAATATCAGAAAGAAGACCACCAAACAATCCTTGATTTAATTTATCTTGAGAAGCAATTTTTCTTTCTTCTTGGTCATATTCTTTAGTTTTCCAATAACTATCAAAAGCAAGTTTTTGTAAAAACTCTTGATGTTCTTGATTAGCCCTATCTCTTTTAAATTGCATTTCAGCAAGAGGGTTATTCTCCCAACCTTGCTCAATTTCTTTATAAGAAAAAGCATTACTGAAGTCTGCTAAAGCATCTATTGAAAACAAGTTTGCTTTTGCAGAATCAAGTTTGTTTTCATCTGCAAGTTTTATCAACTTAGATTGTTGACTATCATAACTTGTTATATATTTATTTACGTTTTCTATCTTTGTTCTAATGTCTTCTTTTATTGTAGCATCACTTGTTTGCCCTAAAAGTTCTTCTAATTTATTTTTCTTTTCTACAAATAATTTTCTTTTAAAGTCAAAATTACTTTGGATCAATCCTTTAACTTCATCTTGAGTTTTGTATCCATTATAAGTATACATTCCATCAAGTTCCATTTGTTTTAATGCTGCTGGAGATAATCCAACTTGTAATGCTTGTTGAATCTTTTCAGGAGAAAGCCCTTTGTATTTGTCTACCTTAATAGCATCTGCCAATACCATTACAGGTTTACCTGTTGCATCAAGTATAGGTCTTCCTGTTTTAGGATCTAATTTAGGAGTAAAAGCATCTTCTGTAATTGTGCTATCTCCTGTAAGAGATTTAAGGATTTCTAATCCTTCTTTCTTCCAGTTAGTATATGGATCATATCCTCCAGAGAAAGCTGCATCAGCTCCACCATTTACCCAAGCATCATGTCTTTTTTGTAAATCAAGATCATTAGATGGAGAAGTCTTACCTTCTTTTTGATAGGCTTTTCTTTCCTCTAATGCTTTTTTATAAGTAGCAGTTGATGCAACAGCATTCTGAACAAAAGGATCTTTAACAATGTTTGTAGCCATACCACCAACAGAGTTAACTAATTGCTGATTAGAGAAGTCTCCAGCAGCAACAGTCTTTAACTTAGAATTTAATTCGTTAAGTTTAGACTGCAACATCTCTTTGTCCTGAGGTCTATACACATCCATTCCAGCTATATTATCTATATAACCTTGAATCTTTTGTACTCCCTGGTCATATTGAGCTTGCTTTTGCATGCCAACTTGAACCATTGCTTCTACTGGAAGCTGGGATACGTAAGGGTTAAATGTTTGTACTTGATCTGTAAACGATGCCATATTATATGAATTAGCAAATGTAATTTAAAAAATTAGAATTACCAAGAGTTATAACAACTTTTGGTAATTTACTATAATTGAATTGGTTATAAATTTTTGATAGCTTTAACAATTGAACCATTCTTACTTTTTGGAGCCTTTGTATCATTTTTAATCTTAGCCTCATACGCATTAGTTAATGCCTTAGCTCTCTCGTATTCACTTAAACTAGACAGGTTTCCACTTGGTGTAGTACTTCCTACAGTAGGATTATTAAATTGATAAGGATCATTAAAGTTGATAGCTCTACCTTGGTTATCAAATCTGTATTTATACAAGTTTTCCATAACACCTAACTGTCTGTTCTCAAGCTTGTTCTTAGCTGTTTTATCAGCAATAGACTTCATTGCTTCTAATGCTTGAGCTTTAGTGTTAGACTTAGCTTGCTGTTGTCTAACATATTGTTGATCAAGGAGTTGCAAGTTTTGCATCTGTGCTTGGTCAAGTCTTTGTCTATTCTGAGCATACACTTCTTCTTTTCTAAGTTGGTTAGCTCTGAATTGTTCAGCCAATACTTTATTCTTTGCTTGAGAGACATTAGCAAAGATTGCTGCTGCAGCTTCAGGATTGTATTGAGACATTCTCTCAGCAGCTCTAGATTGAGCTGTGATTTCGTTCAATTGATCTTGGTAAGAGATATCAGAAGGAGCACCTTGTAATAATGGTTGGAACTTCTGAGCTTGTACAGGATCTACCTGGTTTGTAGCTAAAGCTAACATCTCAGGATATAATTGAGCAGGATCTAAAGGTTCTTGGTCTGTAGGTCTTAATAATGGTGCAAGATTGGATAATGCAGCTTGACCTATTTCTGCCCAATTTGTTTTCTCTGGTTTCTTTGGTTGTACCATAGATTTTCCAATAGCTTCTACTTTACTAAGATCGCTTGGAGATATCTTCTTATTCAATATTCTATCGTTTAAATCTTTCTCAATACTAGGATAGCCCATGTCTGTTACATACTCATGTGTAATAGGATCATAGAATCCCTCAGATGATTGATCAACATATGTTAATATTGGATCAGTGCTTAAATTATATGTATTTTTAGAAGTAGGTTGTTCTGTACTCTTAGAAGACTTAGCTTTAGATTTAGCACTTCCACCTTTTGAACCACTAGTCTTAGCTGTAGTTACACTAACAGGTCCTGTTGCATTATCAGTTGTTGCTGCTTGAGGATTCTTAGCATTTACTACAGCAACTGTAGCAGAAGGTGCTGCTGACTGTGGTTGAATATATGGACTACCATACATTAATGAATTCGTAAGGTCTGGGTTATAATTTGTGAAATTTCTAGTACCATACATTAACTGACTTGATAACTCTGGATTAATTGGTCTATCTACTGAGTAAGAACGATCATCAGCATTCATTAATGTATTTGTAAGTTCTGGGTTGAAGTAATGAGGTTTAGGTTTTGCTCCTAACATTCTTGCAAATAAAGGAAGTTGACCACGTTCAGTTACATAATGTTTAGCCCCTTCATACAATGTACCACCTGGTCCTTGAGCTTTTGCTATTTGTTCAGCAGTAAGAGGACCACCTGCAAACTTACCATTCTGTGCTTTTTTTACATTTGTACCAAACTTAGCTTGTTTAATCTTTCCTTGAGACAATGCATCAGACTCTAATCCACGTTCTTCAGCAGTCTCTAAGATAGCATTCTGTACTGCTGCTGCATCTAATTTCTTTTTAGCAATATTCTTTAAGTTCATAGTTGCACCAATATAATCAGCATTAATAGAATTCATTTCTAATATATCATTATTATTAGCAGTTGCTGCACGTTTGCTTGCTTTATCTAAAATCTTGTTTTGTTTAGCTTCAGTTTTACTAAGATCAGCTACATAGTTTTTATATTTCTTTCCTTTAGCTTTAGGATCATTTATTTGGTCAGCAGCAAATTGGTCAATTTTCATATTACCAAATACTACACCACCATCGTTCATCTCAGTCATTGGTTCACCTCTTTCCACTTCTACAGGACTATCTCCATAAGTGATACCAATACCAGATTGTCCTTTACCATTTGTTTCATCATGAGACTGACCTCTGAACATAACAGTTTCACCACCACCTGGGATGTATGGATTGTAAGACATTAATTCAGGACGTCCACCCCAATGAGTTTGTAAGTTACCACCCATTGCCATGTATCCACCATCTTCCATATTTGGCAAACCACCTGGTATAGCTTTACTCATTTCTTGTAAATATCCTTGAGCTTTAGTCTCATCTAACTTATCATATCTATCCATGATTTGTTTTTTACCAATCAAGTTTAAGAATGGTCTACGCTCTTCTGTTCTTTTAAGTGTGTTAATAGCTTCTCCTCCTTCTGGAGCAATTCTACTAAATTCAGAATACTTATTACCATCTCCTTTACCATACATATATGTTTCATCTGCAGGTTGTCCAGCAGTCATATTCTTACTATAGATAGATCTTATTAAATCTTGTTTATAATCTTGTTTATTATTATTGGTAGTAGTACGATCATTAAGTTCTGAATATGACTTAATATAAGTATCCTGAGGAGTACGATCTATAGGACCAGTAGGTACTTCTACACCTGGTTCATTGCTTCTCTTCATCCACTTACCATACTGAGCCTTACCTGTAAACATTGCTTCAGCACTTGGTGCTGTATAGCCAACTTGTGCTAGGTGTCCTCCTGATCTCAATGTGTTCATTGTAGCGTCAGCTTTTAACAAATCTTTAACGCTATAATCACCAAATTTAGTAATTACTTGTGGTTGCCAGTTGTGACTTACGTAACCACCATCTTCCATAAAGCTACCAAAGTTACCACGAATACCACTAAGCATTTGAGCACCAGCAGTTTCCATTGTGTTTTTTTGAGTTTGTGCTTGTAGACCTGCTAATTTATCTGCATCTTTCTTACCACCAAAAACATTATGACCTACAAAACCACCAATAGCTCCACCAATAGCCCCACCTAATGGACCACCAAACACGTTACCAATAGCAGAACCTACACCCTTACCAATAGATGCTTGACCTGAGCTTTGGAAATAATCTCCAAATGCAGCTTCTGGTATGTCTCCACCTTGTCTGTATTGCTCCAAAGGTTCATATCCAAGATCATCATATAAATAACCAGGAGCATATGTGTTTTGTATTTCACCACCAGCTCTCATTTGTAAGAAGTTTGTACCTGTACCTTTAGGAGCACCCAATTCACCAGGTTGTACCAAGTCATCTTCTATTCTTCTAATGTTTTGTTTTTGTATTTCTACAGGATTATTTGTGTTAGCTTGCTTAACTAATCCACTAACTTGTGCTGATTGATCAGCCTTAGCAATCTGGTTCTTTTGCTCTTTCATTTGACCAATACCATTCAAGATGTCTGGAGCAGCATTTAATACACCAAGACCTGCAGCTTTACCTGCAGCACCTAATCCTGATTTAGTACCTAAAGATTTTAATCCTGGACCACCTTTTCCTAATAATCCATTAGGACCTACAGCATTCATGATACCTTTAGCTCCACCACCTTTCTTATTAAGAACGTTACCAAGCATATTTCCTATACCACCACTTTGTTCACCTAATCCTTTTAACGCACCAGCAATAGCACCAAAGTCAGCTTTAGGAATTGTTACATATCCTCCATTTTTAAATCCTATTAAACTGCCAAATCTTGTGTCTACACCAGTTCCATATTCTCCAGCAGCATTTGTTACTTCAGATGGAGCTTTTAAACCATCTCCATCATCACCTTCACCACCACCCATAGCTGCCCCTGCAATATCTCCAGCCATAGATATAAAGTTAGATAAACCATCTGATTGCTTAGGAGCAGCCATTGGATCTGCAATTTTTCCTGACTTTCTACCTTCTAAGTAGTCTGCTTTACTCATGCCAAGATTTGTTGCTTGAGCACCAGATAACATATCATTAAAATTCAATGGTTTAAATGCTCCATTTTGTGCAACAGGAGGATTGCCAAAGTCAGTTAACTGCTCTAATTGTCTTTTAACCATAGCAGTTCCCATAGCAGCTTTTTTAAGCTTATTACCATGAGCTTTCATGAATGCTTCTTCTGTAGGATACTTCTTGTAGAATTCCTTCTCAGACTTTACTTTAGCAATCTTTAGGATTTGATCTTTCATATTATACTCTATTGTATGATTTATTTATATTTATTTAACCATCCACCTTTTTTCATCATTGGATATTCTGTAACCTTCTTACCTTTGAATTTATAGTCTTTACCAGGCTCCATCATTTTTGTATCACCTGTATCAGAAATGCCTAAGACAGGATAGTCTACTCCCTGCATTGTTATTTCATTAGAACCTATCTCTGTCACCTCACCTGGATGAGCCCATTGTCCTCTGTCATCTTTTATTGGCTCGCTGTAGTTATCTAACCACTTACCATTCTTAGAAATATTCTTAGGTTTCCAGTCTAATCCTTCTTGGTAGAATTTTATCTCTTGACCATTCTGTGCACTAGCTAATGTCTTCTTAGCATACTTGCCATTGCTAGGAGCAGGACTATTTGTACGTGCGTACGTGAATCCTACAGATCCTGGAATAGAACCACCCATAGCCATATTACTACGATCTTGAAATAATTGATCAGCAGTGTCATCTAACTCCTTCTTTAACTTAGGTTGAATCACTTTATGTGCTTCATACTCTGTTGTACCAGGAGTTACATAGTTCTTATCATATCCCTTCTTGAAGTTAAGTCCTTTGGTATTCTTTATCATTTCACTAAAGTCCTTAACCATATGACCTAAGAATCTACCTGTCTTCTTCAGCTTTGATTCTTCTGGGTTTTGATTATATTGTTGGTAGTGACTATATTCTTCTAAGTACTGATCCATTAGCCTATCAGGAGTAGACTTGATTTGTCCAACTTCAGGATTAGCTTCTGCAACTAAATTAAGTCTCCCACTAAATGGATTTATCATTGAGCGTTTACCCATGATTGTATGTTCCTTTACACCAACTGGAGCATATCCATATTTTTCATTAAGTTTATTGAAAGCAGCATACTTTGCTTTTTCTTCCATACTTCTCTCAGGAGCAGAATAGTAGTCCTTCATCATACCATAGAACTTCTGACTCTTCTTATCATTAGGAATATTTCCACCTTCTTGAAACTGTCCTCCCCATGCTGGAGAGTAGTTTCTACCTTTGGTGTTATATCCAAGACCTACAAAATCAGGACCCATTGATGCAGAAGCATCATTGTAGTTCTCCTGAATAGGACCACCATCATTATATTTATCTAACCACTTTGCCATTATTTGTAAGAGATTTGATTAGGTGCAATAATAAATTGACTAACTAAATGGAAATCTGATGCATTATCAAGGATGTGTCTAACCCTTAAGTCCTTAGCTCTTAGTGGTTCTTTCTTAAATGAACGTTTGCCATAATCCATATTGTCTTGATTTACAACCTTATCTATCGATAATGACTCACAGGTTGTACTAAACAAAGGTACGTATTTATTCTTTACCAAACTCCAAAATGTATTATATTGGTAAAAATTATCTGACTTAGTATAAGTGATAGTTTTACTTGTTAGGTTATATATTGGGTAGGTCATATATTGACTTAGGTTGTTCTTAGGCTTAGGAACAAGCTCAAGGATACCTGTGCTCTGTTGACCATTATATAATACAGCTTTATTGAAATAATCATTATCTGTTTCAACTCTAGCGTTGTCATTAAACACACCATCTGGAATAGGTAAATATCTATATGCCTTAGTGTAATCCTTTACATTCTGAAGAATCTCATCATATGATTGGAAAGAGAATGGGTATTCAATGATGTAAGGAGCAGTGTATCCATAGAACTTATTATATTCTACCACATTAACTAAGTGTTTCCAGACAGAACCTGTATTGTAAACCTTAGCAATTATAGTCTCAATCTTATCTATATATTCTTCTGTAATAGGAACAACATCATTTATAACACATGTCCCTTGAGATATAATTAAAATAGACGTAACAGTATCACCAACAACATACTCCTTACCATCAATAAGGGTTTGTTTAGATACAGATGCATCTAACACATTGCCAAGGTTGTCCTTCACTTCGAAAGGACCTGTAACCTTGTTTCCAATTTTTGTTAATTTTACTATTATTGTTTTAGACATTTTCTATTTTATTTTAACACAAAGGTAAACCTATGTTCCACCAACTTTGATGAGATATAGAATTAGAAGAACTTGTAGCAATTATAGTACCACCACTATCTCTTAATTCTAATGTAAACCAAACTGCAGATCCTGTACCACTTGGTTCAAAATATCTTAACACTCCTGAAGCAGGATTGCTATCAGTAATTGATACGCTTGCAGGAGAAGATGGTGGATCAGTTGTAACAGTTATGTAAGATCCTACTGGAGCATTTAATGTATCAATGTGAAATTTAACTGCACAAGCTGCATTGTCGTTACAATTATTTTCTCTACAGAATGGAATTCCTAATTGTATTTGAGGAGGAGGTACTGTAGTTGTACTAGTTGTTGTAGAAGTCGTACTTGTAGAAGTTGTACTTGTACTAGTGGATGTACTAGTAGTAGATGTTGTAGATGTAGTTGTAGCAAGTGGTATCATAGCACGAGCTTCAAGATCACAACTCTCGTTCAATCCACTATAGAAGAAGTTATTCTCACCTATGTAGAAGTTAGGAATATAAGTATGGAAACTAGTCCAGGTCTTTGTGTTGAAGTTGAACGATATAGTCCATGACTTATTACAGAAATAGTTAGTATCTGATAAAGGAATATACTGCTTGTATGTATTTGAACCAACTACATAATCTATATAGAATCTGTCTGTTGCATCTTCGTAAAACACATTGTCTACTCCTGGCTGTAGAATATAGTCACGTTTTGTGATGATCACTCTATCAAACTTGCTGTCATATACACCATGTAAACCAATGCTATTAAAGTGATTGTCCACCTTCACTCTAGGGAAATAACGTAATATTTCAAATGCTAAGTGGTCTGTAAAGAATCTATTCATACCAGAACCAAATGCAGAAAGATCTGTAGCCTGCGTACCATTAATCAAGAACACCTGACCTCTCTTAGCATCCACTGTTATTTGTCCTTGAGGGATCTTAAGCAACATCTTGTTCTGAGAACCTACATAACCTAAATCTGTTTCAGCAAAATCAATTGGAGGTGCACTAAACATATTAGGGTTACCAACATAAGCAGCCTGAGGGTTACTTGTATTGATAGTTAATAAGTTGTTGTACATCAATGTTTTATTCTCAAATCTAGCTAGAATAGCTCTGTTTTGAATACCATCTAATGATATCAAATCCCCATAGTTCTGAGGGAAATCAAATTTAGATAGAGGTCTGTATATCAACCAGTTATTTACGTTAGCATTAGGATCTGAATTCTGTGTATCAGAATAGATTGTTCTGAATGGAAAGTTTGTAGCACATTCATCATTGGTCCAATCTATAGGCAAATGAGCAAAGTAGTTTTCTTTGTTTTGCTTAGAATAAGTTACATTATAATAGTAAGTGTTATCCTGTGCTATAGGCACAACAGACTCTTGTAGCCATGTATCAGGAATACCTGAGCTCACGTGTGGGTAGAAATCACCCTCTTGATTATTAAACGCTTGACGTAAGTCTACGTTAATAGAACTCTCTACATAGAAGAAAGGAATACCATATGCAAACAAGTACATCTTACCTTGATATGTAGCAGAATTATTCACTGCACCAACAGTGCTAGTTACTCCTGCTGGTGTAACTGTAGTTGTGGTAGTTGTTGTAATAATTGGTTTATCTACAGTACAATCAAAAGAATGTGCTTTGTAAGAAATAGCATTTGTTAAAGTTGTTCCTGCAAAGTTATAGTTATTCAATATAGATCTAGCTGAATACCAGTATTTTGGGTAAGCCACATTACCTAATTCATCATAGAATATATCACTATCATCTTGAGCATTCACTCTATTATCAATAAAGAATGGAAGTTTAGTCTTATAAGCAAACTTACCAATGAATGTATCTCCACCAAACACAGTTCCTGTCAATGCAGAACTAGTATCAAATATAACTTGGAATCCTGTATCTATTGTGTCATAAGAATACATCTGACCCCATTGACTAACAAATATATTTTTCAAAGATGCATAGTAAGAAACAACTGTAGAGTCATGTTGTTGTTCTGGGCTACCACACGTACCAATCTCACCAATTGTAAACCTAGATCTGTCTTCAATAGCCAAACCAATATTTGGAGTGTATGGAGCAAGAGGTAATGGAACATCTCCTGCAGTTTTTACATATACAGAAGATTCTCTATTCCAGTTGTTTACATTATTATCATCTCCTACAGATTGTACACCTGGGATTAGATACTGGTATACATCAAGCTCTCTTTGCTTAATACCTAGTCTACCAAATGGATCAGCAGTATCATTAGGAACAGCTACACTATAATCATAACTACCTATGGAGTTGAATGAATATGCATAGTTTTGTCTAGTGATACCAGCGATGTAGATTTGTAAATATGCTTGATATGCTGTAAACATAGCAGTCATATCTATTGGACTAGTAAGTTTAGCAATATTATAACTTGAGTCTAAGGCTTGCTGTTGAGCCTCTAACGTAAGGAGTTTGTATTTAGCATGTTTCTCCACTTCTACAAAGTGCCCTTTACTTCTACCAAACATAGCACTCTCCATCTTCAATATGTTACCTAAATAAGGTTGTCCAAAAGAAGTTTCTGGTGAGTTAAACACCATTCTATATTTAGAAGCATCTGTACTAAACGCATCAAGTTTTTCAGGGTATGCTTCTTCATTTTCAAAAGTTGCACTTGCTGTAACTGTATACAATCTAGATTCACTTAAAAACTTAGGAACAGTACTAGAGTTCACCTTATATGGTGATTGATAATAGTATACAGATATTTCAAATGTTGCACCATTAGAATCTGTACATTCGAACCTAGAATAGTTTCTTGCTGGGAAAAGTCCTGTTTGTCTTCTTACATTGATTGTATATGATGTAAGAGTGACATTAGTGATTACAACACCAGGAGATGTTGCTGATGTAGGGAAAGTTAATGAGTATAATCTATCGTTTGGTGCCACAGGAGGAACTGCAAAATACTTAGATGTATATTGTCCTGTATAAACATCTGTGTATTGTATAGTTACATCTGGTACAGTTATTGTAAGTTTATACGTAAGTGCTTGAGAGTTATACGCATTGTTTTGTTGTAATAAGAATGGATCTTGACGTAGATCGTTAAATGGATAGTTAGGAAAATAATAGTTAGTAGGATTTGCATTATTTTCTCTAGAATAAAGTCCTACGTTTCTAATCATACCTTTAGCAACAATAGATTTATTATTAGATCTATCTCCTCTTACAATCTTGAATCCTACAATATCAGCTTTTTGATCATTTGTAAGATAACCAGAGTTAGCAATTAAATATTCAATTTGTTGAATATTAACTTTTACACCAATTGGGTATATTGCTCTGTTTTGAATTTGAGGATTAGCAAAGTCTAATGAAGGAGTTTCAAATATAGGACTTATAGCTACATCAGGAAACTTATGATGTCTGATAGGTAATCCAGCTAATCCCCAAGGAGTGGTTGGATCGTTAGGATCTCCCCATACATTTATGTTACAAGGATATGTTTCTTCAGATTCCCAAAATGAAAATGTACCAAATTCATATGGTCCTTCATAATCTGCAGCTGTAGAATAACCTGGAGAGTTTCCTAATACAGTCGCTGTATTGTATATTTTCCAATATTCAGCAGATGTACCAGATCCAATATAATCATTGTTATCATCCTTATTAACCATAACTAAATCACTAAGAACTGCTGCTCTACCAGGGATATGGAACCCATCTGTTTGTTTACCATTCTTAAGCAAGAATACTATCTCAAAAGCATAAACCTCATCTCTTAAATACCCTCTGTATTTAGTAGCTAAGATTTCATCTGAGTAGTTTTTGGTTGGGGGAATTCTATAAGTTTCCCATTGAAGAGTAATTTGATTAGCTATATTTTGATAACTCATCTTATCGTATGTAGTTAATCCTGTCCACACAAGAACATCTTGTACAGCAGCTACATCTTGAGCAACATCATAGTAAGGGAACTTCTCAAATATATCACTCATTGACAATCTAATGTCTGTACTACTTTGACCTGTATAAGATATTGTATTTTTAACATCATCAATAAAATATGTACCAACAAGCTCTACAGAAGTAATAGCGTTGATGGTTTTAATTACAGCAACGTTATAATACTTAAAATAACCAGTTACATCTAAGTTAGTTATCTTTAAACTAATAGATCTACCTACAACATAATCAAAACTTAACGTTGTAATATCAGGATTAGCAATAGGAAGAGGGTTTGTAACAGAGTAGTATGATGTATAACCAATACCACTAGCATTACAATACTGAATAGCAAATTGATAAGTACCAGCTTTTAATTCACCACCAGTCAATACTTCTGTAACATCTAATTCAGGGATTTCAAAGTTAGGTTGTATCTTAAGTTTGTTACAATCTAATACACCTATTTCTGGAACAATCTCACAGATATTTCCTTCAATTGTTGTAACCCAAGGGATGTTATCTATGTTTAAATATCTTCTATCATTAAAACCATCAGTCCAATAGATCTCAGTCTCAGTTGAACAATCTGTAATTTTATGTACCACCTTATGAATAGGATGGTCAATTCTAAAGTTAAGACAATCTGCGTTAACTAAAGTTTGATAGAAACATTCGTTAATGTTTAAGAAACCTATTTCAGATTTACCATCTGCTTCATTAGCTAAGAAGAATATATGTTTATTTCTTTCAGGAATGAAGTATTTACCAATCAATACATAACCTTCAGGAAAGTTTAGACAAAACTCATTTGCTGGCTCATTCTGATATGATACAGAGTTTGAGTCAAAGTTCTCTACAGTTGCGTTTAGAGCATAACTAAGTTGACCCTTCTCAATCTGATTGATAGATGAGTCCATGTTCATTCCAGTTCTACCTAGATTAAACTCTTGCCTAATGTTACCTTGTTCTTGTGGTTCTGCCATAGTTATTAGTTATTACGTCTCCAGCCATATCTGTTTCCCCTGTTAGGTAATTCATACATGTTGAATCTGTTCAAGTCGTTTTTTATTCTACGTTGTTTTTCCCAAGCTGTTTGTTTCTTAATCTCAATGTCAGCCATGATAAATGCCTCATCTGCTAACTGTTTGTAATATACAAGCTTTTGTTGTATTTGATTAAATGTTTCATCAGTTAACTGATTAGACAACATTTCAAACACTTTATACTTAATGAATGCTTCTACATATTCTCTAATACGATAGTTATCAGGAATCATTTGATTACCTACGTTATCGTATTCTGTAGCATAGAATATTAAGTGTACTGTACCATGTCTAAAGTTTGTAACAAACTTGTTATCTCTAATGTCAAAACTATCTGCTGATGAAGCACCAAAGTTTGCACATTGTAAATCACAATGAGCTTTAACTGAAATGTTTCCTGGCTTCAATAAGTATTCTCTTTTAAACTCCTGTACCACAGAATTGTTTGTTTTGTATACAGCTTGAATATATGTAGGCATACATTCACCACCACAGTTATCTGTAGTACAAGTTGGATTAGTACAAGTTTGGTTAGTCACTACAGGAGTGATCTGAATAGTTGCTGTAGAAGCAGCTTGTGCATAGAATGAATTTGCTGATTGATAAGGAAATCCATTTACACTTGTACATAACCATGCCTCTCTTACAGCAAAGAAGTTATCTGGAAGTCTAGCTTCAAAGTCTTCTATGTATAAGATAGTTTCTGTAATAGCATAAGTAGTTCTACCTAACTTATTCAAACACTTGTTTAAATAGGTAGGGAACAACATATCATCTACAGCACCTGTATCAAAGTAGCTTTTAAGCTCCTCTTTTACAGTAGAGTAGACAGGCTCAGGAGAGACAAAGTTGTATTTGTAATAGTATGACATCTAGTTTATTTTTTCCATTCACGATAAATATGTTGATATTTGTCGTTGGTTTTAATGTAGTGTGACAACAACCTTGAGGTTGTACGAGTGGGTTTGAAATACCAAAGATCTGCATTCTTAAATCTAGCAGTATCTTTAAACCACATCCAGCCAAAGAAATAGCCTTCTGTGTGATAATTAAAGTTGTATATAATTTTACCCTTTTCTTTTGTTCTTTGCCAGTCAATTGGTAAGTTAACATATTCCTTACCATCTACCCCTTTCATCTTCCTTCTCTTCTTTTTGTTGATAGAGAATTCTCCAAACCCAAAAGGTAGTTTAGCTTTTTCTCCACTCTCTAATATATAATCTTTAAAAGCTTCATTATAAGAGTAGACGATGTTTCTCCACTGATCAAACGTTAGTTTTAATGTGGGATGTTTCTTGCAAAAATTATTGTAGTTTTCTCTGCTGGAACTTCTCCAGTCTACTTTTGTACGCATTAACTATTGTTTGAGGTGTTAGGAGCTTGTCCATCAACACCATTATCTGTAATGTCTGTTTTTATGTTAAAGTAGGTTTGTAATAGCTTTTTAGAAACAAGTTCTAACACTTGCTTCTCTAGGTAACCAGGTAATCCATATTCTTTGTCTAATGGGTTCTTGCAATAGTCTTCATTAGAAGGAGGTGTAGCAACACATCCATACATAATGTTATTAGGAACATCTTCTTCAAAGAAAGCAGATATTCTAACATTCTTTAGCATAGGATCGCTGATATATAAATATCCACCATTAGCTATCCAATAGTAAGATTCGTTTTTGATAATAGGAAGTTTCAATAAGTTTACATATCTATTGATGGTAATCTCTTTAAACTTCTTACCAATACCACTCATAGCATTTATAGAATAAACACCTTGGATAAGGTATTGATAGTTTCCCTCAGATATACGAGGAAGTTTGTACTTACTTCTAGCTACAGTACAAGGGTCAACAAAATCACAACACTCAGAAATAGGAACTTCCTGCATTTCTAAACATGGGATTGTTGTAAACAAAGTATCAGTAGCCCAAAGCTTTCTGAGATTTGTCTCACGTTTAACTAATAAAATTGTGTTGTTTTTAATTTCAGATGCAATAGCTCTATCTGTTATCAAACTATCTGTTGATAACAACTTGTGCATAGAACGTACATCTGAAACTAACTTACGTAATGTTGACATTATAAATACTGTTTGAATATATTTGTCATTCCTGAACCTTGTTCTATTAAGAATCCAGTCACTTCTGCTTTAGACATCACATGACCCATCTTATCGTCCCATAGACTCTTTGCCTTAGAAAAGGCAGGAATTTGATAAAACTTAATACCATTGAAGTCATGACTCACCTCATGGTGTTTATCCCCTGTAAAGATGTAGAAGTTCTCATGGAATGACCATCCTTCTCTAAACTCTATTGGGAATAGTGCTGCTAATTTAGCAGGCTTAATTGCGTCACCATGGTTAAACATCATAGATGATGTACCATAGCTCACATACTTTCTATACTTAGGGCAATCGTCAATTGTCACTCTTGGTTCATTTCTGAAGAACATCTTCAACCAATTTACCATGTGCCAACCCACAAACTCGTCATGATTACCAGCTACATAAACTACCTCTACAGCCTCAGCGTGAGATAGTAACATAGAGATCATAAGGATCTCATGGTCACATATGTAAGTGAATGACTTATGATAACTGTGTGTATTTTGCTGAGGAGTTCCTTTTGTAGTGGCATTTGTATACTCACTATTAAACTCATCAGATCCTATAATATATGTAATTTTTTCTAAGTTGTTAGACAGTCTTGCTTGAGAAGCAATAACATCTACCTTGTACATGATTTCTCCTAGTCTTGTAGCTACATCGTTATTACCATCGATGTCATATTTGTTTATATGAGAATCTTGTTTATTGATAATTAACATAGCTTGAGGCTTCTGTAAATCTATATGTGGAGTTGCAATTGCTTGACATACAGGCTCATATGTATTTAAAAAATCTACAAACGAGTCTTGGAACACCTGCTCGTTAGACTTCTTACCTAACCAAGCCTTAACTTGCCAGTGTGGATTTTCACCATTACCCCAGAAGTTTTGTACGTATTTAGTTATCTCCCACTTCTCTGTATCTATCTTACACTTCTCAATTAATTCTTCTAAACTTTTAACCTCTTCACTAAGATTAGCTGTAACTTGTCCAGTTCCTTTAGATATATCTTCTACGAACGAAATGATTACATCTTCTAATTCTGATATGTAATTCCCAACCTCTGCGTCCTCTTCAGCTCTCTCTCTACTTTTTAATTCTTTCAATAACTCCTCAATCTCGTTTTCTGTAATTCCTAGCTTTTCAGCATAAAATTTTTTTGACTTTTTCCAGCTAAGTAGTGTCTGTAGCTGATCTAGTAACGATTGGTTGTTTGACATGTATGTCTAGATTTAGTTAAAATTACTGTAAAGATAGGGGTTTATTTGATATTAACAAAATTTTTGTTAACTAATTTGATTATTGATGATAACTAACTTAGTTAGATTTTTAAACAAAAAACCCCCAGAGTAGAAACTCTAGGGGAACAGACTTGGAAACCAACAACCAAGTGTATTGAATATTAAGGTGGGCAAGTGCCCCATATAGGTTTTGGTAAAGTCCAAGCAGGAGTGTTTTCTGAAAAATAAAGAGGTTCAGTAGGAAAAGCTGTAACACACCAACCACTTAAATTTTGATTAAACGTTGTGGCATTTTCAAACATAGCGTACATTCCAGAAACATCTGTAACAGAACTCACATCCCAATTATTAATGTCTTGATTAAATGACGTAGCACCATAAAACATAGTGCCCATTGTAGTAACATTTCCTACATTCCAACTTCCTATATTCTGATTAAATGAAACAGCAGAAAAGAACATGCCCCACATACTAGTAACGTTAGAAACATTCCAAGTTCCTATATTTTGGTTAAATGCAAAAGCAGCACGAAACATATGATACATATTAGTAACGTTTCCTACATTCCAACTGCTTATGTTAGCATTGAAGTTTATTGCTCCAATGAACATCTGATCCATATCAATAACGTTTGAAACATCCCAATTAGACATGTTGGTTGTAGTTGTACCTAAAAGAGTACACCCACTGAACATTGATGCAGCAGAGGTGCTTGGAAGAAATATAGGAAAATCAGTAGCACTAATCCCTGTTAAATTAATACAATCTTTAAACATACTACTAAAACTACTTGTTGATAAACCTACATTTCCCCACTGTTTAATATCTATAATTCTATCTTTACTTGTATTGTTTAAACTAAAGTTAAATACACTTGATGTACCTATAATACTTACAGTATAATTACTAGCAAACGAATAAACGTGAGTTCTATTTGCGTAAGAGTTGACACTAGTAGTTCCATCACCCCAACTAATTATGCCAGAGTATGTACCACTTGGATCATAAGGAAGTGTTATGCTATCAAAATTATTAGCAACATTAAATGTTACCATCATTGGTAATGAACAAGAAATGGAATTTGTCAATGTACCATTGTTTCCAACAACCTCAAATCCTATATATGAACCTGCTACATTTGCAACATGGAATCCATTTGGCAATAATGTAGTTAAAGAAGGTTCTGTATAAACTACTGTACCATTAGCAATAGGATCTCCAGAATGTACATAGTACGCACCTGAAATCCAAATTGAACCAGTAGGACATTGACCACCTAAGTATACAATATCACTTGGAGGCAATGTAGTAGTTGATGTAGTTGTAGGAGAGAATATTGTAGTTGTTGTAGAAGTGCTACTACTAGTAGTGGTAGACGTAGATGTTGATGTGGAAGTACTTGAAGATGTAGTGGTAGTTGTAGGAGGTGCAAAACAAGAGTTTACAACATCACATATCTGAGCATTGTATGCAGGGTTGTTCTGCATTTGATTTAGTATCTTCTCTGCTATAGAGATAGGGTTTAGCTGTGGATCTATCTTTTGTAGAGCTACAGTTAAGAAATCGTTAGTCACTATACCTGAATTAGGTAAGTTCTGACCAGAATAGTAAATAAAATTTGATATGATAGGATATCCTATAAACTCAGAAGAAACCATTCCTTCTTGCAAAGCAGGAGGAAGATTCTCTTCATAACAACGCATCCCAGGTACACAACTCATCTGTTAATTAATTTAAATTATACATTGATTAACTACATTACAAAAGATAGTCTTTAAGGAAGGATTGTTCATAATTGCTGCATAGAATGCATTTGCAATAGCTTCCTCGCTTAATTGAGCGTCTATGTTCTGTAAAGCTAGGGTTAGTGGGTCTTCATTATTAATGCCTGTATTGGGCAAATTAGGACCATAATAACACACTAAATCAGAATTAATAGGATATCCTAAGAATGCACTTGGAATGCAACTAGCTGGATACACTGTATATATTGTACCCTCACATGGGGTTCCTGGTAAACAAGACATTTCTTAATTTATTTATGAATTAACACTTTAACTCTACTAGCAATCATCTTTACAGTGAAGGGTAGAGCATATTCTAAATTACAAGCCTTGTATTCTAAGATTCTCTTGTAGTTTAGTAAATCACCAATAGCCCACGCTGGGATGGGATAGTTGGTAGAGTAGACAATATTGTTGTATTCAACCTGTGCTAATTCTGCAAGCTTAGTATCTATGTCACTAAGTAATACAGAAATAGTAGCACAGTCAATACAGTTATTTAATCTTGGAGATAACATTTTTTATTCTTTGAGATGTTTGTTTAACAAGTGCATTACAATGAGCACATAATCCATTGATTAAGTTGCAACCACAACCTACGTTAGCGTTGCATTTTTTACAGTTTGCCATATTAGTAGAAATTTGTTACATAGTTGTTACCTGAACAACCACAGTTGGTTTTAATAAAATTGTCTAACATTCTATCTGCTTGATCGTATAGTTTATTTGAGGTGTCTATAGCACTGTTATTAGCTGCTGCTATAGAGCCTTGTATAAGATAGTATATTGTGTTTAACGTTACTTTTGACTGAGTCTTTATAGCAAGGTCACATTCCATCATATCAAGTTTCATAAACGCAGAGTCAAACTTTTCCTGAATCTTAGCAGTACGCATGATACTCTTCTCTACAAAATATGTAGCAGAAGGAGCAATTGTATACTTAAGAAAATAAACACCATCAGGAAGTGGTGTCAAAGGTTGTCCTACACTAGATAAACCTAGAGTTGTAGAATTAAATATGTTGAAGTCATTGGGTGTGAAAGGAAGACTTATCACAGGATTCCCAGGAACAGTAATATCAATAGTTGGAGCTGTTATAGCTATGTCATACACAGAGTTATCAGCAATACCCAAAGTTTGGACATTGTAAGTATTGATAACTAATATATCTAAAGTTGTTGCCATGTTGTTTAAAATAAAAATGCCAGAGGATTTGAGTTATCCTCTATCCCCTGGCATAGGTTATATGATTTCTATCAATTAAGGAATCAATGGATCTGGAGTTGGAGTACCAGCTGTAGCATTTACAGGAGCACCTAAAGCAGCAGTTAATACTGTTTCAATAGCACCACCAATACTACCCACACCTTGAGGAGCAGCAATGATTACCATTGAATCTTCAACGATATAGTCACCCCACTTGTAAGCAGACTTGTCTACTTCGTTAAACTTGATGTAGTATGTATCGTAAGTAGCACCTGCAGATACATAAGTTTCAAAGTTCTCGTTGTAGCCATTCATTCTGTACAAATGCTTTAAGTAACCAGCTTGGTAGCTATAGAAATTCTTCTCTAATTGAGCAATCTCTGCAGAACCACCACTTGGGTAACTAGCATGTTGAGTAATCAACGCTTCAGCAACTACGTTACAAGCATCAGCAACGATGAAGTCAGCTGTTGTAGCTGGACCACTGTAAACGAAAGTTCTGAAATACATTCTGTCATACTCGTAAGGGAACGCTGCAATATCACAAGGCTGTCCATAAACAGTCAATGGTTTTGCAGAAATAACTAACACAGCATTCTGATCATTTCCTACTCTTTCAAAAGTGTAGAAAGTGTTGAAGCTAATGTTATCTGGGTTAGTACCAGGAGCTGATTGCTCAAACTTAACGATGAAAGCATCGATTAAAGCTGGAACATCAACATCAGCACAAGGGTCACCACCACACTCTAAACATGGAGCTTGAACAGTTACACTACGAGTGAAACCATTGAAGTACAATGTGTCGATGTAGCTAGAGTGAGCACGTAAAGTGATAGTTACAACATCACCAGCCTTAACTGTGAAGTTACCAACTTCTGTGATTTGAGTTGTAGCTGTAGAGTTACCAGTCACTTTATACCACTCACTAACTTGGCTAGCAGCGATCTTATCAGAACGCTTAGAACCTTGTAAATAAGTGTTTTGTCTACCTTGAGCAACGTAGAAATAAGGAACAGATGCAATGTTACCTGCATTTGCTACAGCGTAAGTGTTGGTAAATAAACCAACTTGACCAGCTGTAAGGTCTTGTGTAGATCCAGAGCTAGGCAACGTAGTTTGTCCTACTGGTACTACAAACAGGGTGGTTAATGAAAAATCAGCCATGTTGTTTTGTATTTAAATTATGAAAAAATTACTCGTTTGTTTGAATCCTCATCTGAGCTGATTGAACAGCAGATTGATTCTCTGTATACATTGCTAGAGACTGAACAGTTAGGTCTACTAACTCATCTTCTAGATATAGTTCAAGCTCGCAGTTTACATTTGCTGATGGATTACCATCAAAGTTTATGTATCCCACTTTATCAATATACACTGGATATCTCATGTATGATACATAAATCTTACTAGGTGTAAATGTACCATCTGTAAATATAGAAATCTCGTCTGAAGATAAAGAGTTAAAAGTCTCTTGGTATTCGAAAGAAGGTTTGTAATGATCGTTGTTCAACAGCAATGATAAATCACCATGTTTAGACAAATCCTTATTAATCCAAATCTTTCTATCAGTACATTGTCCTTTGCTTGCTAATATATATGAATCTATATAAAACATATACTTAGGATTCAAGCTATTTAAGTTACCAGCCCATTGGTTAATTTGTGCATTCTTTAAAGTTAATGTTAACTCTCCACTGTTATATGGGATTATTAGATTTTGTAAATCTTCATAACGTTTCTTAAAAGAATCTAAACCCTGACCACTTGCTGTACTAAACCCATCAACCTTTTGTTTTATTAGCTTTATCTGAGCTTCATTTAAGGCTAATATCTTATCTTCTAAAGCTATCTGCTGATGCTCATTTGTTGATAGTTTATTTAGTTTCTGATCAATCTTATATAATAAACTATCTACTGGGATCATATTGCAGCTAATTTTTTGTTTTTCAATTTACCTTCTAATGTTAATAACTCATCTTGGTTATCTTCATCAGCAAGGAATTTAACTAAATCTTCTTCATCTTTAGCTACTTCTAATTCACCTTCAGTGATTTTACCATTAGGTTTAACTCTATAAACTGAATGAGCAATAGCTTGTTTTACTAAGTCTTTAATATGAAGCAAGTTTTCCTTCATGTCTGCATATCTACCAAATACTTCTACTGGAGAAAGTCCTTGGTATTTACCAGCCTTGAATTCTGTTTGTTTAAGAAGGTTATCTACCTGATTGTATACCACTTCTTCTTTGGTATCTTCTGTAACAGGTAAACCTAATAATCTTGCCACTTTACGTTTCTTCTCAGGAGTCATTGCATCAAACTTGATAATAGCCTTGTTGATCAATTGTTTCTTCTTGAATACCACTGCATTTTCAATCTCATCATCTACTACGTAGAACTGAGTGTCTGCAGGGAATTCTCCTCTCTCCCATGCTTGATAGCTAGAAGCAACTGTAGGGTGAACTCGTAACCATGCGAATGCTAATTCCTGTAATGGTTGACTTAAATCAAAATAATTGTCACCATCCAATAGTTTCACTGGTTGTACGTGTAGAGTGTCATTTGAAGATGTTGATAATCCATAGTTCCAAAAAGCAGAACGAGGACCTAAATCAATACCTCCCAACGCTAACTCTAATTTAGCACGTAATTCTGTTACTCTTTCAATTTCCAACTCTCTTTCTGTTGGATCTTGAATACGTCTGATGTATGCAGCGTTAGCATCTAAGCCTGTTCTGTACTGACCATCTAACTCTTTGTAAGGATACTTAAATACACCTGTACCAGGGATTCTCGTCATACCTTTTGCTGCAAGTCCTCCTTGCATAGTTTGTAACTGTGAGTTGTTGTACTCCTTTTTTAAGGTGGAGATTTTTCCTATCTTGCCCATATGTAGTTGTTTTTGTTTGGTTTATTTGCAGATGGGTCCCATCGAAGGGAATGCGTTCAACACTTAGTTAAACCATCCATCTGTAGAGTGAGAAGACTCCCCCACTTGGATGTGGGGGGGAATTCTTCTCTGTATTTTATGCGAAACACCAAGGGTGTCAATCTCAGGATACTCTCCTGAGAGGGGCATTAGAATTGTGGAATCTCTTCGATCAACACAGTTCTAGATAAGTCTTCGATGAATACATCACAACGATCTTTCATCCAGATTTCATATCCAGGGAATTTGTTCGCAGAACTCATACCTTGAGACTTAGCAAAACCTAAGTGGTGACGAGTACCATCGATATAACCCCAAGTCATAGAAGGAGCACCCTTCATACGTACTTCACGAATGTTGTTTACCATAGAACCATCAGACATTGGAGACACGTCAAATACCATAAATACTGGAGTTGACTTCTTGTTTTGTCCAAATTCTAAGTTTGTTTGAGGTAAGTCTAACTCTTTCAAGTGAATTAACTCAACACGACCAGTCTCACGAGTTACCATTGCATCGAAAGCAAAGTTGTAAGTGATGTGCTGACCTTCACCTTGCATATATCTGTTACCAGAATCAGCCATGAAAGTTAAACCAGAGTTTAAAGCGTCAGTCTTCAAAGCTTGTTGGAATACATCGAAACCAGCTTCGTTAGTGTACATTTTAACTCTTCTATCCTTAACGTCCACACGTCTGTAGAATAAATCACCAAATACTGAACGAATCAAGTTTGCAGTGAATTCTCCACGATTGTATTGAACTAAGTTACCATTGTTACGCATTCTGTGGTAGATACCTGCAGATACACGCTTTAATTCTTGCTTAGAACCATTAGTCTTCACAGTACCTGGCTTAGACCAGATCATACGCTTAACTTTTAATTCTAACATAGACTTACGCATCCAGAACTCAATAAATGGTTCCCACTTAACATCGTTACGAGTTAAAGGTAATTGGTTACGTCTTTGAGGAGCATATACTAAGATATCTAAAGGTTTGCCTGCAGCATCTCTTAACATCTTGTCATCAGCCCATTCTGTGATCTTGTGCTCAAAACCATATGCAGAACCTAAAGATTCGAACATAGTGATTTTCTCACCTAAACGAGGAAGACCTAATAAGTCTTGATCGAATTCACCAACTACACCATCAATTAATTCTAACTCAATACCAATCTGTAAGAAAGTATTGCTTACGAAGTCAACTGTTGGGTTATCAGTTACTAAAGTGAATGTGTACAAGTAACCAGCGTTGTAAGGAACAGGATCCTTAATAACGTAGAAACGAGGACCATACTGACGAGTACCTACAGAAACGATAGCGTTCTTAGAGAACTCATTTGTGTCCAAAATTAATTGGAACTCTTGACCATCGATACCTGGCTTTAACAACTCTAAAGTTGTAGCAGGGATGTCAATGATTTTTGGAAACTTGTAAGGAACTTGTACATCCCACTTCCAAGCATCACTGTTGTTATCGATATAGTAAGGAGTGCTCTTGTTAATCATATCCAAGAAGTCATTACTATACAAAGAGCTTTGAGTATACAAGCTGATAATCTTCTTGTCATAATCTGCTGGCTCTGTAGAGTGGAAGCTTTCCAAGTGGTTTGCATCTGTTAATTTACCTACAGCACGCTTGTCCATAGACGCAACACGAGCATAAGTAAACCCAGTTAAACCAGGAATTGTTTGAATTGCCATTTTGTTATTGTTTTAAATTTAAGTTTATAAAAATTGTTTACTGAAACCAAGATGTAGGCTTGCTAGTGGATTTAGATTTCACTGAACTTTTTTGTGCCTGTCTGGCTACTTCACCAAACAATTCATTTGACTTTTTGGTGATACCAGTCTTTTGAATCGTTGATAATGTAGGATCTTTCTCCATTATCTTCATAAGCAACGCAAGCTTTACTTTTGTTGCATGATTCTCAGGACGCTTAAGTTCTAGAATAGTACGATCAAACTCTGTTAATGTTTCACCAGAATTTGTTTTATACTTATCTGTTACTAAGAAATCTTGTAGTTCACCAGCCAATTTAGGGTTTAAAGGAATGCCATCAAATTCTTTAGCTTTTAACTTATCCTGTAAAACTTGGTTTACATTCTGAGCATATTGCTGTTTGATAGCTTGTTGTTGTTGCAATTGAGCAGTTTTCTCTTGCTCTAATTGTTGAAGCTTTACTGCTTCTTTTTTAACTAACACTTTGTGGTGCTTTGTAGCCACAGTTTCAAGGTCTCCATAGTTTTTCAACCTTTCTACTTCTGTATCAATGTCTTCTGGCTCAAAACCCTGATCAGCCAAAGCTTGTTTGATAACAGCCACTTGATTGCTTTCTTGACCTAAGTCCATATCAGAAAAGTTCTGAATATTGTTAAAAGCAGTGAAGTATTCTTTTGGATTAACTCCTTTTACAAAGATGGAGTCAAATGCTTGTTGGTATTCTTCACCAAACTGACCAATAAAGTTTTGAACAATATCAATTGCCCCTTTCTTCTTTTCAGCATTAAACTTCTCTAAGAATTGTTCTGGAGTTGAAATAGGTTCTTCATCTTCATCGTCTTCAGTGAATACACCTAATTTATATAAGTCTTTAGATAATGAAGCAAATGTAGATTCAGTAGAATCTTCTTCACCATCTTCATCTTCTGAATCTTCGTTAGCTTCTTCAGCAGTCTTAGCCTTAGGCTTAGCAGCTGGTGCATCTTCTTCTTCCTCATCATCTTCATCACCTCCTAAAAGGAAATCTTGAATAGATTTAGTAGAATCTTCTTTAGGTGCTTCTTCACCATCTTCGTTATTACTAGTAGTTGCAGCAGGTTTTGCTGTCTTTTTAGCTGGTGCAGGGGCAGGTGTGCCACTATTCTCGTCACCACTATTGATATCTTTGATATCATCAGGACTACCTGTAGCTGTGTCTGGTGCAAACAAATCGCTCAAAAGCTCTTGGTTACCCATTCCCATCTCCATAGTATCCTGAATACTAAAGTTCCCCAATTGAGGACTATCTAGATTATTCTCCATATGTAGTTGTATTTATTTGGTTTTCAATGTAAAAGTATATAATGTAAAGTTAATAGCAAATAGATGAGCCTCTATATGCCTTGATATTCAGCATAATATAGCATTAATATTTTTTACTCTAATCTAATTTGTTAAGAAAATTGTCATTTATAAGTCTATAGCTTCTCATTGGAGCTATGTCTGTAAGTGTAACTTGTTGAACATCAACTCCCCACTTACGTGCTTCCACCCTAACTTTTTTAGTCAATGTGTTATCTACCTCAGGATCTATACACTCTTCTAACGTCATTGACATAATAACGTTCTTTATTATACTCTGAGACATATCTGATAGAGCATCCTGTGCGTCATACACCTCTAATAAGAATATCTTAACATCTGCTATCTTGTATTTGACAATACCTTTCACCACAATGTTTTGTCTATCTTGTGTATATAAAGACTGAGCATCTAAACTAAGGGTAGTCACCACAACATGGTGATCTATCACTTCATCAAACAATGGAATCTTGAAGTGTAAGCCAGGCTCAAGAACGCTGTAGAATTTTCCACATCTCAGCAACACTGCTCCTTCGTAGTCTCTAACAATAATAACTGGGGTTAGTTGCAACCACCAATTAGTTACTATTTCAATTAGTTTATCAAACATTATTTAATTTTTTAATATCAAGTGTAGCGTTTGCATGTATTTTTATTTGATTTGAGAGATAATGTCTCACCTCTCCTCCATCACATAATACTACACACCATATATCGTTTTCAAAACTTCCTCCATTAGTTACATAAATCGCATACCCATCCTTGTTATTTTCTACGACAACAGGGATGGGGTTACGAAATTCTAACATTATTTCTTAGTTTTATTAGCTCTACCTTTAGCATTCTCTTTAGCAATAGCTAAATCATTTGCTTGGTTCTCTCTAGCCACTTGTAATTTTTCTCTTTCTACTTGAAGTTTTTGAGAAGCTAGTGTGCTTTTAGCTTGTATATCTGCCATTTTAGTTTGGTACTCTTTATTAGCTCTTGCTTCTTCTGTGTTTAATTTACTGATTTCCAATACATCAGGAGCACCAGATCTATCTACATCGCTCAATGGTCCCATATTCTTAGCTTCAGCTGCAATAAGAGCAATTTCCTTTTTATTAATTCTATCAAGTTCAGCTTGGTAGTTATCATTGGCAAGCTTCTCTTGAGCCTGTTGTTGAGCAAATTGTAATTGAGCTTCAGCTTGTTGTTGCTGCTGATCCAACTGTTGTTGCTGTTGTTGTAATTTAGTAACTTCCAATTCTTCTTGTCTACTCTTAAGTTTCTTAAACACGTTCTTCATTTGTCTGATAGAGTTAGTTCCATAAAGCTCAATGATATCATGTAAACTACCACCATTTTGAATAACTGCTTGAGACAACTGTCTGATTTCGTTAAACATTTGTTTGTCTTCAGGTCTGTTAGTTAAGAACACTTTCAAGTCTCTAAACTTCAAGTCTGTACCATTCACTTGTACAAATGCAGATTCTCCTTCAGATGTAATATAAGAAACAGTAGATTGTGGTTTCGCACTTTCTACATATAAAGATGCATCAATAATTGCTTGATATAATTGTCCTAATACATACTCATGAGCTACAAATATAGGCTCAGTTTGTGAGTAAGACTGGGTGATTGCTGCATTAGTTCCTGTAGCTGATTCACTAGCTGATACAGATCCCATACGTTGCTTAGACATACCAATTAATTCCCAACATTCATTCTTTAACTGCATTGCTAGGTTATATCTAGATTGAATCTCCTGCGTACGTGTAAGATCAATATCTCTAAACTGATTAAAGCTAGACTGTCCTTTTAAGTTTTCAGGACTGTCATCAATAAATACTACACCTCTATTACGAGCTTCCATTTCCCATACGTCTAATGCATCTTGTGCATCACCATCTTTAGGAATAGGTACGTGTCTAATAGAAGTTAAATAAACCTTACCAACTTCCTTCTCAAGCAACTTATACAATTGGTTCATACAAACATTATACAATACTTGGAATGGTTTCATCATATCCACTAAGCTCTTAGCTTCTGTATTCTTCACCTCAAAAACTTGTCCAATGATAGGACAGTAAGGCAATAATTTATATGGTTTAATGTGGTAGATATCTGGACCAATCTTGATTCCTTGGTACCATTGGTTAATCCATCCCCACTCTAATGACTGTTGTGTAGGAATAGTTCCAGATTTGTAATTTTCATCAACAAGCATAGATTGCTCGTTACCCATTTCATCTGTATAGATTAACTTACCAATCTTCTTTTTAGAGATCCAATAAGCTCTTACCACTACATATTTGTAACCAAATGAACTTACGTTGTTTGTAAGTCCTAAGAAGTCTTTAAGACCATCACTGTTCTCTTTCATCTCAGACTCAATCATCATTCTTGTCTGAAGCACTAATGGGTCAAATGTATCATATTGTACAGAGTCATTACCTGGTGTAATTTCTGGATTACCTAAGTTAGATTCTCTAACGTTGATAAGACCATAGTCTTGTAAAGAACTACGTAAGTGATCAATCTCATCTTTAGTTAAATCTGGAATAGCTTCAATAATCTCAGATAGTTCCATAACCTGTACAGTACCAGCAGCATATGCTCCTTGTGCTCTACCTGTAGGATCTGAAATATACTTTCTATCTGGTGTAGTTAAGAACCAAGTGTTCTTAGGGTTAGCCACCTCAATGTTAAATCCAAGTTTAGAATTATCTTCATATATGTGAAAGAACTCTCTAGATGAAATCAAAAGATCTCTAAAAGAATCTTCGCTCTTTTCTTTCATATTAAACTCTGCTTTCTGAGCAGTTAATATGTGATTAGCCCACTTCTCTGCTACAGATGTGTAAGTCTCAAGTTCGTCTTTCACTTGCTCCATTGTCATCTCTTGTAACTGCTCATCTTCAATTTCCTCACCATTCATTGCAGCTGTCTCTAAAATTTTTTGTTTAGCTTGTGCAATTACATACTTTTGAAGTATTTCAGTTTTAAACTGAAGCTCTTCAGATTGACTGTCTTCATCAAATGCCTTAACACGAAACGCGTCTGGTCTCTTTGTTAATTCACCTACCAACTCATTAATTGGTGTAGTGATAATAGAATAATGTTTTACATAAGCAGGAAGTTCAAGGTCTGCTGTTAATGTATCTGTAAAACTTCTAACTTCTGGTTCTTGATAGAAATCTTCTCTTCTTAAAATACCTTTAATTAAATCATAGTTCTTAACAAATGTATCCCTATTCTTTATATACTCAGCGTAAGCTTTGTTAGAGAAATAGTCCATTGTGTTCTTTATCCAACTCTCATCCTGCTTCTCCTTTTCAGTTTTAAACTGGTCAGGGAAGATGTTCAGATATGCATATCTGATCGTTGCGTCTTTTGTATACCTTATAATTGCCATTACGTAAACAATTTATTTCGTTTATATTTATTATTTGATTCTCCAAACATTCCACCTCTGCTGTCAGAAAACAACTTGTTAGTTTTATTTTTACTGAACATTGATTTCACTCTATCATCACTTGTCCCACCTATCTTACCCATGATTGGGTCCATCTTCATAGCTAACGCAACTGCAAGCTCTGCAGCAATGATTCTATCGAAGTTACCCTGATCGTTGTATTGTATAATCTCTTCTAGCAATACAGGATCAAATATCTTTGTTACACCCAACACTTCCTTAATCACACTACCATTCTCATCCTTCTCTACAAAGATAGGACTTTCCATGTATTGTTTAAGACATACGTGAAGATAGTCAATTATTTTTTGACTTGAACGATGTATTCCATAATCTCTTTTTACAGTGGTATTTGGAACAATCTCTTTAAGCCATTCTGGTTGTTTCTCTAGATAATGAGCATCACCCACAGACTTCATATATTCAATAAATGATATATCATCATTCTCACAAAGTGTCCTTGCATTATAATACTTAATAAGCATACGAGCCTGTTCATTCCAGGTTTCTTTCTTATCAGGTCTTGCTACATAGGAAGCAACAAACATATCTTGGTATTTCTCACCATTGATTTCGTTCATTCTTTTATATATGTAGACAGCCCCTAATGAGGAGCTATATGCAGACTTACCTTGTCTATAGGGATCGACTCCTGCTACATACAATCCATAAGGAGGATTATCTATAGGGAATTCATATATAACTACAGGAGCATCTTTTAAATCTGAAGGCTTAAGAGGGAAATTGGAGATGGGTTGTTTATCTGTAAACTCGTGGGTTATTCTTTCTCCATCGTTGAAAAGAATAACAGGTGTGCCTGTACGTTCTTGTTGTTGTAATCTATTCTTCTGCCTCTTAGCGTTTTCAATGTCGAAGATGTTTGTATCCTCATTCAAGAATATGTCATCCACCTCAAGTGGGTAGTACATCTTTTCCTTAAGATACATACTTCTATCCCCAGCTTTTCTAAGTCTCTCTAAGTTAGCTTCTGTGATCTCTCTAGCCTTTTCCTCATTACTCACTAGCATTTCAATCTGATGTAAATCAGAACTAAGAGGTTCACTTAAGAAAGCACCAAGGGAACTTTTTTCTTTAGCTTCCATTCTGTATTTAGCAGGAATGAATAAGCCATGTATACGTCTAGTATCTTTTTCGTTATTATAATCTAAGAAGTTATAGTTGGCTACATCGAACATTAAGCTCTTTGCATCCATAAATTTCTTCATATCACCACCTGTGCCAGTAAGAATAGGAGAACATCCCCAGCCATAGGGTGTTGTAAAACCTGGTACAGCTGCCTGAAAGCCCCTGAGAAAATTACCTTTTCCAATCTCATCTATAATTAATTTACGTGGTTTAGTACCTGCAATTGCCTCTTCATTATTACCTTCATCAAGGTTACGAATAAGAATCTGAGAGAAGGGTATTCTCTCTCCTGACTTTGTCTTAATACCTAATGTCACCTGGTTCTTCCAGTTGTCCTCAATCCTCTGCCATCTCCAATACTCAGGAACAAAGTTTAATCCTTTGTCAATCTTGTCTGTAATAAGTTTAATATCTGCTGCGTTCAAGCCAGCAATAATGTTCTGGGAGTTCTCATCAAATGTAGCTCCCCATGCTGTATAGCTAGCCTCAAGAACAGACTTGGCAAAACGTCTAATACCTAGAATGACTAAGCCCTTTTTCTCTCTTTGAGCTCTGTCAATTTCGTTTGTTACAAGCCATTCATTATCTCTCAATAAAGGATTTGCATATTTCTGTGATATTCTTCCATTGGCTTCCATTACGTCCACCTCTGTATGCCAGATGTTTAGGTGCCAATACAAAAAGGGGTTGATATACACACCCCCCATCATAGCTCCATTCAAGCAAAGATCCTTATGAAAATCAAAGAAATCATGATACTCTTCTGACTCTCTATCTGGAAGTCTTTTCTGGTTGATGAACCAGTCTTTATAGTCTATAGTTTGTATGTCACTCATTACTTTCTATTCTTTAAGAAGCGTTCAGCTGCACCAGATAACTCACCTTTCCCTCTCACCTCAACCTTTGCTTCTTCTACACTACGTAGTTTATCTACCACCTCAATAAGAGCTAAGTAGTTTTTCATTGTCTCTTGTACAAATTTACCCTGAGCTTCAATTGAGGCTATCACCATAGGTAACATGCCACCTTTAGCTGTAGGTTTCCACTCAATCCTATCTTTCAATTCATGTAGTGGGTTTGCATCTACGTAAGCTTTCCAGGACGTAAGCTGTGCTTCAGCCCATTCAAGCTCTGTATTTATAAATGTAGTTTTTTTAATAGTTGCCATAATCTTCTTCCTCGTCTTCTTTTAGAATGTTATCGAGGTCCATTCCTTCTTTTATTATCTTATCAAGCTCTTTCTCATCTGTATGTGGAACATCCATTTCAAGTTCTGTCTTATACTTATCTAAAGCAAAAGCTAGTTCTTTATCTGTCATTCCCCAGATGTCTCCATAGTCACTCAGTGCTGTAGATAAATGTCTACCTAAGTTATATGTTGGGAAACTCTTATTTAGTTCTTGGAGAGTTTGTAGAGCTTTTTGATAGTGGGTTTTCTTGCTCATTATATTAAATCATTTAAGTCATCGTCTGTGAGTTTATCATCAAAGAACTCATCAGTTAGGTCTATTGGAGAATCTTCAAAGTTCTTTCTACCTTCTTCTGTCATATAGTCTTTAGAGAAACTAATTGCCACTCTATCCTGTTCCTCATCTGGAACACCTGTGATGTCAATATAATCAACACCTTTATTATATAGCTCCACTAATACATCTATTAACTTGTCTAATGGAAGCTTCTTTAGCATTACTGTTTCTCTACCCATGGTCTGCAGCTTGTTTTAATTGTTCCTCAATTTCTTGGTTTTCTAAAACAGCCACCCATTTGTCAATAGGGCAGCTACAAGATAGGCACTTGGTCTTTGCAGACAGGGTGCATCCACAATTAGTACAATGATCGTCTGGACGATTTGTCTTGTGGTACATAGAATGGTGTTCACATTCTAAGCAGATCTTTGTTCTTTCCTTCCCAACCTCAATGATCTGAGCTTTTAACTCTGCTGGAGGCACAAGGTTGTTTCTCCAACCCTCATATATTTGGGCGAAATTAATCTTCATATGTAATTCTTGGTTTTAATACCTCAATGTCTTTTAGCGTTGTGTCCAGAATTGCCTTAGCGTATGCCTTCTTCTGGTCTGTGGCGACAGGGTTGGAAATGACCCCTTCACATGTCCCCACCCTATGCTTTAATTTCTCTAGCTTTTTGACAGCCTTCTTATCGTTAAACAGAAACTTCCCAAACCCAGAGATTTCTACACTCTTATTTGTAGACATAGCTTCGTTGGCAGATTGAAACTGGTGGTTGACAACAGCCTCTAATGTCTTCTCAGAGGTTAGCATCTTAACAGCAAGGGTCCTAATTAGGTAGTCCTTGACAGACATACTCATTGGCTTATCCATGCTTCAATGTAATTTGTAAAACAATATCATTCTCGAAGTTGAGGGTGATCTGTGGGTTCACCTTCACCTTTGTCCCATCCTTTACAAACACCCCTAGTTTCTTTAGCCTACTAATAATGTTATTTATAGAAGCACTGGAACTGGAATAGAGCTCACAGAATTCCTTACGAATGTTAGCATATGAAATATTCCCCCTAACAGCAGCAAATGCCACAAGCTGTATCTCCCTGTGTGTAAGCCCTAAGTTGTTCAGAGCAGACAATACATTATAATACGTCTCTGCCACCTGAATATCAGCAGGTAACACCTTGTTTAGCTTCTGTACTGTTATCTTCTTTTCCATATTTAATTAATACAAAGGTATGTATATTCTATTGATCTACAAATAACTATATTAGTTATCTACAAAGTTAATGCTATATTATGCATCATTTCTGAAAAACACTATAAAAAATATAATGAAGAACAACCCAATCCTAATCTCCTGTTCTACATCACCATTCTCTGTAGCATAGTGTCTGTTAGTGATTCCTAGTTCAAATGTTGTTGATCCTGGTATTACAAAGTCTATACCCATCTCGTAACTGTCATAACCTCTAAGTCCTGTAAACAAAGCAATCAATGTAAGAACCAATGTACCAATACCAATAATAATGAACGTCATATCTAAAGCATTTAATAGTTATAGAGAAGAATATCTTCCCCACCCAACCAGCCCCAAAGTTACAGGTAAATATTAATACCAACCAAATTTATTTTTAATAAAGGATTATAATGTCCCTTATAAGAAACAAACTCACACCTAAAAGGGTGCTATAAGACACATTATAATGTATGACATATCCTACACTATACATGAAAACATGGGCTAACGTATGATAAGTCAAGCAATACCTTTACCATAGGGGGTATATAGTAAAGCTGTAGCTTGACATATATTAACATCAAACTAGTTTGTTTATCAAAATGTCCAGTTTATTATATACAAAACTGGACAGCACTGCTGTAGACCCCATTGACAAATGGCTATATGTTCCATGTGGAACAATTCCAAAATTTTTTTCTAAACCCCCCACCCCTCGTGTAGATGGGGGAAGTGACCACTCCCAATTGCTACCCCACCTACAGTTGGGGAAGTTAGCCATACTCCCCCACATTAATTAACAATAAAAAACTTTTAACATGGCAACAATGACAACAACACAATTCTTGAGCAATTTAGTGTACAGAGACGCAGAATCTCAAGAGAACGCTTCAGTGGGAATCTTCAAAGATTTGTTCGCAAAAGACTTCAATGCACTATTAGTACGCAACAGCAAGACAGGTGCAAGAAGAGCTACCATCATGCTTCAGAGAAAAGATGACGCTACTAAAGTGACTAACATCGTTTGTTCAGTAGCGTTAACTGATTTAGTTCGTGCTGGTAAATTGGGCATCGAAGAGATTATGTTATTCCCTTGCTTTGGTGGCGAGAAGGGTAATTTTGTGGGCTTGCCTTCTCAAGGTTGGTCTGAACTATCTGCAATCACTCCAAGAGAGTACAAGATTGCTGTCTTAAGCCCAGAAGAATTGGCTTAATTCTAAAAGGGGGGAGCTCACGCTCCTCCTTTTTTCATATCAGGGTGGGTGTAATGTACACATCTGGGTGGGACTAATACACAGAAACACAAAAAACGTTCCACGTGGAACATATTTATATAGATGTGAATAGTGATGTATAACCATTCTTCCCTTATTGTGTACAATTAACCAAATCAAATAATCAGCTATATACAACAATATATATAGCAATAAATAACAATTATATGTATATAATCATTAACAGAACAAAAAATGAGAGATACACTCATGAAGGTTTCTTTCCTAATCTAGATGATATGCTTAATCAGGGAGATGACCTTATAGTTATTAGTCTATATAGTAACACTATTAAGATTCCTCAATTAGAGGTTATTAATGGTCTTAATGAGTGGAGCTTTAAAGACTATTCTCTTGCTTTAGATATCATTGTTCCTAATATGCTGACAAAAGCAGACTATTGGGATGGTGATAATTCTTTAAGTGAATAATATACATCTCCTGGGACATAATAATCGTCAACTGTAGTAAACAATGCACGTTTGGGTTATTATTGTCTACGAGATGTATATTTTTATTAATGTATTAAATAGTAATTATATGTATTGGAACACACAACACAATATATTCTGTGACATTATATCTATTGGTGATACATTCATCACTATTGGTGCTAATGGACATGAATATGTTTCTTCTATGCATTTTATGATATTGATAGGTTAGTATATGACAATTAATATACTATTTATAGATTGTGGATAGAATATGGTTGATCACCTAACGCAATCTAACTATCATATTTTATTAATATACCAAAAAACAATTATATGACAATATACATCAGAACACAACTAGAAGATGAATATGTAGTATCTATTACATCAGATATTGTTCCTAGAGTAGGAGAAAGAGTAACTGTTATAGATGAACATACTAATGATGTTAAAGATTATATAGTTAAGTCTGTTGATTACACTTATAACATTAGTAGGTTTAGTGAGTATCTACAGAGAATAACAATTTATGTATAATGTACCATTTCTATTTCCCAATATAGTGAGGTGGTGGAATTGGGAGACACTGTGGTAAACCTTTCGAGTATGTGTACAATACGACTTAAAAGAGAGAAAGTTAGACCACATTACTACAGGTTCGAATCCTGTCCTCACTACATGTCTTATTATATACAATATTACACCTTATATTCTTAGGAATATAGAAACGAGCTCCAATATGATGGAGTGTGTATAATACACACATTATATAATAAGACTTTTTAAATTTATTGTTTTTCCTCGTTTAGATAAACAAAGACAGGAAGAGTGCCCTCAATCCTGGGAGAGAGCCACGTATAAGAGCTCTCTCCAAACAAAAGGGGATTTAACATGTTGCATTATGAGACACAACAGAATATACCAGCCTAGGCAACATATGGCTGTATATTCGCTTTTAAACACACATTATGAAACCAATTAAACACCTTATCAACATTATGTTCCTATGGAGCATACCATTCATTCTATTAGGATTCTTCCTATTAGTTACAGGATTCTCTTTCAGCTATAGAGCAGCAGTATGTTCTGATCTATGGATTAGCGTTAATTTCTTCTATTGTCTGGGTTCAGTTATACTTTACACGTTCAGTGTAGGAGAAACTGATGAGATGTCAATATTAAAATAATTAATATGAATGAATTACCAAGTTGGATAACAACACAATATTAGAGCAACCAAGAGATCGTTAAACCAGGTCTCTAATTTGCATTTCATCGCCCTGCATGTCTATGTGGGGCTCTTTTTATTAACGCAATATATATAGCATTATGTCAGAATCCTACATATCTATGGATATTGTCATAGATAGAATCAACAACCATCCTGATGTCAAAAGCACAGCTAAAGCACATGCTATGCTAATAGCATTAGGTAATAAACAAGACCTTGTACGTAAACCAAGAACACATATTATTAAATCTAAAAAAAGAAATTATGGACTTAAAAACAACATTATTGTTAAAAACAGCTGAGCTCACTCCAATTGAAGCACTTATTAACTCATTAGGTAGAGCTTGTGCTGATTACGATGAAGAACCAAATGAAGAGAATCAAGAGTATGTTATGTTTGTTTCTCAGATATTAATGGTTAAACGAGTTATGGACAAGAAAGGCTTCGATTCCACAGATCTTGCAAAAGATCTTGAGAAGCATGAAAATATTATGAATTTGTTTAATACAACAAATAATTAAAAACATTTATTGGTGGTTTAATAGATGTGTGTTAGGAGAGCCCTTAAGCAAGGCTCTCCATTTTTTAATCATTATAAATAACATTAATATGTTTATAGCAGCAAAACTAGTATTTGAGTCATACATACCTGAAACATTAGAGAAAGGTATGTGGTTCAAACAACACGTAATGGACATTATATTTGGTAATGTCTACAAGTATGAGAAGATATTTGTGATACAAAAGGACATTACACCAGACGAAACACCAGAGTTCTTACAACAGAATGGTTATCCTGTTAAACCTAGGATTGTATCAATCACAGCCAATCCTGATGATAAAGCAGATGTATTGGCTACAGAGCATCAGATAGGTTGGTGGGATGATGGTCCACAGTCTGATGACCTTAGAGATATAGAACTCAAAGATATTAATCTAGTGCTATCAGAATACGATGGTGAATTAGATATTGAAGTGAGTCTATCCACTATCGATGGTGAAGAACACCTTACACCAGTATTATTCATGGACAAAGTTACATTATGTGAATTAGATGCATATGCTGACCAAGAAGAAGATGAAGAAGACTTGGATCATATGGATGATTTAACTGATGATGACGATGATTATGATGATGAGGATGAACCTTCTGATGATGACACAATGAATGGTTATAATCGTGAAGGTGGTATTTCATTTGGTAACGATTCTACTTGGCAAGGTAGATAATAAAACAATCAATATGGCTTACTCAACATGCTGTGGAGCACACACCAACTTTACTGAATTAGGTATATGTCCTGATTGCTTAGAACATTGCGATTGGGAAGATGATATGGATGAACATTCACATGAAGTTATAGTGGATGCAGACCATAACACAGAATAACTAATTTAATTATTAATCTCTAACCAATTTAATTATGATATTAAATAAACAACAACGTAAACAGTTCTATGAAGAGCTATTAGATGTAGTGTGTAAAGATGACTCTGTAAGTGCAGGGTTTTGTTATTACATAAAATGGGAAGTGCTTGAAGAGAGACCTAAATATAAAAAGCTATTAAACCTATACAATCTACGTTATAATAGCCTAGAAGACTTTTTACGTGATGAGCTACCTGAATTATATGACATTAAACCAAACAGATCATATGATAGGTTTTATTGGTATGCAACCAGTAGAAAAGGATGGGCAACACGTATTAACAAATTGTATAACATTATTCAATCAATGTAACATGGAGAACATTTCACACACAGTGTATCCAGATCAACAATTATCATTTGACGAATGGGCTAAAGAAACTAAAGCCTCTTCAGCATATGTAGACAGAACACCTGTACACAATGCTAACAAGATGAATAAAGAATATGATGAGGATAGATTAAACAAATATTTTAAGCAACTAATGCTAACAGTTTAAAAATCAATCAATTATGTCACACACATTAATTTACAGTGCAAAACCAAGCACAGGTGTTCTAGTTTATGAACACACACCAGTAGTCGATTTAGCAGTTAATAAGTTTATTAACGCTATATTCAGACAGAAAAAAGCTCAAGCTCGTTTACAGTTCAAAGATGGTAAGTATTTCTATTCACCATCAAGTGAATACATTTTAAGAGTTAAATCTATTGTAAAATGAGTGTAATACTATTACGCACGCTGACTAAGAAATCCCTTATTGCTGATGGAAAGAATAAGGGATTATTAGTTGGTGATGTATTAATGAGATGTAAAACAGATCTTCTTTACGCTTATTTTAACTATGCTAACTTATCATTCACAGAGGATATACTAGATGAACTACGTATCTCTGCTGAAGATAGAATAGCTAAACCAGGCAAAGATCCTGATAAGTTTATTCATTATAGAAATAGAAATCTATACACAGCAGCTAAAATAGTAGGTAAAACCAAAGATCATGTTGCTACATTAAGTGTAATGACCAAAAGAAGAAAAGCTAAAGCTAAGGCTAATTTGGTAGCTTACACTAAAAGAAGTAGTTTAGCGTTCAGTAAGAGTGCTATGCAAAGATTTAATCATGGACACTAAATACTATTTATGAGCAAGTATGAACTTAAACAAGTGACTCTTCTAGAAATAGAAGTGGAAACACAAAGAGAAATCATTAAACAGCTTAGAGAAACAATAAAATACCAAGAGAACGTAATTAAATTGCAAGAAGAAGCTGCAGAACGACACAGCAAACTTGTAAGTGGTTTATTAGTTGATCTCTCAAGCTTATTAGGTGATGTATCAAAATAAATTAATCAAAATATGCAATATATTTCCAATTGTTTAATGTTTGGTGCCCCCAATTCACTAAATGTTAAACAAAAGGAAATATATTTATAAAAACATGCATTAAATTACACATTATGAGATGGGAAATAAAAAACAATTCACCTAAAATAGGTGATGTTAGATTTAAAACTAAATTTGCTTGGTTACCAACACAAGTTCTTAGCAAACTAACTATGACTGATCATATGATATGGTTAGAACTATATATTGAAGAACAAGAATATCAAAGACGTCAAACTTACGAGGGTTATGACTGGATTGAAGATTGGTACACTGTAGCTAAAACAATACACATATGAGTAACAAATTTAACGTAGGTGATATGGTTATAATGACCAGAAAACCAACAAATGATGATTGGGCAGGTATTGGTGAGGTGGATATACCACCTGAATATTATACAATACCACAAAGAATAGTTGAAATAACTCAATCTAGATCTATAGTACTAGCAAGTAATATATATAGTTATCCAGCATGTTGTTTTGAATTAGCTTCTACAGCAACTAATAGAACTAAAGCTAAGGCATGCGATTACATAGTAATATTAAAAGGACATGGAAACTCTGACCTAGAATACAAAACATTTTATGTAGTGAGTGTAACAGATGGAGGACACTTTGAATTAGCTGAACCAGGTAAGGGTCCAGACCCAACTATACGTTGGGCATGTTCAGATCCTAGCTGTTATAAAATAAAACATCCATCAGAAGTTGTTGTAGAACATAAAGAAAAAGAGTATTCAGACATAGGCATGAGTAATTACGAACCAACACCTAGAGAGTTTAGAGTGGGTGATAGAGTAAGAGTAATTGAAGATGATCACTTCTTTCATGTAGGACATGTAGCTGTAGTACAAGAAAAAACTAGTGAAGGTGTACGATTAGGTAAAACCAATGGTGAAACATGGTGGATTGCTAATCATAAAATACAGCACGCTGATGAATATCCTAGAGTAGAACAATCTATTGTATATAATGTAGGAGATACAGTGATAGGACTTCCATCAGCTGATAGACATTATGCTATGACTGGACAAGGATGGGAAGGAGTTATCAAAAGAATTTACCAAGATGGTAAGCATTTTGATGCAGTTAGTGTAGCAACTGGTGATATATATCATACTCTTGAACTTCAACACTTTACATTAAAAGCTTCAAAATCAGAAGGTCTTAGATATAAGATAGATTTACCAGCATTTGACAGAACAAAATTAGAAGAACAATATTTTAAAACCAAAAACCAACAAAATGGCACAGAAAACCAACAAAGCGTTAAGCTACAAGGAGTTAATCTCAAAATCAGAGAAGGAAATCCTATTAGAGGAATTAGACTTAAAAGTTCAGGAAGCAAAATCAAGCTTGGAAGTAACTATCGCTACTACTAAGCGTGACTTAGCTCAAGCTAAACAAACTTTATCTCGCTACCAAGCAGCTATTCCATACAATGTGAAAGCTGAGATGGAAGCTCATGAAGAAGTGTTAGCATTAGAAGCTGGCTTAGCATTTGCTGAGAAAGTTTTGGCTGAAAGATTCTAATTATTTATCTTTGTATAGCTAGATGTAACAGTCTAGCTATACATTTTAAAACAAACAACATGTCACTTAAAGAAAAACCAAAAGACTTCAAGTTTGAAGAAAACAGATTTTTATTAAACGTTGAAGCAAAAGGTAAAGAAGATGGTCAAACCATCAGTTCAACATTATCTACAGATATTCATTGTGAAGGTGACTTCGCAAAATCTGTAATACATAATCTCTTTGATAAAGACCCTGTTATGGAAGAATTATTCAAAGATGTAATTATGGAACGTAGTTTAGTTAATTTATTTAGTGGCAATGATGAAGATGACACCAGTGAAAAAGGTCTTGCTTCTTTAGTTAGAAAATTAAAGAGGACTGTAGTATCAGCAGATGGTGATTCAGAAAATTAATATACAAGCTAGGAGAAATCCTAGCTATATGGGGGTGCTTTGGATTTGATCCATATGAGATGGATAGTATCACATGCAGGGCTGGTAGAGCCTAAACATTCTATCGAACAATAACTGTAGAATTATCTACAATGGACTTCGAAGGTCTTATGGCTTTCGTTGGTGGTGAGTTAGAGATAGCTGCATAATCTGTGGGTGGCAACAACCCACATCCTTTAAAGAAAGTTGCACGAGTTTTCTCTGTTATGTCAAAACAGAGTGGTGGTAGATAGTAGAGACCCTACGATCCCAATCTACTGATCAGATTTTAGATGAGCTTTGTAACTGGCTTATCATCTAAAGACAGATCTAAGCATGTAAGAATGGTATTATTTATACTTATGGAGACGAGGGTTCGACTCCCTCCACCTCCACGTCCACAAATAAATTTGGTCATCTCCACAAAATACCATATATTTGTATAAAATATAAACATATGAGAAAAAGGAAGATGACCAATGTTATTTGTTATAACTGTGGTATAGAGTTTGATAAACCAGACTCTGAAGCAAAAAGAAACATAGAATTAGGTAGAAGAAACTTCTGTTCTAGATCTTGTGTTGGTAAAACAATGATAGGTAATGTATCAGGAGATAAAAGATATACAATTCCTCCTATTAGAACTAAAGACCAATACTCTGCATTTAGAGAGTTTATTAGAAGAGTTAAGAACAGACACCATGATTATAATATAGATATTGAGTATCTATATGAGTTATGGAATGCTCAAGAAGGCAAATGTGTATATACAGGCATACCTATGGTTCTTCCAAATGGAAAACCAGGTAATATGTTAACTGCATCTCTTGATAGAATTGATTCATCATTAGGTTATGTAAAAGGAAATGTACAGTTTATTCTTACACCTATTAACTATATGAAGAATACTATGACTCATGAACAAACAATTGAACTTATTAATTTAATTAAAACTTAGTTATGAAATTAACAACAAAACAGAAAACATTTCTATCTGCTCTATCTATAGCAATAGGAGCAGCATTAGTATTTATTGCATTTGAATATGTCCCAAAAACAATGGGAAAGGTATTCTTAATCGTATGGGCTTTTATTATAGTTAAATGGGTTAATGATTTAATCAAACATAATCAAAACAATTAGTCATGACACTAACATATGAATGGCAGAAATATGATGGTGATTACCAAAAGAAAATACAAGACATTAAGTTAAAGAATGGAGATATAGTTCCATTCTGTTACCCTAATGCAGGCAAATGGAATTGCATGGATGAAAAGAGTTCATATTATGGTAAAGATATACATCACTTATCAGCAGAATTAGTTAGACTAAATAAAGATTGGGATAAATAACCAAAACAAATAACCAATGAAAACAGCATTAGAGTTCTATGTTTCTTCTATTGAAGAATGTGAACAAAAATTTGAATTAGGGTTAATATCTTTTGAAGTTTTAAAAACAACAAAAAAATATTGGCTTGAGAAAGCTAAGGAAAAAGAAAAAGAGCAGATGTGTCAATTTGTATGGGATTATCATAATGAATTTTTAAATAATGGGGGAGTTATGTCAATAGAAGAATACTACCACCAAACCTATAACCAACCATAGACATTTTGTCTACAATTAAAACAAATAACCTATGGATGTACTCATCTATGACATAGAGACTATGCAAGAACTATTTCTTGTAGGACTATATATACCAGACCAAGATAAGTATTTTGAATTCGAGGTGAGTAAGAACAAGAATCAATTAGATACATTCTTCTCATTTGCTGAAGAGCACAAAGACTATTACTGGGTGGGATATAACAACTTACGCTTTGACTCTCAGGTTGTTGAGTGGGTCATGCGTAACTATGAACAGTGGCACGAGCTCACTGCTTTAGATATAACAGCTAAGATTGCTCAGAAAGCTGCAGATGTTATTGATGATGCTAACTATGATGTCTTTCCTGAATACAGAGAAGAGAATCTATCTCTCAAGCAAATAGATTTGTTCAAGGTGAATCACTATGATAATAAGAATCGTAGAGTGAGCTTGAAGAGACTAGAGTTTGAGATGGATCTTGAGAACATTGAAGAGATGCCTATTCATCACACCAAAACATTTATGACTGATGAAGAAATTCAGCTTACTAAAGATTATTGTCGTAATGATGTTATGGCTACTTTCAATTTCTATAACATTACTACTGGAAATACTGATCATCCTTTATATAAAGGAAATAATCAGTTAGAACTAAGACAGGATATATACGATGAGTTTGGTATTCCTTGTCTAAACTATTCTGATAGTAAGATTGGTGATGAGATGATCAAGAAGTATTACTGTGAAGAGAAGAAGATTGATTACAAAGAGCTACCAAGAAAAGGATTCTTTAGAAAGGTGGTGCATGTAAAAGATTGTATTGCTCCTTACATAGACTTCAGAACATTCAAGCTAAAAGAGTTCTTCATAAAGGTGAGAAGAGAGACATTAACACAAAAGGACGATTTCAAAGAATCAATTGAATTTTATGGCAACATCTACACATTTGCAAAAGGTGGGCTTCATACAGAAAATAAACCAAAGATATTTGAAGCTGATGATGATAATATTATTGTTGATTGGGACGTATCTAGCTACTATCCTGCTATTATTATTAATAATGGTAGATATCCTAAGCACTTGGGTCCTGAGTTTCTGCGTGGCTATAAAACTATGTTCGACAAGAGATTGGAACTCAAGCCCTTGGCTAAGAAAGATAGAAAGATTAAAGGAATTGTTGGGGCACTCAAGCTCGCAGTTAACTCTGTATATGGTAAATCTAGTGACATGCAGTCTTGGATCTATGACAGACAGCTCACAATGTTCACAACCCTCACAGGAGAATTAAGCTTACTTATGCTCATTGAAGCATATGAATTGGAAGGTATACGAGTAATATCAGCTAATACAGATGGTGTTACAATCATGCTAGATAAGTCACTAGTTGACAAAATGCATGAGATTAACAAATGGTGGATGGAATTAACCAGCTATGAGTTAGAACGTACTGACTATTCTAAGATTATATTCTCTACAGTAAATGACTATTTAGCAATTAAAACAGATGGTGAAATTAAAAAGAAAGGTGACTTCCTTACTGATTTCGAGCTTCATAAGAATAAGTCAGCTCGTATTGTCCCTATTGCTCTCGAGCATTACTTTGTTAACAATACTCCTGTGCATACCACTATTACCAATCATACGAATCTATACGATTTTTGTCTCAGACAAAAAGCAAGCAAAGACTTCCACTATGAAGGAATAGCTGATGGTAAGACCACAGTGTATAACAAACTTATTAGGTATTATGTAAGCAACACAGGTGAAAAACTATTAAAGGTCAAGAATCCTGATTGCGACACCAATGCTGCAGATGTATCACAAGTTGAAGCAGGTGAATGGGTAATGACAGTTTGTAACTATCTACCCAAAGACTCTTCTACAGCTAATGTAAACCACGCTTACTATATAGAGAAAGCAGAGAACATTATACACAAGATACAACTAGAAGGCAAGAAAAGAAAGATAGTAGTTAACCCTAATCAAACAAGTTTATTCTAATGGGAAAGTCACAATTTAAAATAGCTGCAGATCTTGTAGTAGAAGACTGCCAAGCTAATGGACATGTTTATCCAACTGCATCAGATTACTATTGGGCTTACAAGAAGTTCTTTGAAGCTTGTAGTGCTACATTTGATATAAACAAATTCAATGACTATATAATTAAAAGAATCTAACATGGCAAATGTAAGAAAAGCTCCTAAGGTAGCAAAAGATGATAAAAAATATATAGTGTTATGTAAAAATGAAACATGGGTTGTAGGTACAAAGCAGGATATTATTAATGACTTTAATGAAGATCCTGAATTGTACATAGATAACTATGATGACATTAATGTATATGAATTAAGTAAACCTATTCCATTTAGTGTTACAACACCTAAAATAGTATTATAATGGAAAAAGTAACAAGAGAAAACTTAGCAGAACATTTATTAAAATACCAACTAGAGATGGTTGGTAAGAACTTCGATGATGCTATGAGCACAGAGAACTGGTATACGTTATGGACCATGACAACAGAAGAACATGAAGCATTCAAACGTTATGCTATTCCATTGATTAAAAAGACATTGAAATGTAACAAAGGTAAAGCAGAGAGCACATTTGCATTCTTTGACTTACAGTTTGGCTTAAGAGTATCAGACAAGAAGTTTGGTAAGCTTACATTATGGCAAAAATTTATTAACCTATTTAAATTTAAATAACATGGGAGCGTGTCAATTTAAAACAAGAAGTTATGGTAAAACAGCAGATGAAGCATATAGAAACGCTTGTAATGATGCAGAAGAAGAATATGGTCATCAAGATGGCTACAATGGTACAATTAGTACTACACATGGATTTAGAGATGAAACAGAAGCATATAAGAAAAGTAAGTTCACTGATGTATCTGCTTACATATATAATAGATTTGAAAGTATGGGCAAACGTGATTGTTCAGCTATATGCGTTGTACAACCTGTTGCTAATAAGAACAAGACTAAGTCTCAAGTGGAGCACATCGTAACACCTGGTACAAAGAAGTGGGTACTTACTTATGAAGTTGAGACATATTTTGATGGTAAAGTTATAGCAGCAGCAGGAACTAAAACTGAAGCTGTTAACAAAGCCAGAGCTTATACAGAGAAACATCAAGTACAAACTAGAATAGTAATGAGAAAACTATTACTTGGTTGTAGTTCAACTGTAGCTAAAATAACATACAAGAAAGCTCCTAATGAAAGAGATGGTGAGTGGATATTCTTTGGTTATGCAGCAGAATAGATACGTAAATATACGTAAATATACGATAAAATATCTGAATATGATTAGTCTATTAGAATGGATAACAGAAAATGGTTATGTACAATATAAAGATGAAAAGTGGTACAAACCTTCAGAACATCCTAGAGTGTTCTTAAAACATGAAGAATTAATAGCATTATATGAAACTAGGTAAACGTTGCACACAGTGTGGACGTTGGTATCCACTATTTATGTTTAAGAAAGACATTAGAAAGTTTCAGCTCAAGATAGCTCTAGGCAGGGTGAGAAGATGTAGAATATGCATCTTCAAAGAACCTGAGCCTGTAGTTAGGTGGGTTGATAACGATTTCAAAATGGTCCATAGAACATTGAAAGACAAAATTAAAGAACTATTTAAATAACAATTTATGCAAAAAGAGTTCATCCCTTATGAATTACAAAAAGAATTATACGAATTAGGATATAATGACAAAACAATTGGAGTAATTGTATATAAAAAGACAGGAGTAAATGAGTTTTCATTTGTATCAAAAGACCACCCTACAGAATGGATGTCAGGGATACTCTACCAACAAGCATTTAGATGGTTTAGAGAGAAGTATAAATTCTTTATTTCAATACATCCTATTGTAGTATCAACAGGAGGTAAAGATAGTTTTAGGTGGAGATGGGCTGCTATGACAATTACAACAGTTTTAGATGAAATTGTAGATATTGAAGATGAAAGTGATTTAGGCTTT